ATGATACAAAAAAAATCCCCACATTTCTGTGGGGATCAGGGCGAAACACGTACGTGTGTCAGTCCAAGGATACTCACCTTGGAGGGGCTCAATTATTTTTTTAACTTTTTAAGTTTATCTATTCTTTTAATAACTTCTTTAGCAATCTCAACTCCTTCGTTTACAGTAGGTTTTTTGGTGATGTCATATTGTTTAACGTTAGCAAGTTTCAATGTCTCAATTGGTTTATATTTAGTCATTATAGTATCTCTTAATTCATCTAACGCTTCAATCAATGAGGTTTTAATTGGTAAACTATCCATAACCGTCATTTTATCATCAAATTGAGTTCCTGGTTCTAATTCTGCTGTCTTTCTGATTGTAAGTTCTTTGTCCAATGTTAAACCATTAACCCATCTATCTTCTTTAAGTTTTCTACCGAATTTAGTTTGGAACTTAACGGTCCATCGATATTGATTATCAAGCATCGTTCCTTTAATTGATAAGTCCATTCTAACTGTTACATCCAAGTTCTCCTCATCAAAACCATATGCGTCCAACATATATGATGCGGTTTTACCCACGTATCTCTTACTGTTCTTCTTCGTCTCCTCCCAATTCATATAGTTTTGGTTGAACTGACGAGCCAAGTGATATGATTTAAATTCATCTTCTAATTTCTTACCACTAATTCTTGCCGTTACAAACTTTAAGAACTGAGTTGATGATAAATAAGAATTGAATGTGTGTGTTTGATAATTGATTTGATCATTATCAACTCTACCATATCTATTTAAGTGTTTTCTATCTCTTGATTTAACCTCAGGAATACTCAATCTTTCTAAACGAGCCGATACTTCAGGATTACCTAAGTATTCTTCAACCAAACGATTTAATTCAATCTTAATCTTTGTTGTTGCTGGTTTATTAACTCCAGAATGTTGATAAGATGTTCCAACCTGAGCATTTCTTGGTGGGTATTTAAGTTTCTTTCCTGAAACCAATTCAGGTTCTTTACCAAATTTGTCAGTTAAAGAATCTAACCATTCTTGATTAGCTTCCTTAAATGCCTCTAACTCGACCCCATCTAAAGGAACCCAAATACGTTCTTCACCTGCCACAAGTTCTTTTTTCTTCTTACCTGTGTTAGGATCTTCAGTAGTGTTTATTTTATTAAGTTGAAACCCGTCAGGTATTTCAGATGTATTTCCGTCTTTAAAAATTGGTCTGAACGCAACAACTTTATCAGATGTGTCTTGAGTCCCTTTTGGATTATAGGCCATTTCATCTACATCAGATTGTTCTTGTAATTGAACTAATAAATCTTTCTTTGATATTTCTTTCATTTGAGTATACTTCTATGTGTATATAAATACTCCAATTATTTAATTTAGTTCACGTTCCAAGACGGGTCATTCTTCATTTCTTCCTTTAAATGGCATTCGATATGGTCCACACCCATTAAGTAATCATAATCAACGTTAGATGTGTCTTTACCACATAAACCACATACCCATGGGTTAGGTACCTTTTCAGGTTTACCATAGGTATCCCAATATTGTTGTCTAACTTTTGCGCCCAATTGCATATCATTAGGTGTTCCTAAAATATCTTCAGCTGAAATTGTAAGTAAGGTTGTACGATTTCTCATTGTACTGGTTACATAATCCTCTTCTATGTTTGAGGTTTTATTATAACATTCTTTACAACATTGACCAGCACCTTCTACATAACCATATCTATGGTCTATGTGTGTGTTAATGTCTACATTAGTTTCTTTTCCACAAAGGATACAAATTTCGTTTGGCATAAATTAAGTTTTAGAATACTAATTTACATAATATATTTGATAAATCAAAAGAAAATTAAGAAATGTTACGATACTGTTTTGGCTATTTTGTTAGCTTGTAAAGCTATCGAATTTACTGATTTCTCGTAATCAGGTCCGGCATACCTTAAACCGGAATGGTTTACAAAGTTACTAACTAAATCATTGGCCGTTTTACCCTTACCTAAGTAACTTTTTGCAATTAAATTATAATACGTGTTAATCCCCGATTGGACATCGTTATGAAAAACATTACCACCATTGTCAGTATTTCCCACATTAAATGGATTACGTGTCTTAATTGGTCTACTATTTGGGTTATTGTTACCAATACCACCTTCTGTTGCTAATTGTGCTAACGCCAATTCCGCAGGTACAAATTTTTGATACCTATCAAATGCTTGTTTTGCTGCTGTGGCCATCATTGTACCTGTGATGTTTAGTAAGTTAGGTTTTCTCGTATCTATAAATCTTTGACAAATTTTACCATATTTTTCAACACCTTCTGATTTAGTTAAATCCAAATCAGTAAATTGATTACCTCCACCTGTTACTACTTTATCAATATATTGTTTTAATTGTTCGGATGTAATGTTTTTTTCTTTCAATAACTCCAATAATTTTGTTAACATTTCAGGACTAGCATTAACATTTCTAACTGTCGAACCACCCGATGTTGCTTTGATACCATTATTATCAATATAATCAATTGGGTCAACTAGTTGACCATCTTTATAAAGTTCAAAATGTAAATGAGCACCATTTGAACGTCCTCTACCTTCTTCTGCAGTTTGGTCACCTCCACTCCTTGCAACAAGTTGACCTTGGGTTATGCTATCTCCGTTTTGAACTAACAATTCTTTTAAATGACAAAATCTACTCTTAAAACCATTTCCGTGGTCAATAAATAACGTTCCTCCACATGCATCATTCCTTATGGCTGCATCAATAACCTTACCACTTGCGGGTGATTTAACATCACTGTTTGATGTGGCGGCTAAATCAACACCTGGATGGTTACGAGCACCTCTTTGACCAAAACTAGAATTGATTGAGGTTGAACTTAATGGTGAGTCTAATAAAGCCTCCATTAAACTTTTTATCGTAATTTTTGATTCATTAGTTGATTGAATTTGATTATCGTCAATGAATTTTGACACCGCACTTGAAGTTTCGGGTCCAAATAACCCGTCCACACCATGTTTTGGTAAATCGTAACTAAGTAACATTAAACCTATTTGCATCGATTCAACTTCCTTTTGATAAGTCATTGAACCTAAACTTTGTTGTTTTAATCCTCCATTTTCTATCGATTTTTGGATGGTATTATAAAAATCTTGAACGTCATTAGAAACTAAATCCGCTTTGGTAGGGTCGTCTATTTTAGATACTGGATTGGGTGAAGAGTCACCTTGTAAAAGTTTATCTAATAACTCATCTTCAAATAAAACCTTTTTACCATACGTTATGGTATGTATTCTATCAATTTCTTCCTGTAAGGTTCTTTTCTTCATACGAATATAAATATCCTAAATAGTCGTTTTATCCTATGTTTTTCTTATCGTCCTCGTCAAATTTACCAAATAGGTCGTCTCCCTTGTAATCAGGATGATTCTCTTTCATATAATCAATACCTCTAACCCAAAAGAAAGAGACTATTGCCGCTAAAACAAAACTACATCCAATACCAATTACGTATCCCATAACTTATTTAATTAATTTTTTAAAATTACTTTTAAATTCCTTTTCGTACACTTTTAGTTCCTTTGTGTTCAATCCATTATATAATCCTGTTGACATGAACGCTTGAATCTCATCGTCGATAATTTTCTTATCATTAACATAACCCATCTTAATGAGTTTCTTCTTCAACTTATCGTAATGAGTTGGTTTAATATTACCAATCAGTTCATTTACCTTTTTCTTATAATCTTTGTTGGTAAAATATAGTCCATGAGCAATTTCGTGATTCATAGTTCCTTTATCTTTAGAACTTGCACCAATCAAATACCAATCACATCTTGTTCCATTATTTTTATTTTGTGAATCAATTGCACAATAATAATAAATGTCATTCATTATTACATCATACTCGGTTTCTTTATAAAACGCATCAACTCCTCCGTCCAATATATTTGATGGGATATTATAACCAGCCCAATCATCGGGATATGTAAATGTTCTTTTCTTCCACATATCTTTATAATGTCTCATATATTCCATCCAAGTAAAACGTTTACCTCTAAACTTTTTATATGGTGATTCATAATATTCTTGATAACGACAGAATAACATTGCACGATCATAATCATCATCAATTTGGGCACAATATATTTGTGGAACAATCTCTTTAACCACACCTTTAACTAAAGGATGTTTAATTTTTTTCATACCTTTTATTTTTAACAAACCAAATTATATGTGTTATTAATATAGCTAAATTAACAAACATCGTTGGGTTATTTGATATAAAATAACCATAACATATCCACATAACACAAGCAACACTATTCATCAATCTTAATTTCCACATTGTTTTAAATGTCATAGACACTAACACAACTACTGACGACATCCAACCCAATAGTTCAATCATCTTTAATTTTATTAATTTGTCTAAGCATATTTACTAACGAAAAAACGGATAATGTTGCAAATGCAACGTAACCGATTATAATTAACATTTCCATATTATTTAATTTTTAATTTATAAACAACTTTTTAATATCTCATAACATAGGTCTTCTGGTATCTTACTTCTTTCATAAGCATTAGCTCTACCTTGTGTGCCAGTTCTTGATCCTCTTGGTGCCGCAACGTGACAAGGGTCACCATTCTTACACATCTTACGAGGAACCCACACATCACTGTTAGTCCATATGTCTGTTGGTTTCATACGTTCATCACCATATTGACAATAGGTAACCGTTTGGCGTTTCAAATTTTGAACCAAATCCATTTTACGAAGTAATCCTCGTGGATTTTCCATAAACCAATGTTGGGGTTTATAGTGGTCAATAATCTCTAACGTTTTCTTTACGAGTTCTATACCTAATCGAGCGGTATCTGTATTAGGGATATAAGCCCCTTTACCACCTGTCCAATGGTGACCAATTGCGGCAACGCTAAACCCAGTACAGGGTGGTGATGCCCATATTACATCTGGTTTAAATGGAACTTTCTTATAATCAAAATCTAATATACTAACCGCGTAGTTAATACCTTCAAAGTCAATAAGGTCGGAAGAAAAAACTTCCATACCAAGTTTTTCGGCAATTTTACCTACTGAACGACTTCCCGCAAATAATTCTAATACCTTCATAGGTATAATATAATAAAAATAAATGAAAAATAAAAATTAGAGAGCAAAACTTTCTCCACATCCGCAAGTGCGGCTCGCCGACGGATTAATCCAATTAAAACCCCTTCCGTTTAATCCATCAGAATAATCTAATTCAGTGCCATATAGATATAAAAGTGATTTTTTATCTATAATCACCCTCAATACGTTTAAATCAACGACTTCATCCATATCTGTTACATTATCGTCAAAATCCATAGCGTAAGATAAACCACTACATCCACCTCCTTTAACTCCAACACGAAGAAAATGGGTGTCAGGTGTTATTCCTTTTTCCGTCATCAACTCAACAACGTGTTCAAGTGCTTTGTCCGAAACTGTAACCATTTTAATTGTATTTTAAACCAAAGAACTCGTAATTTTTATGAACGTATTCTTCTTCGCCAGCCTTAATTGCTAAATCTTCATCTTCATAGATAGCGCTAACAGGACACTCAGGAACACATGCACCACAATTGATACAAGTGTCAGGGTTTATATAAAGTTGTCCACCAGGGAACGCATCTTTACCTTGTTCACCCACTTCTGAACCTGAACCTTCAACATTTATTGGTCCGTGAATACAATCAACCGGACATGCATTTGCACATGCGGTATCCATACAATCAACACAACTACTTCCAATAATAAAACTCATAATTTATTTTTTTTTATACATGTGAAGCGTCAAAGATTATTTCCTCTAATCCTTGTTTCTTCCTATAATCGTTTATTGCAGATTTAATAGCGTCCTCAGCTAAAACTGAACAGTGAATCTTAACCGGTGGTAGATTTAATTCTTCCACTAAATCCATATTATCAATTGTCAATGCCACATCGACGCTCTTTCCTTTTAACCATTCAGTTGCTACAGATGAAGATGCAATTGCTGAACCACATCCAAATGTTTTGAATTTTGCATCAACAATAATATTATCAATTACTTCTATTTGTAATCTCATCACATCACCACACTCGGGAGCCCCAACCAATCCGGTACCTACGTTTGATTTGGACTTATCTAATGTCCCCACATTTTGTGGATTGGAATAATGATCTAAAACTTTTTCTGAATACGCCATATTAGTTGTTTATATGATAAATATCATCTTTTCTTTTTAAATAAATCTGATAATTTATTACCTGGTTTAGTTATTCTACCGTTGTCATCCATAAATGGTGCTCTCCACATTTCAAATGCCATCCAAAGTATTGTTCCGACAATACCAATTATAAAATAAATCATATTTCAATAGTTTTAGATTTCCATATTTGCCACCATCGTCTTTTAGGTGCTGGTAAACATTGGGAGAATGGGTTATCACCAAATGAAACTCTATCCAAGTATTTTACAGATATCATATTCATGAACACCTCTTGGTATTCTTCAGGAATCGTATCAAAATCGGCTTCAATTTTAACTGTCATAGGTATGGTACCATCTTCGGGTGTTGTTAAATAAAGTACTTGATAAGTTGTTACCATTCTAGACGACTTCATTTCCATATTATTACCACTACCTAAGTTAATTTCTGTGTCTTTATTCTGTTTCATGTGATTTATATTTCATTGCATTATTATAAACATTAAGAAAATTTTCTTTTAGGTATTCCCACGTCAACTTGTCTCTACCTAATTCAACATTTAAAATAAAATGTTCATCTCTTAAACTATCGTATTTAATTTTAATTGAATCATTTTGTAATTTAAAGTATGATACGCTATCAATTAATATTTGTCTTTCCGAAGTTACACTTCTATTAATAACTGACGCCGATGCTAATGTGATTAACGCAAATAAAACTAATGATAATCTTAACCACCAATTTTCTGATTTATTTATTATTCCCATATTTTATTGTTCTTGTAACTCAATCATTTTATTAGTAATCTCTTCTTCAGTAACTTCCATAATATTAGTTGATGTAACAACTTCATTATTAAAAATTTCCGCCATATCATATAAATTACTTTCATTTAAAAATATATGTCCTTGAACAACACTAATTCCATGTCCATTTTTAAATTCCATTCTTGCTATTTTTCCAGTACCTGAAGGATGTTCTTCAAATACTAAATCTTTAAATGTTTTCATATTATCGTAATATAATTTGTTTGCAAATGCTATTGTTTGGTAATGATTCATGATAGAACAATTGTATAAAATTTTGATTTACCTGTCCACCCATAATCATCGTATTCCACATATTCAACTTTAAAATCATCTTTTGTTAATTCTCTAATATCATCTTCGGTTACACCATCGCAATTTTCAACAAGAATTATGATACCATCTTTTGATAAATGTTTTTTAACATCTTTAAAAAATTCTCTATGGAAGTTCATATCTTTGTCTAACGATAATAATTTCTCATTGTCAAATCTATAACCTTCAGGTCTTAATGTTTTAAAATGAGGTGGATTACTAATGATAACATCGATATTTGGTTCACCGACTAATTCATTAAATCCATTTGATTCAATAAATTTAACATTATCTAAATTATTTAAACTTATTGTTTCATTTATATGTTTAAGATTTTCTCGATTGATGTCGACCAAATATAACTCATCACAATAACCCTGTCCAAGTAAATGAAATCCCATAAAACCAGGTCCTGAACACATTTCCATAACTCTACCTTTCTTAATGAATTTTTTTACTTTTTCACTATCTAAGGCGTTTATACCAAATGTAGTGCCACCACCATCTAAATGTGGTTCGTAAGAAATCTTAATATTGTTTGTTTCAAATACCATAATTAAAATATTTCTTCGGCGATTCCAAGTGCTTCGGCTATGATTAATAAACCACCAGCATCCGTTAAAGACCCGTCAACTAAAGCAACACCCGCACAAATTCTAAAAAAAGATTTAACTAAACTAATCCAAAAATGTGTCGATGTCTTTGATTCTTTTTCTTGCATAATGTAATATAATTAAATTTTCTTGAATTTCAAAATCTTTTTGGATTCAATATAATTGTCAATAAAATTAATTCTCTGTCCAATCCAATACATAACGTTTACAGTCATTGAATTACCGAGAGCACCCTTTACAGCGGAATAACCAGGTTTCTTACCATCAACTTCAAAATCTAAATAACCATCAGGGAACCCCTGTAATCTTTCTAATTCTCTTTCAGTGAAACATCTTATACCATTATCATCAACCCAAAAATTAGATGTTGACACACGACCCATTCCATCTGTTTGGGTTTGTCCGTATGATTTTGTTATCGTACCAGCGAGTTTAATTTCTCCGAGAATATTTTTGGTGTACTCATCCCTCTTGCTTTTATTCTTTTCTTTAACGCTTTCAAAACATCCTTGCTCAAATAATACTGAGAATGGGATTTTCCAGTTTTTTCCACGATATCCGACAATATAGATTCTTTTGCGTCGTTGGGGAACTCCGAAGTATTGGCTGTCGAGAACCCTATAAGCGATTGAGTACTCTTCTCCTTGGACAATACCTTGTTTGTCGAGACCTTCTGGTTTGAAGTCAACACCAGTGAAAGAGGAGATGATTTCACATAAGGATTTTTTGTGTTTGTTTTTAAAAACCCCTTCGACATTTTCCCAAATGAACCATCTTGGTCGTTTTTCTTTAAGAATTCTTGCATATTCAAGGGAGATTCTACCACGGATGTCATCCATTCCTTTGTTGAGTCCTGCATCGGAAAAAGATTGACAAGGCGTTCCGCCGACCAATAAGTCAAATTTAATTTTTTTGTACTTTTCATGTTGAGTTAGTTTAGTAATGTCAGTAAATAATGTTGTGTTTGGATAATGATGGGATAATACTTTTTGTGGAAATGATGCGAAGTCACATAGACCAACACATTCCCAACCAAGTGGTTCCCACGCAACTGTAGCGGATTCAATACCACTACAAACTGATAGATATTTCATTTGATTTAGTTTAGTTCACATCAAAGATAGGTATTAATTAGAATATACCAAAAAAAATTTTATTAAAAAAATACATTGATTATCAATAAGTTATGAAATCATATTTGTCTTTCTTCCACTCTATCGTTGGGTACTTCTTAAACCTTGATGTTAAAATATTGGTAGCCTCTTCAAATATCTCAATAACCGGTGTGTTGGCCTTACCATAGGACTGTATTAAATTACCCTTTCTGTATTGTAAATTAATTCTTTTCCTTTTATGTTGCAATGATGCGAATATGTAAACGACTCCGTGTGCAAATTGTTTAGACATACAATTTTTCATATTAAATCCTTCAATTCTAAAATCATCTTCTGTTAATAATAATTTGGGTTTAAATACTAATTCATCAATCACAATATCTTCTTCCATTTCTTTCACAAAATCTTCAGGTATAAGATATCTTACTTTATATCCACGTGCGAAATGTAATTTTAATCCTGACCATGTCTCCATAATATTATCAAATTCAACATCGTTTTTTGCCTTAAATTTAAGATTAACTCCTCTTTGTTCTAACAAATCTCTAATTGAAAATAACTTATTTAATGTATAAATTAACGAATCTGTTTTAATTGTGTCTATTTCCCAATCATTAATTACTTTAACTAAAAAATCTTTTTCAGATTCATTCTTTAAATAATGTATTTTTTTGTTGGGTGGGGTATCATAACAATGTATTTCCCAAATAAATTTCTTTAAGTATTCAACGTGATTGTCACCGAATAACTTACAGAAATAATTTAATGTACTGATTTGAATTTGTCTAACGTTCTGACTCAATTCTTTTATTAGATATTTTGATTTAATACCATAATAATCTAAAACTGCCGGTAGAAATTTATTATCGTTTTTGTCCAACCATTTCTTTTTTGGGTAATCATTTTGGATATCATAATATACCGCGTTGTGTCCTTTAATACCTTTTATGTCTAAATGATAATCAACTAACATATCATAGATAGTATTGTAAAAAGGTTTTAATTTATAGTTCTTATCTTTAAGAAATTGTGATTTAAATTTTGGTTGTATTTGTTGGATAAAAATGTCACATATTTTATCAACTGATCTCTCATATTTGACCCCCCAATAACCTCTACGTTTTTCTCCTCGAGCAATTCCATTTTCAATTAAATCAAACAACAGTTTAAAATCATTCTTTTTGTTTTGATCTGTACTTCTAAATATTTTTTCATCGATATTAACATTATTTTTAATCTCATACTTTACCGAAACATCACCAGTGATTAAATTAACAATTAAATTGTGTTCGAACGTTACATGTCTTGGTGTACCATATCTATCGTAGTCAAAATCAAAAATACCTTCATATGTAAGTTCATCATTGTGTTTGTGTAATCTAATTAAACATTCACTAATTGATTCATCTCTCTTTCTATTCTTATCCTTCTTTTGTTGGGAGTACGAAAATAATAAATCCATATAGAAATATATATGGATTAAATGAAAATGTGTAGTTAAAATGGTAGTGGTTCGGCGTCATCTAAATTTAAAATATCTATTAATCTTCTCGGTTCTCTCATTTCGGGAGCAATTTCAACTCCATTTATCATAACAGGTACTCTATCCTTCTTTAACCAGTTGAGTGTTCCAAATCTCGCGTGCATTCTAATCAAATCACTTACATCATCTATCACATTTTGATAATGTTTTGGTGGTTGTGAGTTTGAGAAATATTTTGATTGCACCATTCTTCCATCTGATATTTTAAACTCACACGTAACTCTATCTTGTTTATCTTCAGTCCTCAACGATACAATAATTGATGTGTCTGTCTCCGCGTATGATGCAACACAGTGATGCATAAACCTACCTTCTTCAACGTATTCCTCTTCTCTTGTTAGAACATATGGGTGTATCATTATCTCACCGTCACTTATTGTAGTGATAAGTTCTTTATTACCATTACTACTGTGTTTCCACAACTCACTTTTTTTCTCACAACTAATTGGTTGTTGAATTTGTCTCACCGTTTCTTCAGGATAGAAATATTGAATGACCCAACCTTTTTTAATTGCAGATATCATTCTAGATAATTCATTGTGTTCACTATGAAACTTAACTCTAGTATTTGCTCTCATTCTAATATTAGGATCATACTCTCTTATTTTACTCAACATCCTAAAATGATCCATCACTAACCCCATAAAATTTTCATCTACCGATATTCCTTTTTCTGTTTCACTTGTTAACACCGATAATAAATTTTCTTTTTCAATATCAGATATGTCATATCCGTGATTTTTAATTCTGTCACGTATATTTTCCATCATTTTTAATGATGATGCACCAATTAAATGTCCCTTATCGTTATCGGATGTTGTTCCAAATAAATCTTTATTTATGGAACCGATATATTTTTGGTAGTTATTACCAAACAAATAACATAACATATATAAAGAACCTAAATCAATGTTAGGTTTCTCATGTAATAGTTTTATTGTCACTTTAGATTTTATTTGATAAACATCTAATACTGACGCAATTAATTTTCTATCGTTTTTCTTTAAGTATTTTTCTGTTGGGTAATAATGAACCAATAGTTTTTTGTAGTCGTTTGGTATCTTTATTTTCTTGGTATTAATAAACCATCTCATTACCTCTTCATAAAAAAAAGTTTTAAAAAATGAACCATCTGTTGTAAAATTAATGTTAAACACTTTACTAAGTACGTCGTTAAATTCTTTATCTTTAAAATTATTTTTTAATTCTTTGTACAATGGATTATTTTTACCCATATGATTTCTTAAAAACTTCAATGGTCCATCGCTACTATCTAAAAAATTGTCAAGTTGTTGAAACCCGTTCTTTCTAAATCGAGGTGTGGTTTTGGTTTTTCCATGTTTACCACTATCAACAAATAAAAAATCCCCTTTAACCATATCAAAAGTAACTGATGTGGTGTATTTGTTTGTTTTAAAATACTTACAGTTAAATCCTCTGAATTTTGTGAATTTGTTTGTTTTAATTGTAATCTTATCTCCTTTTTTTATTATTGACCTTTCTAATATGTGAACTGATATTTCACTAAGGGGTTCATTATAGTATTTCTTGATGTGTCTATCCTTTGTAGTATAAAACTCCCCCGGTGTTCCATTTAGTTTATGAGTGGAAGCGTACATAATAATCGGAACATTTTTATATTCATCGTCCCAATAAAAAAATCTTGTTTTTTTCTTTTTGATTTCATCTGTTAGTGGTGATATTGGAACCCCACTACCCCCATCATAATATTCAGTGGTCGTACTACCACCATACTTGTCTTCATATGACACTTGTTTATGTATACCACTATGTGATGTGTCTACTCTTGGGAACTTAGAATAGTTCTTAAATGGGGTAATTCTCGCGTAAGTATATGTTTGGTAAAGTAATATTTCCTCCATAAAGTAAGTTTAGGTATCAAATATACAAAACTATTTTCAGATATACTTATTAATAAATAAATTTTATGGCTAAAGGAAAAAGTGCTAGTAACAATAAGGTCTCTTTTGGTAAGAGAAAAAAAGGTTCGGCAACAAAAACTCGCAACAAACACGATAGAACTGAAAACAACTATCGTGGACAAGGTCGATAGTTCTCTCCCTTGTTAACCCTGGTAATTTATTGATTATCAGGGTTTTTTTGTATTTGGAACCCCACCATATATGTCAACCACCTAATAGTTAACCCCCAAGATGGTGATGTTTTACCATCCTCATAATATTCATCCTTATCGTAATAGAAAATAATTGCAGGTAAAATATACCAATGATGTTTCTTTTTATAAACAAAGAAATCTTTATAATAATTCTTAAACATATTACTTCTTTTTAGGTTTCTTAATATAATCAATGACCATATTGATTGGTCCTAAACTAATCATACCCCAACCAAACATCTTTTCCAATTCAGGGTTACCCGTATTCAACCCGTATTTTTCAATAAGGATACCAGTTATCATCATCATTATATAGATTATTTCTCTAATTTTTATTTGCATAACTTTGTTTTTTATAATATAACCTTTTAATTTGAAATTTCCAAATAATTATAGATATGTCAGTTCACATCAATAACAAAACATTTCCCGCCGAATACCTTTCATCACCAGATGATATTCAAAAAGGTATGATGGGTAGAACAGAACTAAACGGTTGTATGGTATTCAAGATGGGTAAAGGTCACCACTCATTTTGGATGAAGAACTGTTTAATACCATTAGATATTTTATTTGTTCTTAACAACCGTATTAATCGTATACATTCTAACTGTGAGGCTCCTGACCCACATAGGATGACTTTACCTCGTTACACAGGTATTGGTGATCATATTATTGAATTTCCCGCAGGTACCTGTGATGGGTGGAAAGTGGGTGATAAAGTTGCTATGTATTTGGGGACTCCTCAGAATCCTGTATCCCAACTCGGTGTTTAGAAATGTTAGCATATTTTTCCGATAACTCAAATCCTATATAATTTCTTTCTAACCTCTTAGCTGCCAATGCTGTCGTTCCTGAACCAGAAAACGGATCTAATATGATATCTCCTTTATAACTTAAAATCTTTATCGCTTTCATTGGGATGTCCAATGAAAAGGTTGCTTTTGTTAATGACTTAGTATCTGCAAAATACTTCCATTGACCGAATACAAGTTCCATAAATTCGATTTTATCTTGGTCATCGTACATTCTCTTCATTTTCTTTGTACCGTCCTCATTTTCAATCTCTACGTCATTATACGCCCATTCCGGAACACCTTTAACCTTTTTAATATAATCTTTCTTATATGCTAAAATAACCGCCTCTTTAGGATTATAAATGTATGGTGCCGATGGTGACATCCAAGAACCCCATGCTGTTGTTTTATGTCTATGTGGTGACGATTCTTCTAAGTCCACAACACCAAAGAATCCAAATCCAATTTCCTTCATAATTTGCCAATACTCAGACACCATAAAAACACGTCCACCTCTGTCTCTAACATTTACTTCATATGGTATATTAATTGCAATTCTACCATCGTCTTTTAATGTACGATAAACTTCGGTTAACCAAGTTTTTACCCACACAAAGTACTCATCCATCGGTAAATTATCAACGTGAACATCATATTCAATACCAACATTATAGGGTGGTGATGTTACCACTAAATCTATCATATTATTTTCTAATTCTTTAAATAATTCTAAGCAATCTCCGTTGTAAATTTTGTTGGTTTCCATTTGACTTTTTAATTTTCTTTGTTTATAATTAAAATATAAGAAATTAATTTCAATAAACCAAAATATTTATAAAAAACAACAACTATGGGATGTGGATGTAAAGGTAAAAAACAAGAACCACCGGTTCAACCACCGGTAAACATTAGATTAAGTGAAGTTCAAACACCAGAGGTTACTGAACCAGTAACACAAGAAGAGACACCAAACACTAATCAATAATATAGACGATAATTTAAGATATCGTTATTATTGACGATATTTTTTTGATTATGGTATATATCAATAAATATATATTTGAATATGAAAGTAGAAAAAAAATTAACGAGTGTCCATATATTGGAAGACGTTTACAGAAAATTTAAGATAAATGCGATTGATGGTAATATTAACTTACAAAAATTAGTTAATCGTACATTAGACCTTTACGTCAAAGACGAATCATTTAGAAATAAAATAAATAATTACACAGATTTATCTGTGAGTGGATCAAAATATTAATATGGGTAAAAAAAGAATATTATTATTATCGGACGATTTACGAATGACTTCAGGTATTTCAACAATGTCTAAAGAATTCGTAATGGGTACCGTTGATAGGTTTAATTGGATACAATTAGGCGCAGGTATTAATCACCCCGAAACCGGTAAATTTGTTGATTGTAATGATGATGTGAGAAAAAGAACTGGTGTTAAAGATGCCGAATTAAAAATCATACCATATAATGGTTATGGGGATATTAATGTTTTAAGGACAATTCTTAAAGAAGAAAAGATAGACGCCATATTACATTTCACCGACCCTCATTATTGGCAATGGTTGTATGATAATGAACACGAGATTAGACAACAAGTTCCAATTCTTTATTATCATATTTGGGATAATCTTCCTGATCCATCATATAATAAAGATTACTACGAAAGTTGTGATTGGTTAGGATGTATTTCTAAATTAACTTATGGTATTGTTAATCGTGTGGGTAAAATGGACGATGGTATTCGTAAACCATTAGAAGATTGGCAAGTTAGTTATGTTCCACATGGAATTAATCCAAACGTTTTCAAACCATTAGATATTGATTTAACAGAAACCAAGAAACAATTGTTTGGTGATAAAGAATATAGTTTCGTGTTATTTTATAACAGTAGAAACATTAGAAGAAAACAAACATCAGATTTAATTTATTCTTATAGATTATTTTGTGATAAATTGTCAAAAGAAGATTCGGATAAATGTGTCTTGTTATTACATACAACACCAATAGATAATAATGGTACTGATTTATATGCTGTTAAAGATAAATTGTGTCCTGATTACAATGTTGTATTCTCAACTAATAAAATTGAAGCCGAAAAGTTAAATGAATTATATAACATTGCCGATTGTACTGTTAACATTGCAAGTAATGAAGGATTTGGTTTGGGTACTGCGGAAAGTATAATGGCGGGTACACCTATTATTGTTAATATTACTGGTGGATTACAAGACCAATGTGGATTTGATTATACTGCAGATGATTATATTGATATTGAAACATTAAGTAATAAAAAGAAACATAACCATACCCGACACGGTGAATGGGTTTTACCAGTTTGGCCATCAGCAATTAACATAAATGGTTCACCTATTACTCCTTACATATTTGACGATAGAGTTAACGATGAAGAAGTTGCGAGTAAAATAATGGAAATATATACGACAGATAAAGAATTAAGAAAACATAACGGTTTGAAAGGAAGGGAATTTGCAATTAAAAACCTGTCATCAAAAGTAATGTGTGATGCTATGAGTGAAGGTATTGAGACAACAATAAAAAAATTCACACCACGTGAAAGATTTAATTTATATAAAATAGTTTAATGAAACCAACGTTATTATTTAGAGGACCAATTAAAACAAGAAGTGGATATGGTTCACATTCAAGAGATTTATTAGAATCGTTATATCAAATGAATATGTTTGATATTAAAATTGATAGTTGTGTGTGGGGTTCAACACCAATGACCGCATTAGAAAAAGACAATTTATTTCATCAGTGGATTGAAAGTAATATTGTTAATTCTTTTGAGGGTTTGCCCGAAATTTACGTTCAAGTTACAGTACCAAATGAATTTAGAAGATTTGGTAAATTTAACATTGGTATAACTGCCGGTATTGAAACAACCATTGCACCTAAAGATTGGGTTGATGGTTGTAATAGAATGGATTTAATCATTGCAACATCTAATTTTTCTAAAGAAGTTCTTTTATCAACAGTATATGATGAAAAAGAAAAAGATAGTGATAAACTATTAAAACAACATAAAATAGAAAAACCTATTGAGGTTTTATTTGAAGGTGCGGACATATCAATTTATAATGATGTAATTAATAAAGATTTTAAATTAGATATCAAAGAAAATTTTGCTTATCTTTTTGTTGGTCATTGGTTAAAGGGTAACCTTGGTCAAGATAGAAAAGATGTTGGTATGTTAATTAGATGTTTTGTGGAATCATTTAAAGATGAAAAAGATAAACCCGCGTTAGTTCTTAAAACATCTTCCGCTAATTTTTCAGTAAAAGAGAGAGAATCATTTAGGAAAAAAATAAAAGAAATTGTTGGTGATATAAAAAATCCACCTTCTATTTATTTATTATTTGGTGATTTAACTAATAAAGAAATGAACGATTTATATAATCATCCTAAAATTAAATCAATGGTATCAATTACTAAAGGTGAGGGATTCGGTAGACCTCTATTAGAGTTCACTATGACTGGTAAACCTGTAATCGCATCTAACTGGTCAGGTCATAAAGATTTTTTGTCTATCAATAATTCAATCATGGTTGGTGGTAAATTAACTGAAGTTGATGATAGTGCGGTTGATACTTTTATAATTAAAGGTTCTAAATGGTTTACCGCTAATTACAATGAGGTGGTTGAGGTTTTAAAATTAGTTAAAAAAGATTATAATAAATTTTTAACTAAATCTAAAATATTAAAAGAAGAAAATAAAAATAATTTTTCATTAAGTAAAATGATAGAAAAATTTAAAAGTATATTAACACCATTCATTACTATACCACAACAAACTAAACTGATACTACCTAAATTAAATAGAGTTAAATAAATGGCGAAGTCAACAAAAAAGAAAAAAGAGGAAGTTCAAATTGAAAACACTATTATCAAGTACATGCCATGTGAATGGGTTGTTCAATTTGATAATGATGAACCTCAGATTTTTGCAACCGCAGATGAAACGGTAGAAAGACCTGAAGTTGTTATTACAATACCTAACACAAACCAATCAATAATGACTTTTACCGACAGCACCACTGGTAAAACATTTAAGTTTTATGCTAGACCAAAACAATAATATGGGAGTTAGAGAGTTTAGATTTTTTCATGGGATAACAATTCAATCGGAAGGTATTCAGAATATTGTTAGAACACTACGTGCTCAATGGAGACCTGAATTGGTTGATGATTTAAATACCGTTTACTCAATTGATGCTGAGGCTGAATTAACGAGATTAATGTCGGAACAAATTGTGGAAGAAATAGACAACGAAGTAGTAAATATATTAACGGGTAGAATAAACGGAGGACAAAGAGCATAATATGAAAATAAGTTTTGCAATTACAGTTTGTAATGAACTAGAAGAAATAAAAAGATTGGTTTCATTTTTATTTGAACATAAAAGAAAGGAAGATGAGATTGTTATTTTATATGATGAAAAGAATGGTAACCCTGAAATATTGGATTTCTTACTACCATATAATAAATTCCCTCACGTTCAAACGTGGAGAGGGTTTGATTTTGAAGGTAACTTTGCCAATTGGAAAAACAAATTAAATGATTATTGTACGGGTGATTACATCTATCAAATAGATGCCGATGAAATGATTAGTGAATATATGGTTAAAAATATAAATCAAATGTTGGAAATGAATCCTGATGTGGATTTAATATTTGTTCCTCGTATTAACACTGTAGATGGTTTAACCCAAGAACACATAAACAAATGGGGATGGAGAGTTAACGATAAGGGATGGGTTAACTTCCCTGATGCACAAGGACGTATATTTCGTAAAGGTATGAGTTGGTATGGTAAGGTCCACGAAAGAGTAATAGGTGGTCAAAAATTCTCATCTTTACCTTTAGACGAGGAATATTGTATCCAACATCATAAAACAATATCAAGACAAGAAAAACAAAACAATTATTATAGTACATTATGAGTTATCAATATCCAAAACATTTCAAATATCCTGAAGAAAGAATGTTCTTTACCGACCACATTACTATATGGGAAGAAATACTTAGTTCATTAAAAGATAAACCCAACATTACTTTAGAAATTGGTGCATTATATGGTGGATCTTCTGTATACATATTAGAAGAATTTTGTAAAAAAGAAGGTTCACATCACTATATTATGGATATTAATACTAACGAATTTATTGAAAATAATATTAATCCATATAAAGATAAATTAACATATCTATTAGGTGAGTCCTCGGATAGTTTTAAACAATTCAAACATAATGGTAAATCAAAGGAATTTTTAGATTTGATATATGTTGATGGTAATCACATGTCCAATTATGTTTTGGAAGATTCTGTTAATTCATTTTATTGTCTGAAAGAAAATGGTTATATTATATTCGATGACTATGGTGGTGGATGGGAACAAGAAAAATATCTACAGGTTAGGACCGCAGTGGATTCTTTCAACCATTCTTACTACAAATACATTGAAATATTACACGTTGGTTATCAAGTAATTATGAAGAAAATAAAATACATTAATGAAAACGATTTAAAAGAAAATTATTATAAGATATGAAATCATTAAATGAAATATACATAAATTATCAATTTCCAGAAGGTCATGGAGATAAGGGTACTGCTCACACATACATTGACGAATACGAAAAATTATTAAGTGGTCGTAGAGATAGTATATCCATTTTAGAAATTGGTGTTAGATATGGTCATTCAATTAGAATGTGGAATGAATATTTTATAAATTCTAACATTGTTGGTATTGAAGTAAGTGTTGATTCAATTAATACATTGAAAAATGATGTACCATTTAATGAAAATACAAACTTATTACATATAATACATGGTGATGCTACCGATGAGAATATTTTAGAAGAATTAAAAAATTATGAATTTGATATAATAATTGATGATGGTAGTCATTTATTTAATGACCAAGTTAAATCTTTTGGGATTTTAAAGAACAAAATGAAATCAGATGGAATTTATATCATTGAAGATGTGAATGACATCGATTCAAAAAAACAAAATTTTATTAATTTACATCCCAACAGTGAAATAATTGATAATCGACATATAAAAAATAGAAGTGACGATGTTTTAATCTTATATAAATTTTAAAATATGAAAAAATTCTTAGTATTAACTGCAATCACTAACGGAAAAGATAAGTTGATTGATCCTCCAATGGTTTTTGAAAATTGTGATTATATTGCATATGTAGATAAAAAAGAAAACGATGTTAAGGTTTGGGAACAAAGAGACGTGTTAAAATTCTCAACTATAGATAATTATAAAAATAGAAGGGATGCTAAAACTTATAAGATTTTATCGTCGTTAATTTTTTCTCAATATGAATACATTATATGGGAAGATGGTAATCACCAATTAAAAAAAGACCCTCAATTAATTATAGATGAGTATGGTGATGGTGTGGATATATTCTTATTTAAACATCCTGATAGGAAATGTTTATATCAAGAGATGACGGCATGCGCTCAATGGAATTTAGATATTCATGAAAATATTCAAAACCAATTCAGTTTATATAAATCATTAGGTATGCCAGATGGATATGGTCTTTATGAAATGTGTACATTTATTGTTAAAACAACGCACTCAGTTAAAGAACTTCAATTAATGTGGTGGGAACAAATCACTAAATTTAGTTCTAGAGACCAAATTAGTTTTCCATTTTGTTTATGGAGAATGGAAAAAAACATCAAAATAAAAAAATTAAGAGGTTATGCAAATAAATTTACATTACAAGGGGAACAAAAAGACAATGAATATTTTGTGGACCAAGGAAGACATTTAAAGTATTAATATGATAACAGTTCTATATACCTATTTTGGTCAAAGAGAAAGAATACAAGGTATTATTAATCAAGGGTTAAAGACGGTTATAATAGATGATTGTTCAAAAGAACCTTTGGGTCCTGTAGATGGTATTAGAGTGGCAAGAATAACTGATGATATTAAATGGAATCAGCCGGGTGCGAGAAATTTAGGATTTCATATATGTGAGGGATGGATTCTTTGTGCTGATATTGATCATCTTGTCACTAAAGAAAATATGGAACAATTAGTTAATACTAATTTAAGAAAGGGATGTGTATATTATTTAGGTAGGGAAGATACCAATAGTGTAAATATATATCTCATTCATAAAGATGATTTTGAAAAGATAGGTGGGTATGATGAAGATTTTTGTGGTAACTATGGTTATGATGACATTCATTTTTATAATAAATGTATTAAATTACTTGAGGTACACGAACTAAGACATATCAAAGCTAAAGTATATGCCGAAGAAAGTTCAAGTGAAGGTGTAAGAGATAGTAACCACAATTTAGAACTAATAAGAAAGAAAGGTAATGAACCTACTAAACGTTTAAGATTCAATTGGGAATATGTCAATTAAAAAAATATCGTGGGTACCAATGTACTCTGATGTAACATCATTTGCATCAACAAGAATAAGATTATTTTATCCTAATAACTCAATCAATACTTATCATTCAGATAAATATGAAAGTAACATTGGATTTGATATCAATTCAAATATTTTGATTATTCAAAAAAGAATTGATAATCAAACACTTACATATGTTAAAGCATTTGAGGGTTTTAAAGTATTTGATTTTGATGATCCAGTGCATAACAATCCACATTTCAAGGAAATGATGGATTATGTTGATATTGTTACGACTGATACGTTAGGTAGAAAAGAACATTTTAATTCATTAGGTACCGGTAAAGAATGTATTGTTATAGAGGATTGTTTAGATTATGGTATTGTAGATTTATTGGATACCCCTACAGTTTCAAATAAAATATCGTGGTTTGGTAATTATCCTAATGTGCAATCTATTCAATGGATGATTCCACATATTATTGATAAGAAGTTTGAATTAAATTTAATTACCGACACTAAAAATATAAATGTTCAACTACCAATTAGAAAAACCGAATGGGGATTAGATACGTTTGTTAGTGATTTAAGACAATCCAATGTGTGTGCACTATCTCATTTAGGTTCGGATGCCGGTATAAAAAGTAATAATAAGATGATTGCTTCCATTGCTTGTGGAGTTCCATGTATAGTTAATGCATCTAGAAGTTATGAAGAACTTGCTAAAGAATTTAATTTAGATTATTCAATCACAAATGACCCATTATCTTTAAAAAACGCATTGAACATTTTAAACGATATTGAAAATAGAAAAAAATATTTAAGAGACATTCAACCTTTTATATTGAACAGTTTGAGTACCAAGGTTTTAACTAAAAAATTAATTAAATTAATAGAACAATATGCATGATAGTGTTAAAAATCATCTAACAAGATGGTATCAAAAAAATAAAGAATATATTAATTCCGTAAAGTTAGCCGACTTAGGTTCTTTTAATATTAACGGGAGTACTAGAGATATTATCAATAATTTAACAGGATTTGATATTTTAGAAGGTAAGGGTGTTGATGTTGTAATAAATCCAGGTGTAATTCCACCAAACCATATTGGAATATATGGTGCAGTTACATCTATAAGTTCATTTCAATTTTGTCCAGATTCAAATTTATATAAAAAACAAATTATTGATTTACTATATGATGAAGGTTTATTATTTTTAACTATGTGTAATGATAGATGTAAAAATAATCATTCAACATCACCAAGTAACTATAAAGATTTTGTTGATCAAAAAAGATATTCTAAAATGGATTTAGAAAATATTTTTAAAGATGATTTTGAAATATTAGAAATCTATGAAACTGGTGAACACAATAACGAACATAGTGATTTAATAATGAAAGCAAAAAAGAAATGAAAAGAACTGACATTATAAATCATCTAATCAAAAAGAATAACTATAAACGTTACCTTGAGATTGGTGTTAGAAATCCAGATGAGAATTTAAATAAAATTACCGTAGAACATAAAGACGGGGTAGATCCTGCCGGTAATTGTAATTACCCAATACCATCTGATGATTTTTTTAATCAATTAGATATTGATGTGAAATATGATATTATTTTCATAGATGGTTTACATTTAGACTATCAAGTAGAACAAGACATAACAAACTCATTAAAACATTTAAATCAGGGTGGAACTATTGTTATGCACGATTGTAGTCCAATTAAAGAAGAACATCAAGTTGAGGAATATGTTGTTGGAAAAACATGGAATGGTACAACATGGAAAGCATATGTTAAATTTAGAATGACAGATGAAAATTTATCTATGTGTGTTGTTGATACTGATCATGGTGTTGGTATCATTAAAAAAGGTAAACAAACATTATATCCTAAATCGGATGTATTAAATTTTAAATTATTAGATGAAAACAGAAAAGAAATATTAAACCTTATAACACCTGAAAAATTTTTAAATTTATGATACAAGTATTCAAACCACAAATAGACACTGAAAGAATATTAAACGAACTAAGACCAATTCTTAACTCTGGTTGGATTGGGTTAGGTCCTAAAACAAAAGAATTTGAAACCAAGTTATCCGAATATATTGGTTCAAAATATTTTGTTGCGTTAAACAGCGCAACTGCTGGTTTACACTTGGCGGTTAAAGTTTTAAACTTGCCACCTAACTCTAAAATTATTACAACATCAAATACATTTGTTAGTACCAATCATGCAATTTTGTATGAAGGTCATATTCCTGTGTTTTGTGATAATGAAAAGATGACAGGTAACATATCTGCCGATTCAATAGAACAAGCACTCCAAGAGGATAATGAAATAAAAGCAATCATGGTAGTTCACATTGGTGGATATAGTTGTGATATGATTCGTATTAATGAAATTGCAAATCGTTATGGTGTTCCCGTTATCGAGGATTGTGCACATTCCTTTGGTGGGATGTACAATGGTAAGATGATTGGTGATACAGATAATATTTGTGTGTGGAGTTTTCAAGCGGTTAAGAACTTACCAGTTGGTGATGGTGGTGCAATCTCAACAAACAATGAAGAGTTGTATACACGATTAAACAAATTAAGATGGTTGGGTATTAATAAAGATACAGTATCTAGAAGTAATTTGAACACAGAGAAACCAACATACAATTGGGATTATGAAGTAGAGGAAGTTGGTTACAAATATCATTTAACGGATATCGCGTCAACTATGGGTATTATTGGGTTAGAAACAATTAATCAAAATAATTTACGTCGTAGATTAATATCGTCATATTATTTAAATAATGTTAAAGGTGCGATGTTACCTGAATATAATACAGATAGAGTCTCTTCATCACACTTCTTACCTTTATTCTTTGAGGATAGGGATGAGGTGTATGATTTATTAAAAAACAATGGTGTTTACTGTGGTATGCATTATAAAAGAAATGATAAGTACGAACCATTCAAGGACTTTAAAAAGGTTGGTGGTTTAGTAAACGCGGAATGGTATGATAAACATGAATTAACATTACCATTACATTTAGGATTAACTGATGAAGATTTGGAAACAATAATTAATGTTATAAATAACAGATAATGAATGTACTAGTAACAGGTGGTGCAGGGTTTGTTGGTACAAATCTAATTAAAAGATTAATTAGTGAAGGACATAATGTAACCTCAATTGACAATTACAATACAGGATTTGAAAGTAATCACCAAGAAGGTGCGAAATACATTACAGGTGATGTTAGAGAAATTAAACACTACAATGTTTATGGTACTTTTGATATGGTTTATCATCTTGCGGCAATTGCGAGAATACAACCATCATTTAAACAACCGGTAGAATACTTTGAAACTAATGCGAATGGTACGTTAAATGTTGTTAACTATTGCTATAAGAATAATATACCTTTGGTTTACGCTGGTAGTAGTTCACATCATAGTGGTAAATTAAAAAATCCATATACTTTCAGTAAAGATGTGGGAGAAGAAATTGTTACATTATATCAAGAACATTTTGGATTAAATGCATCCATTGCTCGTTTTTATAATGTCTATGGCCCATATCATTTAAAAAGTGGTGGCTATTGTACTTTAATTGGTGCGTGGGAGAAATCAATTGAAAATAACCAACCATTGACAATTTATGGTGATGGTACAAAAAGAAGAGATTTTACACATATAGACGATATTGTTGATGGATTAGTAAAAATATTTGAAAAAAATGCTTGGGGTCATATTTTTGAATTGGGTAGAGGAATAAACTTTTCAATAAAGGACATTGCTTTAATGTTTAATCGTGAGTTTATCTTCTGCAAAGATAAACCAGGGGAGGCTCAAGTAACTTTATGTGAAAATTATTTAGCAAAATTAATATTGGGATGGCAACCAACTAAAAATATAAGTGATTATATTAAAAACTATTTAAATAAATAAAATATGAAGATAGAATTCGTAATACCAACATACAATAGACCACATCAATTAATGAGTGTAATATGTTCTATATTTTCCCAAACATCATCCAATTGGAAAATACATGTTGTTGCAGACGCATTTTACGATGGATATCAAAAAGTAAAAGATTATTTTGAAAATGATGAAAGAATTAAATTTACAGAATTAAATGGTCCACATATGGATTGGGGACATACCGCTAGAAATTATGGATTACAAAATACAACTGAAGAATGGGTAGTGATGACAGGTGATGATAATTATTATGTACCAATTTTTGTTCAAGATTTTTTAAACGAAGTTGATGACAATACTCATTTTGTTTATTGTAATATGGTACATAATTGGACACAACAACAATATTTAGTTATTAATTCAAGACCAATAGCAGGTGCAATAGATATTGGTAATTTTATGACAAGAACTCAACTTTCAAATAAATTAAAAATAAACATTACTAAAGGGGATGCTGATGGTCTATTTGTTGAAGAATACTTATTAAAATACCCTCATGGAACTATAAAAAAAATAAATAAAGTTCTTTATGTACATAATTAAAATAATATGAAAATACTAATTACCGGTGTTGCCGGTTTACTCGGATCGAGGTTATCTGATTGGATAATTGAAAATAAACCAGAAGTTCAAATTGTTGGTATTGATGATTTAAGTGGTGGATACATTGAAAATGTTAATCCAAAAGTCGAATTGTGGCAAATGAATTTGGTTAATGGTAACATTTCAGAATGTTTTGAAAGACATCAATTTGATTACGTTTATCATATGGCAGCTTACGCAGCCGAAGGATTGTCACCGTTCATTAGAAGTTACAATTACCAAAACAATTTAGTTGCCACATCACGTATCATAAATGAATGTATTAAACATGATGTTAAAAGATTAGTCTTCACGTCGACACTTGCAATTTACGGTCATGGTAATGGTAATATATTTGATGAGGCCCAAGTACCAAAGCCAATTGACCCATATGGAGTTGCAAAATATGGTTGTGAAATGGATATACAGATTGCTGGTGAACAGCATGGACTTGATTGGTGTATCATTAGACCTCACAATGTATATGGTCGTAATCAGAATATATGGGACAAATATAGAAATGTATTGGGTATTTGGATGTATCAACATTTAAACGGTGAACCAATGACAATTTTTGGTGATGGTTTGCAAACAAGAGCATTTAGTTATATTGACGATATTGTTGAACCATTATGGAATTCCTCTGTTAGACCTGAAGCGTCTAAGGAGATTATTAATTTAGGTGGTATTCAAAGTTATAACATTAGAGAAGCAAATACCGTACTGAGAAATGTAATTGGGGCTGGTGAAGTTGTTTTAAAAGAAGGAAGACACGAAGTTAAACATTCAATTCCCACATATCAAAAATCAATTGATATATTGGGGTTTGAACATAAAACAACATTACATGATGGTTTATCTCAAATGTGGGAATGGGTTCAAAAACAACCGAATCGTAAAAGATTTGTTTGGGATAACTATGAGGTGGATAAGGGAATTTATAGTTTTTGGAAAAAATAATGAAGAAAGTATACACTGGCGGAACATTTGATTTATTCCATAGAGGACATGTGAATTTTTTGAAACAATGTAAAGAAATTGGTGATTATATCGTTGTGTCATTAAATACTGACGATTTCATCTATAGATATAAAGGAAAATACCCAATAATGAATTACGAAGAAAGACGTGATGTTTTATTAGGTTGTCGATACGTTGATGAGGTTATACCAAATACTGATGGTGAAGATTCTAAACCGGCAATATTGACTATTAAACCAAAATTCGTTATAATAGGTAGTGATTGGGCAAAGAAAGATTACTATGGACAAATGAATTTTACCCAACAATGGTTAGATGATAATGGAATCATTTTAGTTTATTTACCATACACTGAAAACATATCCACAACATTAATTAAAGAAAAATTGAAATGAAAAAATTATTTAGTTTAGGTGAATTATATGTATCTGACTTCATTAAACAAGATGAAGATGCGAGAGCGGGTAAACATGATTTATCATTAGTAATCGATGAAAGATATGGTGCGGCGAGATTAGAAAAATGTACACCGATTCATTCTATGTTTGGTAAATATTGGTATCGTAGTGGTGTTAATACGACTATGAAGAAAGAATTATCTGATATTGTTGATAGTATAGTTAAAGTACAGAAACTTGAAAAAGATGACCTGTGGTTAGATATAGCATGTAATGATGGTACATTATTAAGTTATGTACCTAAACACATATCTAAATTAGGTATTGATCCAGCCGACGAGACGTTTGCAATAGAATCTAGAAGAGTTTCAGATGAAATTATTCAAGATTACTTCACGTTAGAAACATTCAATCGTTCTAAATTTTCATCAAAGAAAGCTAAAGTTATAACTTGTATTGCGATGTTTTATGATTTAGATGAACCGATTGATTTCTTAAAAGATATTATTGAAGTATTAGATGATGATGGAATATTTGTACTTCAAATGAGTTATACACCACTGATGATTAAACAATTGGCATTTGATAATATATGTCATGAACACGTATATTATTGGTCATTAACATCTTTACAAAAATTAATGGTTGATGCTGGATTAAAAATTGTTGATTGTCAACTAAATGATTTGAACGGTGGTAGTTTTAGAGTATACATTAAAAAAGAAAATTCCGACATAACTAAATTTGCAACAAGACCATATAGAGATGTTTGCGATGTTAGAATTGAATCTGTACTTAAATGGGAAGAGACTCAATATTTAGATTCATTAGATACGTGGTTAGATTTTTTTCAAGGTATTGAAGATTTAAAAAAACAAACTGTGGATTTTATTAAAGAAGAAAAATTAAAAGGTAAAAGGATTTGTGGTTATGGTGCATCAACTAAAGGAAACACATTATTACAATACTTTGGTTTAGATAATACATTAATTGATGCTATCGCCGAACGTAGTCCATACAAATATGGTTATAAAACAATTGGAACAAACATACCAGTGATATCCGAAGATGATGTTAGGTCGATGAATCCTGACTATCTATTAATATTACCTTGGCATTTTATATCCGAGTTTACAAAAAGAGAAGAAGAATACTTAAATAAAGGTGGAAAATTAATTGTACCTTGTCCTAAATTTGAAATAATTAAAAAATAAAAAATGAATATTAGTTTTGTATTAGCAGTTTATAATAAATTAGAATTAACAAAAGAATGTTATAAACATCTACGTAAGATTTATCCTAAATCACCATTAGTAATTAGTAGTGGTGGTTCAAGTGATGGTACTAAAGAATGGTTAGAATCTTTAAAAGATGAAAACTTATCTTTCTTTCATGATGATGACAGATTAACATTTTCTGAAACATATAACGCTGGTATTGATTTAGTTGATACAGAAAAATTAGTTCTAATTCATAATGATATGGTTATCGGTAAACATTTTTTAGAGAACTTAGATAAATTAATTGATGAGAATCCTAATACATTGTTATCATATACAACAATTGAACCTCCAATATTTGCTGGTCATCAAAGACCTGGTAAAGTAATATTAGATATGGGTACTGGTTTTGATAATTTTAATAAAAAAATGTTTGATAAGTACGTTAAACAAAACAAAGATAAATGTGAACTTTACGATGGTGCTGTTTTCTTTATGAGTGGTCGTAAAGATATGTTTGTTGATTTGGGTGGGTTTGATGGATTTAGTTTTGTTCCATGTTTTTGTGAGGATGACGATTTTTTAATTAGAGCAAAATTAAAAGGGTATAAACTAAAAACAACAGAATGTGCAATCACATATCACTTTGTTTCACAAACATCAAGATTCAGTGATGAAATGAAAGATAAGAGACAAAATATTGAGATATTTTCAAACAGAAATTTCGTAAGAAAATGGGGTACTGTAATTTCAACATTTAATCAAGTGAAATACCAACAGAAAGAAGATTTTACATATAAGAATTTAAATATGGGTTTAACAATAAATGATGATAGTAATTTAATTTTGTTAGAACCATTTTTTAATAAAATTAATTTAGGTATAATTCCTCAAGATTATATTGATGCTGAACAACCAACGACTCGATATAGTTTAAAAACTAAATTTGAAAATTATGATGATGTTGATGTTATGGTAAAATTAACATCTGTTTTAACACAAGAAGATTTTAACAATATAACAGTATTGAAGATGATTATTCAGGAATACGAACCTGGTATGTATTCTATTGGTAATTTATCTGTGGAAATTAAATAACTTAATCGTTATTTCCGAAGGCATATATTCCTAAATGTTTTATATCCATACTTAAAATTGTATCAATATAAACATTAAATTCATTTAATCTTAATTTGGTTAATAACATAAAATCTTCACCATACCAATCTTGAGTGTCTCCTTTGTATGTGAATTCAAAATATGGTTTTTGTAATGAATTGAAGATTTCAGTTTTCATTAACATACATCCCATTCCAACACCTTCAACTTTTATTAAATCATCTTTAGGTTCTAATGGTAACCAACTATCCCAATTTCTTAAATCGGTATATGCGACAGTTTTTAAAGGTTTAGACCTTTTCATGTAATTACATGCAACAATATCTTTATTGTGTGCTAATAGTCTTAATGCGGTTGTGGATGGGAACATCATATCACTATCTAACCACAAAACATAATCACATTTAATGTCTTTAGCATTTTCTATTAACTTTTCTCTTTGATTTAAAAGAATAGTACTGGAATCAAAAAACAAATATGTGTCGATACCAGCTTCAGATGTTGTTTTAATTAATTGTGCTAAACAATAAGCAAATTGTGAATGAACAGTATCTCTAGTTGGTACTAAAATCGCAAGTTTAGTTGATTTACTATCCCATAGTGAACTATTTTGTATTGATTTACTCATGTGCCGGGTATGTTATCGGTAATTTTATCTTTTTGTGTTGTGAAATTTTGTGCTAATGAAATTAATTCCTCAACTCTTTTTGTTAACAATTGATAATCACTCACAGGTAAATTACTAATTGTTGTAAATGTTAATCTTGAATAAACATTAGTAAGGAGGATATCAACGGATGCAATCCTTGCCCATTTTTCAATAAAACATATCCTTGATATGTTTTCATCATTTTCCAATAAACCTTTTATAATTTTATCGTCATAAGATGTAAGTATCTCATTAAGTATGGTATGTTCTTCTTTGAAAGATGGGATAAATGATAGGAAACGGGTCAATTTAAGACGTTTAATGAACTTGATGAGTCTTTCTCTATCAAAGTTAATTCCATTCCATTTAACGTATTGTAATTCGTATTTTGAGGGGTAGTTTTTATAACGTAAATCCATACATTATAATATAAGAAAAAAAGGTGAAAATGTAAAATTAATATGTGCCCGATCCTGATAAACCACCGAAATCTGAACTTTCTTGTGATGCTGAACCTGAAGGTATACTTGCAACTGCTGAATATGATCTATTACGTCCAACACCTAAAGTTGAGTTTAACCCCACTTGTACTTGACCCGGAGTAGCTGCCAGTCCTAAAACTACACTAATTCTTCCCATACTTACTTCGGTTCCCGTTGCTGGTACTGTACCCATGATATATTTCTTTTAACTAAGTTCTTTGTTATAAATACTCACCACATTTTTTTAGGACGCGGTGAGTATTGTTTAATGTAATTATTTTATTTTTGCTTCTAAAGCTTCAACACGATTTAATAATTCTTTGTTTGTTTGAATTAACAATGCAACTAATTTTTCGTATTTAACCGCCATATAACCGTTCTCTCTTGTTGTTACGATTTCAGGTAAAACTGCACCAATTTCTTGTGCAACCACCCCTATATCATGACCTTCATTCTCATGTATACCTGGCATTTCCTTCCAATCGAAGTAATAACCATTTATTTGTTTTAAGATATCTAAAGAATTTTCAATTGGTGTGATGTTTTCTTTTAGTCTTTCGTCAGAACCGTAGTACGCAATAACATCATTTGTTGCTCTAATTAAACCTGCGGTTGTTGGTGGAGTACCAGCACCAACAAGTAATGCGTTAAATTGAACGTTTGATGATGTTGCAACCGCTTGACCGATTGATATTGTAACCGCTCCCGTTCCTGCACTTACACCAACACCTGTACCTGCAACTGCCGAAGTTACACCCGCATTTGTTAATGTTACAGTACCACCTAATGATACCGCACCACCACCACTCATACCTGTTCCTGCTGAAACCGTTACTGATGAGTTAGTTAACTTACCATTTGCAACGGATGTATCAACTAATTGTGAACCATTTATTGTTTTGTTTGTAAGTGTTTGTGTACCACTAATAGTTGCAATTTCAAGTTCAGATCCTAAAGGACCTGCTATCCACTTATCAGTTGTTGTATTCCATAATAACGAACCTGATACTAATGATGCTGCGGTTGCGTCTCTAACAACCAAACCCGCATTTGCCGCTCCTGAACCATTTAATGATATAATATTATCTCCAATTTCAACGGTTGTTGAGTTGACTGTTGTAGATGTACCAGAAACGACCAAATTACCGCCAATAGTTACAGTTGTACCATCATCAGTTATTGATGAGTCACCCACAGTTGATGCAGAAGTAAATTTAACTACTTTATTGTTAGTACCTGATGTTGTGATTGAAGTTCCTGAAGAACCATTAGTTCCATTAGAACCTGAAGAACCATTTGTACCATTGGAACCAGAAGTACCATTTGTACCATTGGAACCTGATGAACCTGAACTACCATTCGTTCCATTAGAACCTGATGAACCGTTCGTACCATTACTACCACTTGTTCCTGAAGAACCATTTGTTCCGTTACTTCCTGAAGAACCGTTTGTACCTGAAGTACCGTCAGTTCCATTAGAACCGCTAGTACCTGATGAACCGTTAGTTCCGTTAGAACCTGATGTTCCTGAAGAAGCTGCTGTATATGATGTTCCGTTAATGAATAATGAACCAGTCACAACCATACTACCACTAACCGACATACTACCTGTGATAGATTGACTACCTGTAATATTTTGACTACCTACTAATGTACTTTGACTTGATCCTGCTGAACCTGTTGGAGGAACTGGAAGACCCACTGAAGCCAAACTCGCTGAAGTTTGTACAACTTGAGCACCTACTTGTATTGTACCATCAGAGTTTGTACTGATAGCTTTAATTCCACCAATAAAGATAGATCCTGTTGATACGTAGATGTCCTTCCACCAATGTGTTGCGTCACCTAAATCGTAAGCATTATTAACAGAAGGAATTATTGATCCACTAATTGTCTGATTTGCGGTGAATAGGTTACTACCTGTGGTTGCAAAACGAGCGGAACCTGTTGTGTTTAGGGCCGAAGCGTTTGATGTGGTACCACTTATGGTGGCATTTATTGTTCCGTCTACCTGAAGATCTCCAAAAAAACGAGCTGCGCCCGATACATTAAGTGATCCCGAGATGTTTGCGTCAAATATTTTCATAGGTTATATTGTTATACCCTAATAAATACTTTATAAATCACATTTGTGAAATAAATCTATAAATTTTTATATTAATTTATCAATTTCTTTTATGACATCTTGACCTGTGATTGATTTGGAACATTCAAATTGTTGTTTTGTACCTTTATTTACAGGGCACCAGTTCCAATCTCCAGGGTTAAAATCGTAAACATTCCAACATCCATGACAAACATCTTTATTAATAATTCTTGAAACTCCGATTGTTGGTTCACTATATTCCTCACTAAAACCTGAAATGATGACACAAGGAATACCCACAGACCACGCCAACCAACTTAATCCACTACCAATACCTATAAAAAGTTCCGACTCTTCTAAAACTTGAATTACCTTCTCGATTGGTCCTGATTTTTGTTGTACGACCCCTTGTGGGTTCTTATTACCCATATATCCATCCTCTTCTCTAGATAATAATCTTACCTCATAACCTTTCCTTTTAAGATGATTAACCACTTGTTGCCATCCTGTTGCGTTGTTCCAATACTTACATTGTGATGTTGAATGGACAGCAATACACACTCTTTTCTTTTTCTTATTACTAAAAGTTGGTAATTTAGGTCTAATCTCTTTATATTCTAAACCCAATATATCCGTTGCCATTTTACCCAATGGTTCTACTTTAGGATTGGACGGATGATTATCATATCTAATTGTTCTTTTATCATCATAAAATAAACCTAATCTATATAGACCATAAATGTTATTCACCCCAACACCAGGTTCCACAAATTCAATTTCAGGATATTGCCCTTTAAATAAATCATTTTTAAATGTTGAACATATAATATGACACTTATTTTTAATTCTAAACTCTTCTACATATGGTATCCACGCTAAACTATCCCCCAAAGATTTAGATTCGAAACATATCATAATTCTTTGACCTTCAGGATTAAATTTCTCCTCTCTATAAAAATTATTATCAATACCTTTAATCTTAACAATCCAATTAACATAATATTTTTTAGATGCTCTTGTCCAATGATTACTCTTGATGTTGGTTTCATAGACAATGTCACCCGTATCCCCATCAATAAATTGAACATTGTACTGGTGTTCATTATCCTCATTAATTTCAACAAATGGACCATCTACGAAATGTACATTTGTTCTTCTATTTGATGCGACCTTTCTTTCAAAATATAACATTTGTAAGTTGTCGTTACCTCCACAAAATAAAGTAAAATGACCAAATCCTAATCCTGCCATTCTTTTGATAAGGTTTTCTCTTAGTTCAACATTATACCCTAATAAATTATGGTGATATTCCATTGCTATGTTTCTAACCTTTAATAGATTTTCATCCGATATACCTAAAAATGCGTGATGTTCAGCACCTTCAATATCCATCTTTAAAAAATCTATTTTATTTACAACACCTGTTTCAAACAAATGATTTAATGTATATGTTTTAACAGCATAAGTGTTAGTTACTTCATTTGTTTCCAATAATGTAGATCCACCTAAATGTCCAGTTTCGGATAAAACCAATTCACCCATCTCATCCGCAATTGCACCATTATATAATATTGAACGTGGGTCGGCATTTTTTGAAAGTAATTGGAAATACCTTCTATCTGGTTCAAATGAAATTACTTTAGACGCACCTTGACTATAAGCCCATCTATTAAAGATACCTAAGTTTCCTCCTAAATCAACTACCACATCTCCATCAAATATTCGTTTGTCTTGATTGGGGAATTTATAATAATCTTTTAAATTAAAAATTTCATGATAAATTGCTCTCGGCCAACCAAACTTATCCGCAACTTCAAGAGTCCCTCCTTGGTAATCTTTAATGTCCCCTAAATTTTCTAATACGTCTACATCTGTGTAGAATTTTCCTGATTTATAAAAATCATCTTCTCTAATTGTTTTCTTTTCCATTAATATTTCTGATGCTGTTTTTGCTATTTTATCCCAATTGAAATCTATATGAATTTCCTTTGATTCTTCTATTGCGAATGATTTAAACTTTTTATAATCATTCATTACATTTAACATTTGTTCTCCCAAATCTTTCCAATCTGGTTCACAATATTCACCAGGGAAATCTTTATGTTCCACATTTGCAGGTCTTAAACCATCTATCTTAACGGGAACACCATTACCTTCCGCAAATTCTAATTGACCTCCCCAATTAGAGTAAATTGATGGTGTTCCACAAGCCATAGCCTCAATCAACGGTAAGTTCCATCCCTCACTACGAGCACAAGTAACGAACACGTCACCTTCTTGTAGATACTTCACATAATCCTCTCTTGGGGTGAACTTAATAAAGTTAATATTCTCATCATTAATATTATGATACTTAACCCTTTCATCTGTGGTCTTCATTCCGTCGTATGCGTATGGGTTTTCAACTGACGCAATCAACTCCACATCGGTTCTACCTTTAAAAACCTCACCAAATGTCCTTAAAACCTCTGTAGTTCCTTTTCTATAATCCCATCTACCAAAGTGTAAGAATCTAAATTTATCTTTCTTTGGTGTCTTATTTAACGGTTTAAATGTCTCCACATCAACTCCTTCAGGTACAATTGATATTTTTGATGATGGATATCCTTGTTCAACCAAACAATCAAACTGCCATTGGGTCGGTACCCATACCTCATCAAAATACATTAATCTTTTAAAGAAATCTTGTGGGTAACGTGTTGATTCCCAAACGTTATATGCTATCTTATATCCATCGTAATTCTCGTGAAAATAATAGTTGTTCATATCCACCAATACAATATGAACGTCAGGTTTATAATCATTCTTATAACCATACATAGGTAAATGAGATCTACTACCATCACCATTGATTAGGGTTTGTAGAATTAACATATCCTTCATCTCATCGGTGATATATGGTTCATCATCATGAGGTGTATCGTTCATTCCCTTCCAACCCCCACCTATGGTAGAGTTTCTAACCTTAACTGTGTGGTATTTGTTCAGAGCACAAAAAAAGGACTTTGCGTGATTAGCATATCCTGTTACTCCGATAAAACATGTATGTGCAAGTATTTTCATTAATGATAATATAATGAAAATAAATGAAAAATCAAATCAAATTTTCTATATTTTTTGGTAAATTATTTATGTACTGTGGGAAATTTTTTGATATAAAATCATGTAAATTATGAGCATATGTTTTATTATGGTTTGGACCTGGATGATGATTATCCACACCTAAATCTAAATATTTCCCGTAATCTCCATCAAACCTATTGGGGTCATCATATTCAAGTGATTTTAATTCTCCACCATTCCAAATCCAATTACATTTTTTTGATTCTAAAAAATATTTTATTAATAAATGATTTTTATACCAATTTATTATGTCCTCATTATTATTTTGTAAATAAGTTAAATATTCTTGTGTTTTAATACCGTCATCCGTCTCCTTTAAATAACCCCAAGAAGTTGTTGGAATAAATGGTTCAATTCCACCATCTTCGGTATAAATTTCTCTTCTATGTGGGAATGTATACATTATTAAAACCAAATCTGGTTTAATCAAATCATAATAACTCATTAAACATCTACATATAAAATCATTACTTCTTCCACCTGTTCCGAAATTAAAATTTACCGCATTTTCCATATGACTACAAAATTGTGCAGGCCAAGTTTCATTATCATTTACACCAACTCCTTCCGTAATTGAACAACCCAAAGACATTACTTTAAATCCTTCTTTTTTTATACTATCCCCCCTAAATCCTAATTCATTATAGGTGTAGGTACATAAACCTGTATTATCTGATCCCGATGTTTTAAATATTTTGTTTTTTCGTTCATCTAATTTAAACTTAAATGATGAGATTTCAAAAGTCTCAGGTTTCCAATATTCTAATGGACTCATATTAAGGTATTTGTTTTTTTAATCATTTCAAATCCAACATTACCCGCTATAACTATTCTATCTTTGGTAGATTTTCTAGCAGAGGCAGGTACGTGTGGAACTCTTCCTTCCATTATTATTATATCATTTTCTTTTGGAAGAATATTATAAATAATTCCATCTTTACCCTCTATGTATAACACACCATCGTTACCTTCTAAATTATCAGGCATCTGAACATAGTGAACATATGTGTAATCAGGTCTAAAAACTTTACTCATATGATTTAAATCAGTATGATTGTGCATTACTATTTCGTTTTCCTTAGAAATATCTTTTTGCTTTGGATTTTTAGCTCTCACAACATTTATCCACGCCTCTGTATTTATTTTATTGTATGGTAATTTTATATTTTCATTAAACAATTCAATACACACATTTATTCCTTCTTTAACTATTTCATGTATTTTTGCAGTTGATTCAAAATTACCATTAAAATCTATATTTTCTTTCCATTCACTAAAGAATCCAAAAGCATCCGTCGGCTTTAAATCTTCCATATCTTTAATAATAATAAGGCATTCTTCTAATACACTATCTTTCATATGTGATATATCAAATTTAGTTTTCCATATGTATGTCTCATCATCAAAGTATATTTTTTCCATATTATATTAATTTATTTGTTTCTATTTTTACATGTTCGTTTTGTAAAAACCACAATAAAGAATATCGTTCTCCATCTAAAATTGGTGTTATTTCGTGGTCTATTCTTACATCAAATAAATATGTATTTCCAATAACTTTATCTAATATAATTTCATTTGGGTTGTATAATTTAAAATCACCACCTTCAAAATCATCGTTCAATAAAACTCCCACGGCGTATAATCTTCTATCTCTAACATCGTTATGTTTTCCAAACCAATCACCTTTTGTAAATTTATGAAAATGTATCGTTTTTTTTATTGTTCTAATCCTAATTGTTGTTTCTCTTTCAACAAAATCCTTTAACTTATCAAATAACCATTTAGTATCTAATGAATAATTAATTGGTTGTGAGTGGTATTTTCTATCGTTATAATCCCAATCGGTAATATTATTACTTCCATAAAAAATAATGGACTGACACTCCTCTTTACTAAATAGTTTATTTTGTTTTATCATATAATATGTTTTATATTTTTAATAGTATCAGATTGAACTATAAAAAACATAAGTGTAATTCTTTCTCCCAATTCAATTAAATCAACTGAATGTGGTGTATTTGAATCAAATATATATACATTACCTAAATTAAAATCAATATTAACTACATCATTATTAATATACATTTTTAAATCTCCACCAATTAAATCTTCCGATTTATGAATCATCACACCAATAGTATACAATCTCCTATCCCCATTGTAAATATGATCATCATGTTTTATAAAATAATCACCTTTGATATATTTTCTATAACCCGCATTTAAGTTTTTATTATGATTTATTTTATACAAAACCTCATCCAAAGAATTAACCCAATTTATAACTCTATTTTTAATCCAACTATTATTATCGTCCCAATTTATTTTAAACGATTTCATAATACCTCCTTTGTTGGTTAATTGTCCACCCAATCGTACGCTTATAATAGTATCATCCCATTTTTCAATATTTTTCAAAATGGACTGACACTCCTCTTTACTAAATAATATTTTTTCTTTTAAAATCATACGTTAAAGTATATGTGTCTTTTCTATATTTTTTATCATATGGGGTTTCATCTAATTCAATATCTAATTCTTTTGATATCCATTTACATAATGTAGTAGATCCACATCTTGTACGTGATAAAATCAGGACTATCACTATGTTAAAGTTTTTTTATTTTTTTGCGATGGTAAAATCCATATCGCTAATACTTCTCTATTGCCAGATATTATGGGAGTAACCTTATGTAATAAATTGGCATCAAATTCAATTATTTCGCCCAATTTTAGAGGGATATGGATATTATCCAGATAAAATTCACCACCATTAAAATTATCATTTAATAATATTATATATGTTCTTATTGAGGCACCGGTATCAATATGCTCTTTTGCTTCCTCACCTATTTTATAATTAATATAATGCATATTAACAATATATTCCGTTGTTTCATTTATGTTAATATATTTTTTAACAATATCGACTAATTCTTTATTACGTGTATCACAAAAAAACGTTTCACTTTTAACTAATTCAGTACTATAAGTATTTTTATCCCTTCTTTTATTGTATGGATTTGTTTCTACATTATGACCATTTTCTTCACCATTTTTATAAACTTGTTTTATTAAATTTATGTCATTTATGTCAATTTTTATTATGTTATGTTTCATATTTAATTATATTAAAGTTTTATTAGTGTTATCAATAAACTCATATAAATTATGGAATAGATTTTGATTTTTCCATATTTTATTAAATTCTTTTTTAAATAATTCATGTTCTGGATGTTCGGCATCCCATACTTGTTTTAATTTAAATTCACCTTCGGAAAATGTTCCCCAATTTGTTATCTTTCCAAAAAACACATCTACTTTTTTTCTAAATATAGAATACATTAAATTATAAAATGTTTCCATTTCCATATAATTACTATCTTGAACAACAAACGATGTTTTAACACGTATTGGTAATGTATTGATAAATTTAAGATTATTCATTAAATTTTCCCAATTGCCACCTATTCTTGTTTTATTTTCGTAAGTATCTTTAGTGCCAGCGTCTATACTGATTTCACAAGTGTTTACATAATTATGAATATTTGGCATACTATCCCACATTTTTTTATCCCACATACTTGCATTTGTATGTAAATGAATTGATATTAATTTTGGATATTTTTTAGGATTAAAATTTCTTAAATAATTTCTAAACCCCACCGATACAAATGGGTCACCTGAACCAGTTATGTATAGTGTTTTTACATTTGCAGAATAATAATTATCTATATCTTCAATTGTTTTTTCAACACGTTGTATACCTTCTCCATTTTCAACAATTAAATCAATTCTACATGAAGGGCATTTATAATTGCATGTCCTGTCAAAATTCATTATAAGATAATCCGGTGTATTATTTTTTATAATAGGATTATAAAAACTTGGGTTTAATTTTGTTTTTAAAGTAACGGGTCCAGATGTTACCCCGTAATTTACCAATTTACTTAAATATGGGCAAAGTTCTTTATTACAATATTTAAATGAACCATCTAAAATAGAATTTCTAATATCAATAACAGGTTCACTATTATATACATCTTTTAAAGGAATCTCATTAAGTTCTATTTTATTTGGTAACCAAGATGGACAACATACAAAGCAAACATTATTATGTATTTCTAATGAATTAAATGGAACACTACAAACATAATTTTTTAAATCTATATTTTTAAATGTATTCATTTAAATTAATGTTTTTTGTTTTTTTTGTATTTTTTTATAAAAAGAAATTAAACTAAATCTTTCTCCATTAGTTACATTAAGAACTCTATGTTCTATTTCTTTATTTATAATTAAGCTATGGTTTATAATTGGTTTTACTTTTATTTCTTCATTTTTAAAAATATACTGAAATTCTCCACCCTCAAAATTTTCATTAATGTAGGTGATGATACTTAAATCCGCAACATCAATATGATAATTGTCATCAATATTTGTTTTATTGGTTACCTTGTTAATCCATAAATCATATAATTGATACCCATCTGGTAAATATTTTGAGCATCTTTTTTGATATTCTAACAACTCTTCTTTTATATTTAAGTTTTTTCTAACGTAGTTATTACGATTGTGTGGTAATTGTGTCTCAACAAAATTTGAACATATTGAATTTAAAAAAAATAACTCTTTGTCTGATAATAAATTTTTACATATATTCATTTAAATTAAAGTTTTATGGTTTTTAATGTCCATATTACCAATTCTATATTTGTTAGAAATATTTAAATATTCATCATAATATTCTTTATTATATACAATTCCCAATTCATCAAATATCGGTTGAAAATCACCATAATATAAATCTTCATAATAAAATAGAGGTACATTATATGTATTAGATGTGGTTTTTATTTTTTGTATGTGATTATTTGTAATCTCACTATAATGTTCAATTTCACTTTCAGTTATATTGTGTATGTTATATTTTCTTTTTGTGGTGTTTAAATATGACATTTCTTTATTCACTAAAATATGACTTTCTATTTGGGATTTAAGGTCTTTTCTTATTAAAAAAATAACAGTATCAAAATCAGAAATTAATGTTTCTAATGAACATGGTAGATGGGTTAATGTAGATTTTATAAATAAATTATCGTTTTTAATTAATTCATTGTACTCCGTATTTTCGGTATGTATATTTTTCTTTGCCCATGGAAACCATGGTTCATTATAACAAACATAATTAGGTTTTAATTTTGCAAAATACTTCAATAAGGAAGTTGATCCTGTTCTAGCGATATATATTAATGCGATTTTCATTATATAAATCGGTGGGCCCATTTTTCTAAATATCCTTCTCCATAATTATGACAAATTTCTTCACCAATTTCAATATCTTGAGTGGCTATAAATTCTACTATTTTACCTATATTTTGCCAAGTTATGTTTGGTGTATCACTATGATTATATATTGCACCATACCCCACTGGCATTATTGCGTCGTGGTTCTGATGATTTTTTGTGTTTAATACAAAACAATAATCTTTTAACGGTGTAGTTTTATAATTATCAATTATTCCGTAACATTGTTCTACAATTTCATCTTTTAATATTTTTTCTTTACAAAAGACACCCCAACCTTTTTTAGTATCAATAAATTTTATATAAATTTTATTTGATGTATGGATTTCTGTTATCATACAATTTAATATAAAGTTTTATTAGTTTTTCTTGATGGAAAATATTCTAAATCAACTGATTCCCATTTTTTTAATGGACAATCGTTGAAAACGTCTGAAAATATTTTTTTCTTGATTGGGCACCCGCATTCACCACATACTGTTAATAAATCAATCCCTTTAACTTTTACGTCACGGGATGGGCACACTTCACATATTGATGAACGTTTTACCGCCATCTCTTTTTGTTTATCCGAACCAAAATACGAATCAAACCAAGCCTTAGTGATTTTTTTGAAATCAAAATCCATATAACTTATTTTATTTCTTTATTAAGAATTTGCGGTAATAATTAGTGAACCAATTTGACCCATTACATTATTAATTGTTTGTTTTTCTGTTATTGTCATTTTATATTATTTTATTTTATTATTTTTGGTTACATGCGAGACATTGAATCGTTTTTAGACATTGTCTATCGTTCCATGATAGTGGACAACACTGCTGGTTTTTTCCACATATACCACCGAACTCACAATTATTTAAACTTTCATATGTACAATCCACTCCATTATGTTCAATTGAAACATATGATTTATCTGAGTCCACATCTGATTTTGTTAAGAATATATGAGCGTTTTCTACGGTTATTTCATACCCACCAAAAAATTCAGAAACCATTTCAATATTTGATACTTCTTTTATTATAAATAAAGGTGTTTCAAAATTTAATGTATCTAATAATAATATATTGTCACCAATAACCATTGAATCATCGTTATCCCCACCATTTAGTTTTAAAAATCTTACTTCATTATTTCTAATTGAAAGGTAATTTGAATGTCGGTTATCAAACCAATCACTACCATCGGTAAATGTTATTTTAACAATTTTAGAATATGTATTCACTCGTCTTATGTTAGTAATAGCATTTGTTGAGTATGTTGTACCACTCTCTAATTCGGATTGTGATATTCTATAATTTGCAACTGCGCTCATATCTACAACATCAAATGGATTAGGAATATCGATTGTTTTTAATACATCCCCTACCACCAATTCGGTTGCAACCTTGTATGTACCATCACTCATCAATACCAAGTCTGTATCTGATAATTTTGGTAGTAATAATTGATAATTACCTGCAATATATTTTTCACGACCATTTGTTAATTCAAATGTAGTAGGATTAAATGATGAGTTTATTGTAATCTTATCATCGCATGCTCTTGTATAACCACCTAATGATATAGATTCTAAATTTGGTGGGAATAATAAATTTAATCCTCTAAAAACTTTTATATGGTCTTGTATTAATTCAGATTGATTTAAATGAAACTCCATTAAAAAATAATCAGAAGTAACTACATTTGAAATAAGACTATCTAATTCTTCTTGTGTAGATACTTTATAAAATTTAGGATAAACTTCTTTATCATAATCAGGTAATCTTGCTTTTAAAATAAAATTTGGATGTTCCCCATTATCGTTAATTGTTGTTATATTACTAACGATTGAATTGTTTTCATCTAAATAAGCAAATTGAGACCCAAAAGAAGAATCTTTTATTAAATTTAAAAAATTAACTTTATCTCTACAATATGTGTCATCTACCAATGCAGTGGTGTCGTAAGCACTTCTAATAATTAGAGTTTGATTGTTATCCTCAACAAATGGGATGGTGATTGAGTTTGTATATACCAAATGTTTTTCATATTCAATTCCTAATGTGGTACATGAACCTGATAATTCTACATCTAAATTAGAAATATTTCCGATATATACGACTTTGGTAAAAGAATTATCGGTTATAAATGTAGTCAATGTTGTTAAATCCAACAGTGAGTCGGTTTCTTCAATTGTATTATTATGCCAACCAACTGCGGTATTGATTTCAATTGGTTTTAAATTACCATCTTTGTCGTACATAAAGTCCGAACCTATTAATACTGTCCTCATATTGTTTTGTTATTTGTATATAAATACTTATTTTTTATCTTTTAATCCAAATTTTATCCATTTATACCAAATTCTTTCATGAAGATAATATTGGATGGGTTTATATATCAGTTCTACCACTCCGAAAGCCGTACCGACCTTAATTGATCCACTTACCCACCATATTATTAGAAACCCAATAAGGGTACTTACAATACGATATGAGATGGTTTTAGCTATATGTCGTTTACGTTCTACTATCATTTGTCATTCATATCTGGATATTCTATAATATCTCCGTTTGAGTCAATATACCCGTTTCTTATACTTGTACCACTAATTTTTGCCACGTCTTCAGGTGGTTCATGGTAAATGACATCATACCCAACTCCTCTACCATAATTGATACTCTCAATATCAGGGATGATGGATATGTTAATTCTATGTGAATTTTCCTTAAAGAAGGATTCTTCAGCTAAATCCATCATAACTTGTTGTGCCGTTTTTGGGTTGTTTTCATCTGTCTCCACATTTCTAATTGCCACCCACACATTCTTTCCCTTTTCTAATTGTTGGTTAAGTAACCATTCGTGACCCTTGTGCCAATTTTGCCATCTGCCCACATACATTGCATATTTCTTACTCATAGTGTTAATTTTTTTAATATTTCATAATAAGAATCTACTTCGGTTTTATCCGTTGTATCCAAATCTATAAAGTTTTCGGTAGGTGGTTCATAGTTCTCTACGTGAAACTGATTTCTACCCCTATCTTCCGTCGTGTGAACATAAACCTCAACAACGTCTTCTCTATTCTTAAAGTCCTCTCTTTGGTCTTTATATGGTGAAACTAAGGATACCAAGACCGTAAACCCCTTTTTATTCAAAAATTGAGCAATGTCTTGTGCTCTTTCAATATTTTTTCTCCTTCCCACCTCAGAATAGTCCTTATTTTGGAAAATGTCCCTCAAATCGTCACCATCTATAATGATAGTATTCTCCTTACCAAAATGAGTTAGGAGATTGTTTACTAACGTAGTTTTACCTGATGCGGGTTGTCCGGTGAACCAATATATTGACATAATACTATAATATAAAGAAACTTTTTTAAAAAACCAAATTAATGGTTATAAATAAATGGGTCTCTTTTACGTAATTCTTCTAATTTCTTTTTAAATTCTTTTTTTCTTTTCTTGTCAGCAAAGTATTTCTTTACCCAATTGATTAGTTTTTTCATATTTTAATTTTTATACATAACATAATTACCCATTACTAATATATCCATATCAGTATCAAAGAAAGTGTCAACCGCATCTTTCGGTGTCAACACCATTGTCTTATCTTTAACATTGAATGAGGTATTCAGTAAAATTGGATAACCACTTAATTTTTCAAATTCCCTTAATAAATCATGAATTACGGTGTGTTTGTAGACTGTTTGGACTCTAGCACTTCCGTCCACATGAGTAACTGCAAGTAACTTATCTCGATATTCTTCCTTTACCTTAACAACTTGATTCATATATGGAACATCGTCTGTCATCTCAAAGAATTGATCCTGTTTCTCTTTGGTTACCATTGGAGCAAACGGTCTAAAACCTTCTCTTTTCTTAATGACCTTATTAATTCTGTCTTTCATATTAGGTAATGTTGGATTTGCCAATATTGATCTATTACCCAATGCTCTTGATCCGAATTCTATATGACCATTAAACCATCCCACAACTTTACCTTCAAATAATTTTTGTGCTATATGTGTTCTTAATTTATTTTCAGATTCAAACTTTTTAAAGTTGTTGGTACCAATTGCTCGTCTAATATCATCCATATAATATTCGGGACCTAAAAATGGATTTCTTGTGATTTTACTTCTTATTTTACGTTCTTTAACCAAATAATGAACGACCGCCCCGATTGCTGATCCTGCGTCAGATGGTGCCGGTGGAATCCAAAGATGGGTGAAGTGCGTCTTATCGATAATTTTACCATTTGCCGTTCCGTTATATGCACAACCACCACTTAATGTTAAGTTTGGACTTTTACTTACGTGTCTAATTGATTTGATAATCTCAAACAATACCTCTTCGTATCTTAATTGAACAGCCGCCGCCAAATCTTTGTGTGTTTGTTCTAATGTTTCTTCAGGTAATCTTTGTGGAACACTTAATAGTTCCGCAAGTTTCTCATTGAACATAGATTTATCGGTCTTATTCCAACAAAATACATCCATATTACACACCAACTTACCACTTTTAAATGAAATCAAATCACGTACCTCTTTAATGTACTTTTGAGGGTCACCATAAGATGCCAATCCCATTACCTTATACTCACCTTCATTCGGTCTAAACCCTAAATAAGAGGTCAATGCAGAGTAATAAAGACCCATAGAATGTGGATACTTTGCAAGTGAACTGTATTTGATACCGTTGTAATCTGCAACTCCTAAAGATACCGTATCAACCTCACCTACACCGTCTACCGATAAACATGTGGATTCCTCAAAGTGAGATGTATAATGTGCATAATATTGATGCGCTTCGTGGTGAGTTGAATAGAACACAGTTGGACAAATTTCTTTCAATCTCTTATCAATTTCTTTTATGTTACTACGTATTTTTAAATAGGACTTCAACGAATATAATGGATTCTTAAACCATTGAGGTTTGATGTTTTCTATTACTCTTTGGTATTTTAATTGTGGGTCTTCATAATAACAAATCACTTGTAAATTCTTGGGTGTAATCTTATATTGTTTATAGATATATTCCAACGCCCTGACCGGAAACGAATCATCATGTTTAATACCTGTGAACTTTTCTTCTTCACATGCGAATATTAGTTGATTATCTCTGAATAAACATACAGAGGAGTCGTGGTAAAATGCGGATATTCCTATTATATACATATTAAATTAAACTTTGGAAAAAATTATAGTCTCTTTTATCATTAAGAATTTCAAAAATTATATTTCTATTTTTTATGAATCTTTCTTCATTATTTTTATAAAAATCTTTTATTAATTGTGGATTTTCATTTAATCTTTTTATTTCATCTGCAACCATAAATAACCTTTTACCATTATCAATTTCATTATCATAACTATGGTTTACCAAATCATCAAACATATCAAAACCATACATATCTCTTAAATATTTAACATGTTGGTATGTGACCACAAAAACAGGTATTTGGTAAAAATTAAATGGTGTAAACGTTTTTTCAGTTATATGTATTATATTATTAGACTCAAAATTAGTTTCAGTGGTAATGTTAATATATGAATTTGAATATGTTTTTACTTTATATGAATCATCATGATCATATCTATGTCCTCCACCATCAAAATCATAATCATGTTCATATTTACTTTTTCTATTCCCCAAATCCGCAAAATATTTTATTTCGTTTTTTAAACTGATTGTAATTTCATCACTAAAAACATTACTAAAAAACCATTCAGCAAATATGTCATCATCATTAAACATATTTTTTAACACACTCCCTCTAAGTAAACTCCAATCAACATTATCTAAAATATCATATTTTTTTAATAAACACAATAAACCCAACCTATGGGATTTCATTGATCTATTATGTGTCATAAATAAAAATTCTTTTTCTAATATAAATTCAGGATTTGTTAAAGATAATCTGAAACAATTAACATATTGTCCGTGATTTATTGTGTAAACATTAATATCACTATTGTTTTTATTTTTTAAATTTCCAATTTTATGATTGGCATTTATGTAATAAACTCTTTTTGGGTTTAAGTTTTCTTTTTTTAATCTATAATCAACCATTTCAATTGTCTCATCAAAATCTGATTCGTTTAATTCTAAAAAAATTATTTTAAAATTTTCATTATTAATAAAACAATTTTTAATTTCATTTGGTATAGTTTTTACGATGTCAATTTCATTTGTGAAATTTAAATACTCACCAATTTTTGTTATGATATAATAAAAATTTTCGTTTGGTGTTTCAGAAACGTCATCAATGTTACATATTTTTAAATTATGTACATTTCTTGATGGGGAAGATTCTAATTCATTTCTGATTTCAAATTCAGTAAAATACACACCATCACATACAACATTAAAACGTTTCTCCATTATTATCTATTTAAAAAGGTACGACCGTTTTTTACTTTATTTCTCCAATATTCCAATAAATCACCCATTGTTTGTTCAAATGAAATTGATGGTTCCCATCCGGTATGGTTTTTAAATTTATCAGTGTTTGGTACCTGTAAATCTGCATCAATTGGTCTTAATCTTTCCGGATCAACAATTACTTCAATATTTTTAACTGTGGACCTTTCTAAGAAAAAATTAAGTACGTCCGAAATTTTACACGTATAAGTTCCTCCAATATTATAATATTCACCTCCTATTGGGTTTACTGTAAGTAAAGTGTAATAAGCATTTACCGCATCTCTAACGTCCGCATAAGTTCTAAGTGATTCTAAATTACCCACGTAAATCTTAGGTTCTTGTAAACCAACTTCAATCATTGCCACTTGTTTAGCAAATGTGGATTCTGAAAATACATCACCTCTTCTTGGTCCTGTATGTGTAAACATACGTGTTGTCATCACTGTCATCCCAAACGCCTCACCATAATACCTACCAATCAAATCAGTACCTATTTTAGATATTGCATATGGGGATGCTGGATGAAAACTACATTCTTCATCAATTGGTAGTTTTTCTTTGGGTACCCTACCAAATACTTCACTTGACGCACAAACATGTATTTTAGCATTTTTATAATCTGAGTTTTTCAATGCCTCCAATAGGTTTGTTGTACCTATAATATTTGTTTGTAGAGTTTCAACTGGTGCGATAAAACTTGTCTGTGGGTAAGATTGTCCACCTAAATGGAACACATAGTCAGGTTTAGATATGTTAACCGCATTAATTAAAGATGATAAATCATTTAAATCACCATAAATCAACTCAACTCTATCTTTCTTATTAATTCTTTCCGTTAAATGTTCCAAATTATCCATTGAATCAATCCATCTTGCAAATCCATAAATTTTCCAATCTGTTTTTTCTAATAGAAAATCGGCTAAGTGTGATCCAACCATTCCACAAATCCCAGTTATTAATACGTTCTTCATATTTTAATTCTAATTTATTTCATATTATAATCATTATTCCTCACATTTTAAACAATCAAATTTAGATTTTATGTTTAAAAATTTCATCAATTATATCTAATTTAACGTTATTTTCAAAAACATATTGATTATTATACACTAGATTGAATGTTTTTAATCCGTCTTTAAATTCTTCATTATATGTTTTAAACATATCTACGATTTCTTTTGGTATATATGGGTCATTTTTAATGATACTTAATGCATTATTTTTATTAAAAAATACCTTTTCTTTGGTTATTTCATACAAATCTTTTAAATTTTTATGTCTCAATTTGGACACGTTGTAAACAATACCGTCTATTCTACTATCAAAATTATTTTGAACATCAAAATCATATTCAAAAATTTCATCATATAATTTAAAATTATATTTTTCCAATATTTTATTTTGATACATGGAACCTACACATAGAAAAGGTTGTTCATATAATATTGGTTTATACGTTTTTTCTGTAATCATGAGACAATCATTCCATTCAGTAGTTTCGGTAACTAAATTGAAATATGTCGTATTGTTGAGAACTAATTCAGAGTATTCCGTTTGTTTATATTCAAAATCAAAGTCATCAATTTTAAGTATTTTACCATCCCAATGTTTAAATTCATGTTTATTTAAACATTCATTTTCATAAATCGCATTCCAAGAAATTAATCCCTCATCAATTAAATTGTTTTCACTTAACTTATCCATTAATACTGCTCTATGATACCTATATTTACCATTTAGACACAAAAATAATTTATCAATTTTATCTTCTTGTCTTTTTTTGTTTCTAATATCTTTTAAACCATAATATGTGTAGTGTAAATAATATGTTGGCCAAAATATAAATTTAACATTTTCAATTGGTCTATAAAAAACATTTCTGTTGATTTCACTTCTATCGTCCGCACATGTAAGGACGTATAATATTATATTATGTTCTAATAGTGTTTTTTCTAATGTTTTAACATTTTCACAATGATTGTCATTAATGAAATAGTTCCATTGTAAATATTCATCAAAACTCGGTTCAATTCCCTCATCTAACGACCATAGAATGTAATGTTTAGACTTTTTTTCTATTATTTTATTTACTAGTGATAATAAATTTTTTTGATTTAAATCATTTGGAAATATAATACTTAAATTATTATTCATTTTTTTATGTACCAATCAATGGTTTCTTTTATTCCTTGTTCAAAAGTATAATTAGGTTCAAATCCTAATTCATTTTTTATTCTATCTATACTCACCGCTCTAAATGGGATTGTGGTGGGTTTTGTGACATCGTATTCAACTTTTGGTCTTTCACCTGTAACTTTCAAAATAGTGTCTACAATCTCACCTATTGTGATTCCACCACCATATCCTAAATTATATGGTCTCATTGATTCACCTTTCTCCAATATTAATAGTGCTCCGTTTACGACGTCTTTAACATATAAGAAATCTCTTACAACATCAGGTGTTCCCCATATCACAAACGGGTCTTCTCCACTTAAATGTCTTTTAATTAAAGCGGGAACAACATGACAAGTTTTTAAATCAAAATTATCATATGGTCCAAATATTGCGGTACATCTCGCCAAAGCAATTTCTAATCCTGAAAATCTTGATACGTGTTCCATTAACTTCTCTCTATACCTTCTCATCCAACCATAACCATAATATGATTTATATGGTTCATCTACCCAAAACTCATCTTCGGTTAATGGTCTACGAATATCAGGATAACCAGTGGAACTATTTAAATCTAAAAATCTTTTAACTTTATTTTTCGCACATGCTTCCAATACATTACCAATAATTGTTAATTGATTTAATGATATTTGAACATCCGTTGGTACGGTTGATGGGTGAGCGATACTTCCCCCACAATGAATTACATAGTCCGCCCCTTGTGTTAATATTAAACAATCATTCAAGTTTGTTAAATCAATGTTTTTAATCACTTTAATTTTATCATCACTAACTTGAAGTGGTTTATTATGTGTGTGTGTTCTTACATCGGCACCCCTTTCTATTAACTCCAATAAAAAATGTGATCCAATAAAACCTGAACCACCGGTTACTACTACTGTTTTTCCTTCTAAAAAATTACTCATATTAATGATTTACAAATGGGTTATACCTTTTATCTAAAATATCTTTATTATTTAAATACCATTCCGTTGTTAACTTAATACCTTCCTCTAAACTTGTTTGTGGTTCAAATCCATATGAATTTGCTCTTGTCATATCAAACAATCTAATATCATCGCCTTTAATTCCACTTGGGTTATATTTTACCGTATTATCTCTACTTGAATGTTTTGTAACTAAATCAACGACATCCCCTATTGTATGTTTTTTACCTGAACCTAAATTTAAAGGTTGTGTTATTTTATTTTCTACCGCAAATACCATACCTCTTGCGACATCATCTGCAAAGATAAAATCTCTAACCGCTGTTCCGTCTCCAAATACATCTAATATATCATTTTCATTTGCCTTTCTAATTAATGATGGTACAACCATGGCATTTGTTGGGTTGAAGTTATCGTAAGGTCCGTATACATTGGCCGGTCTCACAATTGAGAATCTATCAAAGCCATATTGTATTTTATACGATTCGGTTTGTAATTCACCCATTCTTTTAGTCCATCCCGCAAATCTATCATTTGGTGATGGAAATGTTGACCAAACACTATCTTCTTGAAATACTTCCGCGGGTGAATAAACACCGACTGAACTGGTATATAAAAACCAATCTACATTTGCCTCGTATGCCGCTTGAATCATATTTGTATTAAACTGTAACATTGGAACCATGAAATCCACGGGTTGTTCCATACACATTTTAGGTGACCCTTTAACTCCCGCTAAATGAAAAACATAGTTCATTCCTTTACAAATATCCAAACAATTGTCAAAGAATCTTAAATCAACTTGTAAATGTTCAACACCTTCGGGTAAATCTGTTGGGGTTGTTAAATCTGCAATATATATTTTACATTCCTTATCAATTAATTGGTTTATCAATGATCTACCAATCATTCCTCCACCTCCAGTAATTAAAACTTTTTTATCTTTAAACATTGTTTAACATTTTACATAAATTTATTATTTGGTCGTCATTTAAATCAGTATGATTACCAATATAAAGTGAATTACTATGTACATAATTTACATTGGTTAATTCACCTTCAATACGATGTTCGTATTTTTTTAGATATGGTTGTAATGCTTGATTACCACCACCCGCAGTGCCCAATCTATATTCCACACCTGATAAATCTAAAATATCTCTAACGCCACTAAAATCATCATTAATATTAAACCTATCCTCATATCCCTTTTTCATTATGAGAGGTAACGCAAAATTGCTATTACCTTCCACATCAAATTCGGTATAAAATTTATGATTATCTAAATTATCTAACCATACCTTAAAATTATGTCTACGTTTATCCACATTTGAATCAATTCTATTCATTTGTTCAATACCTAATACGGCATTTATTTCAGTACTTCTCACATTGAATCCGGCAACGGCAAAAGTAAAAAGAGGATTTAATTCAGGATAATTACGAACAAAGTTATCTTGGAGTTCTTGTGACCCTTCTCTTGTCATTCCGTGTGACCTAAATAAACGAACTATGTCATTCGCATTATCATCATTAACACATACCATACCACCTTCAATGGTTGTGATGTGATGTCCAAAATAAAAAGAGAATATTGATATATCACCAAATGAACCCACTTTCTGACCCTTAAATGTTGCTCCGTGTGCTTCACAACAATCTTCAATTAATACTAAATTATATTTCTTGGAAATTTCTAAAATCTTTTCATTAATGGCGTTGAAACCTAAACAATGTACAAGAACTATCGCCTTTGTTTGTGGTGTAATTGCTTTTTCAATATTTTCGGCGGTGATTGATAAATTATCCATTGAGATGTCAACAAACACGGGTGTCATTCCTAATTGAACAACAGATGATATATCGGAAACCCAACCTAATGGTGGTACAATAACTTCACCGATACCGTAAAGTTCTTTAACTAATGCAATTGATAGGAAATTACCTGATGCCCCTGAGTTAACCATTACAGAGTGTTTGGTACCCAACCACTTAGACCATATATCCTCGAACTCACGGACTTTTAATCCATTTGTGAGTCTTTGATTTGATAGTATAAAATCAGATAAAACTTCTCTATCTTTTTGACTTACGTTGTCATTAATAAGAGGCCATTTGTAATTCATAATTATGTTTTATATATAACATAATATAACTAAAAAATATTAAAATAACAACACCTTTTCTAATAAATTGGGGTCAATTTTAATTGGGTTATGTAATCCCATTGCATGTTCTGAAAAAATGTCCTCCATACTAAAATTATATGCGGTTTCAATATCGGCAACCCCTTCTCCTTTTAAATTTTTAACAAAAAATATGTCTTCTAGTGGTATATTTGATTTGTCATCATTTAATGTACATATTTCAATCATCTTATCCTTATTTCTTAATGAGAGTCCACCATTACCCACAAAATATCCCTCCTTTGGTTTTATCCATGGAGCACCAATGTAATCGTATTTTAAAAACTTATCGATACCTCCTCTTATTAATATCGAATCGTTTTGAAATGATAATATTTTTTTACCTTTAACTTTTTTCCAAAAATCGGTAGTCATCATCATATCGTTATATTCTCTTTTTGTTAAATTGTCCGTACCTAAATTCATTAAAGAAACGTTATCCCAATTTTTTGTAATGTTTAATATTTGTTCAATATTTTTAGTTCCATGAAAAATCTGTAATCCCCACTTTTTACTTGAGTCTTCTAAATAATACATAACGGTCTTTATTATTGTCTCAATATTTTCATCTATTCTTGGTTCAACAATAACGGCAAAGTAATCAGAATCAACTGGTAATGATGGTACATAATCTACCAATTTTTTCTTCATGTTCTCAAGATGCTTATTCCAAATTTCTAAATAGGTCATAAAAATTTTTTAATTTCTTGATAAATGTATTTACCTATTAGTTTATAACCTAATGAATTTGGATGATAGTCTCCCTCCCAAAAATTATTTTCATCATTCCAAACACTTCTACTCCCATACTCCCAAACGCCAATATCATTTTTTATTTCGTACTTTCTTAATGTATCGGATACACATCCGTCGGGGTTTATAAAATATTTTGGTAATTTTTTAGTGTCAACATCTTCTTCTCTAAATGATGGATAAAATGAATTAAAATAAAAATGTTTATATCCCTCTAATAATTCTTCCATCAATAGGTATATTTCAACCACATTGTGAATGTCTTTTGATTTATAACGATATGGGTAGGATAACATTACTAAAACGATATCATCTTTATTAATGAATCCGTTCTCAACTGTTTCTTTTAAATCTTTTAAAATGTATTCATTACCATAACCACAAACACCTAAATTAACATATTCACATTTTAATTTATCTGAAACCCATCTTGGCCATGAGTTCATATCTCTTAATTTTTGAATGAACATGTGGGGAAATGGTTCTTCTTTATATTTTACATCAGTTTCAATTCCATGTCCTGCCGTCCAACTATCTCCAAATGTTATCAATCTCATATTATGTTATATTTTTTTATAAAATCATTTATATTTGATTTTATAAATTCATTATAGATTATTTTATGTGATTCAGTGTCATAATGAGTTGAGTCGCAAGGGGTTAATTTTTTTTCTTTGGTAAAATTTACCACACAGCCGTCAATAATATCAAATTCTTTTATTATATCACCATACCCATTTTCTTTTGCCAATTGTTTAATATCTACATTCCAACTAAAAAATAAAACTTTTTTACCAAAATAATCAAATAAACTTTTATATGTCATTAAAGTATGGAAAATTTTAATTTTCATATTATAATCCGATATTAACACATGTTCTTGAAGAAAATCTAAAATATCTGTTGAAAAGTTAGTATCTAATATTTTATTTAGATCTCCTCCTCCATTTATTAATAAATTGTAATAACTAATCCCATTTGTTTGTCTATGACAATTAATGTTTGACGGTCTGTACACCACGTTATTGTATTTTTTATATTCTTCTTGTGGGTCGTTACCATATAAACCCATCATCATTCTACTTGGATCTGTTAATTGAATTATAAAAAAATCAATGTTATTTTCACTCTCCAATATTTTTTTTACTTTCTCAATAAACATTTCATTACTGGCACCAGGACTAGATCCATCAATGGTTTCACACAATAAATCTTTTTTCATATGTGTTGACCAACACAAACCATATGAATTAGTGGAATGTGAACATCCAGCAAATCCTATTTTCATATTAAATTATATTTTTAATAATGTGTTTATAAAAGTATTCAGATTGTACCCTATGGCCATGTTCACCAAAATGACAATCAGATATTAACCCGTCAGTCTCATCTATTATTTTACCAATCATTTTTCCACTATATTGCAATGGTAAAGATAAATAACCAAGCATCATATGATGGTGTTCCCATGGATTTTCACAAGGTGGTGTTATAAATTTTTTATCATTTATAAATTCACTATTACAATTAAATATATCTATATCACTTGTCCAATGAAATACGTTTATATTTGATTTTTCACAAAATAAATTTATAAAATTTATCCATAATTGAACTTCTTTTAACCAAATTGGGTTTGATCTATTAACTAAAATTTCTTCTATGGCCCTACTTGATAATCCGGTTTCGGGATAATTAGTTATACTCGGTAAAATTTGATTAAAACCATTTCGTGAACCTGGATTAGCAGCTTGGAATCTTACAACATGTGTCCACCCAAATATTACAATATCTCCTTGTTTAATTAAATCAACCACTTCTAAAAATTGATTCAAAATTGCATAGTTTGAATCTCCACCAAATGCCATATTTTTAACTTCTAAATTTAACTTTTTTCCCAATAATGTTGGCCAAACATCCGGTAAAGTTCCACCTCTCCAATGTTTATAATCATCATAATTACTTCTAACAAATTTATCACCGACCGGATTATATTCCGCTGTAAAGCTACATCCAAATGTCCATAATGTTCCCATATTATATTAAATTTTTAAAAAATGTAAAATCTGAAGTATCCGACAACATCTTTAAAACTTTGTTTTTATTATCAATAAAACGTTGTTGGTTATTTCTATAAAATTCTTTTATTTGTTCTTTATTTTGATTCAATCTTTTTATTTCTTCTACAAACATGTATAATCTTTTTTTGAAATTTGGTTCACTATCATATTCATGATTAATTATATCATCAAAAAAATCATAATCATATAATTCTTTCATCTTTTTTATGTGATTATGAGTTGCTAATATTAAAGGAAACTGAAAATAATAAAATGGTTTAAATGATTTTTCGGTTATGTGGATAACTTTATTTTCGTCTAAATATTGTGATTCCGTAGTTATGTTAATATAAGAATTTTCATGATTCACACATAATGTCGGGACTAACATCCATTCAGGTAAAATATTTTTAACAAAATTACCCTCACCATCTATCCAATTTGCATCTATTTCATAATCATTTTTTTTAATTCCAATATTTAAAAAATATTTTATTTCTTCTTTTATCGATTCAATTTCTTGTGAATTAAATATGTGACTATAAAATTCATTTTCAGCATTTGGATTATAGTCAGGTATTAACGACCAATTTATATCCTCTAATAAATTATTTTTTTTCAATAAACATAACAACGCATACCTATGTCTTTTAGGTCCTTTATTAAAACACATAAAAAATTTACCTTTTTTTTCTGTTATTAAAGAACACTCTCCCTCCATTTCTAATACTCTAGTTGATGAGAATGGTAAAAAATTAATTTTATATACGTTAATATCACTATTATGTTCTTTTTTAATATCATCAATTAATGAGTTATTATTAATAAAATAAAATTGTTTTGGATTTAAATTATTTTTAATTACAAAATTATTAAGTTCTAAAAACCCGTTTTCGTCATCTGATTCGTGTTCTGTAACAAATCCCACGTAAAAATTTTCACATTTTAACAAAACATTTTTTAAATTTTCATTAAAAAATTGTTCAAATTTTGCTTGTTTAAAAATTTGTTCATAATTAAATCCATGTAATGTTATGAAATAATAAAAATTTTCATCGGGTCTCTCATATACTTCATTAAATCTACATTTTTTTAATTCAAATTTATCATTACTCGATAATGTATTTTGTAGATATCCAAAAAAAAGTCCTTTATCTAAATATGACCACATTAAATGATGCATATCTCCAAAATGTAAATTAGGAAAATGTTTTTTACCGTTATAATTTGTATTGTCAATGTCTAACCAATCATCATACACTAAATTTATTGTATTTTTTTTAATCATATTTTTAATCGTATTTAAAAAGTAACTTGGGATTACATCCTGATTAATTGCATCATGTACCTCATATGTATATTCTTTAAATAATTCAATTAATTCTTTTGGTAAAAAAGGATCTTTTTCTATGATTTCTAACGCTCTTTTTTTATTTCTTTTAATCTTATCTTTAATAATATTGTTTAAATCATTTAAATTTTTATTTTTAAGATTTAATAAATTATTAACTACACCATCAGTTCTTTCCTTTAAATTTGGTTTTTTATCAAATGTATAATCAATTATTTCGTGATATAATTCAAATCCATATTCTTCTAATATATAATTTTGGTTCATATAACCTAAACATATAAATGGTTGTTCTAATAAAATCGCCTTAAAGGTTTTTTCTGTTACAAAAAGAAAATCATCACTAGATTCTGTTACAATTGTTAAAAATGTATTGGGTATCAATATTTGTTTTGTCCATTCATTTAATATTTGTTTTCCGTCGTCTTCTAAATCAATATTTAACAATGTTTCGTTCCAATATTTAAATTCGTAATTAATTTGGTAATCATCGTATTTAATCATTCTCCAAGATACTAAACCATCGTTTAATAGTTCATGTTTTGATAGGTTATCAATTAATTCACATCTATGATATCTTGACTTATTATTGTAGCATAGATAAAGATAATTAAAATTATTTCTATCTATTATATTTTCAAAATTAGATATTTGTGATTTTAAATGGTACATTGTATAGTGTAACAATGAAGTTCCCCAGGGTAATATATTTATATAATCAACTATACGTTTATTACCAAATATTGATTCCGATTTATGTATGTGATGTTGGTATTCGGCACCACAAATAATATATAATTTAATATTCCTATCAATCAATAAATTTTTAAAAATTTTAAAGTTTTCTTCGTTATCTAACGCACGAAAAGATGCCTCAGTGATATTAAAAAAAAATATTTTGTTAAAATTATATCTTTTAATTTCATCAATAATGTAAGATAAACCTTGTCCTACTCTTCCATCAACATGTGATATATTATAGATTCCAACTCTTTTATCTAACATTTATATTTTTTAAAAATGGTAATATTATTTCTTTTGTAAACATTTCATGCCCATAATCATTTGGGTGAATTCCTATATATCCATTAAAATCAGGTTTATTAAAACCTTTATCTTTACAATTAATTTTAACCCATTCATGACACCCATTTATCGGTAAGAATTTCTCAAAATTTACCATATTAAATAAATATTCAACTTCAGGATGTTTTAATGTTGTTTCGTTTTCTTTATTTAAAATATCCATATATGTGGTCATAAAATATTTTATATTATTTTTTTCTAAATATAATTGTACTAATAAAATATTTCGTAACGTTTCTATCATTGCACCTACATATGTATGGAAATTTTGATACCACATTTTAGCTAATGGTGTGTTCCAATGTGAATTTATTATAACCCAATTTTTACGGTTTTCAACTATACTTGTTGGGTTTTCTTCCCATCCGTCTACATTCTCTAATCTTAAATTATTATCTATAAAGAAATTGTGTCTATCAATACCACTCCACATGATACCGACAATTATTTCTTCACTTTTTTTTGTTTTTAATTGTTCATTAACATTATATAAAACCTTTTGAGCAATAATGTTATTTCCTTGACATGGCATTGATACGTTCAATAAGTCATATTCATTTAACTCTTTAAGTTTGTATGCCCAACTCCAAGGTTGGTGTGTAAAACTACAACCACTAGCAATTAAAATTTTTTTATTTTCCTCCATAATAAACTGTGTCTTTGTATTTTCTTTCTCTCCATGGGTCTAATACAATACTACCTTCAGGGAAAACAGTATCATTATGTGTTCCTCTATGCCCTAATAAGTATATTGCGGGTCCGTCTATTAAATCAAAATTCATTGGGTAATTTAAATAATGAGCGATTAATCTCGTATAAGAACCATCCACATACGGAACACCAGGTTTAAAACTTTCTCCCATAATTACAAGTGGTAAATTATATTTATCCTTTAGTTCCATCATTTTATTAGCAATATTATGTGCCTGTTCCTCTCTTGATTTCATTACTGCATCAAATAAATCATATGTTAAACCATATTCTTGTGCCATAAACCTCAACGCAATATTATCTCTCGGATGACATCCTCCACCATCTCCCATTCCAGCTTTCATATAAGCCGGTCCCATAATTCTATACGAACTTCTCTCTAATGCACCAGTAACAATATCGGTATTCATATTACCATTTTTTTCCGCTACATCCATTATCATATTCACTAATGATAACTTAGTAGAAATAAATGTGTTATAAAATATTTTAATAGCCTCCGCATCGTCCCATGTACCTATTTCACATCTTGTTTCGGGGTGTATGAATGTTCCGTAGAACTCTGTTAGTTTTTCCGCGTCTCCCGTTCTTGACCCGTCCTCCGTACCTATTATTAACATTTCTGGTTTGACCATATCTTCTTTAACTGTACCCATTGCAATTAGGTATGGATTATATATAAAACGATAATTTTTAACCAATGGTATAAATTCACGTCTTGTGGTGCCGGGTAAAACTGTTGATATTAAAACAACTAACTGTTCTTTTGTTGTATGTTGATTTATCTCATTCAAAATACCCTTAACAATTGAATAGTCAAAATCTTTTGGTTCCAAATGTGATGTTGGTTGACTCCCATCGTAATCTTTGTGATGTGGGGTCGGTACCGCAATGAATATCAATTCCCTATCTCTACAAACATCTTCTAATGATGTTGTCATAGATATTGTACTATCCTTAATTTCCATCACATCGTAACCAAGAACATCGTGATTAGCACTCTGCATAACTTCAGCGGCCTCTTTTCCTAATTTACCAATTCCAATAAATCCAATTCTCATATTAATTTCTTTTTGTTACCATTTTTATTTATATCTTCCCAAATACCTATTAAAACTTCTTTAATTGTTTTAGATTCGTCGGTTTCACCGTAATTTTCAAAATAATAAGTTTTGAAATGGTTGTAATTAAATTCACATATCTCAAACATTTCTTCTCTCAATTTTTTTAATTCATCTAAAGATTTTAAACTAAATTTTTCTAACTCATTAACAATCATTTTAGATCTTTTATCCCTATCAGGTTCATCATCATAACTCTCATCTATCCATCTATCAAACGTTTTGAAACCGATTGATTTTAAATACTTTAACGAATACTGATTACCGTAAACCATAAATGGATGACCTACCATAATTGGTTTCCAAATTTTTTCAGAAAAAAATAGTGTCCCGTCATCAACTAATGTTTCCGTAACTACTGAAATAAATGTTTTTTTAAAATCTTCAACAGTTATGTTAACCGCCAAATTATATTTTAATTCAGGCATCGTATCAATCGTCATTGGTGTTTCATTATCAAAAAATGATTTTATATTATCTGAAACTTCATAAGGTATTTCTGAAATTTTATCTATACTAATTAATCCTTTATATATAAGATTTTTTTCCAATAAATCAATTATAAATCTTATTCTTTGATGTCTATATTGTCTATTATAGGATAAAAAAAGATATTTTTCATTTGTCGGTTCAAAAGATACGATTCTCCCCTTATATTTATTCCACGGCTCAAAATGTGAAACCCCTTTTGCTCCAAACCCTAAATTTCTTTCAATTACTATTTTTTCTGACAATAAATTTCCACACACATAAAAGATAGAATTTTTTGGTAAATTTGATTCTAATCTCCATTTTTCTATTATCTCAAAATCTTCATTATTTTCCATTCCGGAATAACCTTCATATATAAAAAACATTAATATTTTAGATTTACCATTTCTTATATCATCTATATAATTCTTTGAAATGCATGAAAACCCAATATCTAAATTATTTTCAAAAAACGTATTCGTATATATATTAATAATGTATATATGTGACGAACCATTTAATTCGTTTTTTGGTGTATATTGAATTAAATTACAAATTTTAGGTGTAGTTTGATGTCTTAAATGTTCTAAGTCAAACATTTCACCATCTTCCGTTAATACATTCCATTCCCCCAATGTATGTGGAATTGCCAATTTTTTTGATTCCTTTATATACCAAGTTTTAGAAGATCCGTTAGGTCTGTAATAATCAAAAATACTGTCCCAATCTTCTAAACTACAAATAATTTTTTCCATATTGATATATGAAATATAAGAAAATTTATTTAAAAAAACAATAAATTAACTAAAACTATTCGGTATTTAATTATTTTTTATTATATTAGTATTATGGTAAAAAATTTAAACGATAATCTACCAATTGTTAGGAATTCACTTTGGGATAAACATGGACTTATTCAATTCGAAAGGAAAATGGCCGACTATTGGGAATCTGGTAAAGTAAGAGGTCCCATACATTTAAATGGTGGTAATGAGGACGAATTAATTGAAATTTTTAAACGAATTAAAAAAACCGATTGGGTTTTTTCGACTTGGAGATCCCATTATCATGCATTATTAAAAGGTGTTCCTTCGGAATGGTTAGAACAAGAGATATTGGAAGGTCGTTCAATAACGATTATAAACAAAGAAGAGAATTTTTATAGTTCAGGAATTGTTGCCGGTATTATACCGATAGCGGTTGGTGCGGCAATTGCAAATAAAAGAAATGGTAGTAATGACATAGTATGGTGTTTTTTAGGTGACATGACATATGAAACAGGTATTTTCATGGAAAACCACAAGTATGCCAAAAATTTTGATTTACCTATTAAATTTGTCATCGAAGATAATGGAGTATCGACAAATACCCCAACAATTGAAACGTGGGGGGTTAAAAGTGGAGTTCCAAATGACATTATTTGGTATGACTACGAAAAGCAATGGCCTCACTATGGTACAGGTAAATGGGTTATATTTTAAACATTAAAAATTAGATGAATACACAACAACAAACACCTTATAAAGATGCATTGACTAACTCAATGACTTATTTAGGTCAACAAAATGATACAGTTTTTATTGGTCAACAAATTATTTGGCCTGGAAACCCAATGAGTTCTACTTTAAATAATGTTTCTAAAGAAAAAATGATTGAGGTTCCTGTAATGGAAGATTCACAAATGGGAATGTCATTAGGGATGGCGATGGTCGGTAAGTTTGTTATTACATTCTACCCTCGTTGGGACTTTTTAATATGTGCAACAAATCAATTAGTTAACCATGTTGATAAAATTGGTTTAATGAGTGGTGGTGAATGGAAACCTAACATGATTATTCGTGTGGGTAAAGGTTCAGATAATCCATTGGATCCAGGTCATCAACATAAAGGTAATTATTTTAATGAATTTAAATCGATGTGTCCCAATATTAATTTTATCGATTTAAAAGATTGGGAATCAATTGAATTTCACTATAAAAATGCGTATGAAAAGGGTGGAATTCATGTTATAGTTGAGTATCCTGAACTTTATAATTTATAAATGAATAACATTTTAAATTTAGTGTACGATATTTGGGATGGTGATGCTCCAATTTTTAACGGAAAGAGTCATTATCCGAATAAAATTTTTTGGGATTTTGAAGATTTTATAAAGTCGTATATTAATTCATTTTCAAATTGTGATGAGTCAGGTAAAATTGTAATTAAAAATCATAAAATTAAAGATGTTTATGACAATTCAAATGAAAAATTTTATTACGTAATTTGTCATGCTTCAATAAGTATTGATGAAATTATTAACGATAAACTAATCCTTTCTGAAGAAATTATTGAATGTTTAAAAATATGTAAAAATTTTAATCTTATATTTTTTTCTCATCATGAGTCAGATAATGAAAATGGATTTGCCGTTTTAAATAACATTGGTGTTTCACCTAAACAAATATACATTGTTAATAACAATTATAAATTAAATCATTACGTCATTAATTATAAGTCAGAAATTAACGTATATAGTATAATGTACTTACCAATCGTAGTTGCATTATCCCTTGAAAAAAATGACATACCATTTGATGTATATGAAAAAAATAAATTTTTTATGTGTTTTAATAGAGGTCCTAAAATACATAGATGTAGCTTATTGATTTATATGTTAAAAAATAAATTATTAGATGACACAAATTGGTCTTTTATACCTTTATATTCTAAAAAATGTCAAAATTCAAATTATTTGTCTTTATTTGATGATAGTGAATTAGAGACACTACATGATGAAATTGAATATATTGATAATTTAAAAATAAAAATTAGTGACACCGAGGTAAATGATTTAGAATTTGATGATAATAATGAAATAACAATTATAAACCCAATTTATGTAAACAGGCTTTATCCACCAGACATACCGCACAATTATAAAAACGCATATATTAATATTGTTACGGAATCACAATTTATTGATTTAGGAAATGTTATTCATATAACCGAAAAATCATTTAAACCATTTTTTTACTATCAGTTTCCGATTATTTTGGCAACACACCACCACATTAAATCATTAAAAGAAAAATATAATTTTGATTTTTTTGATGATGTAATTAATCATAGTTATGATAATGAGCCGGATCAAAAGAAAAGATTTAAAATGATTACAGAAGAATTAAAAAGATTACATGAAAATAAAGAGACTTTAATTGAATTTTATTCAAAAAATTCACAAAGATTTGAAGATAATAAAAACAAAGTAATTCAAATAGGCAAAAATAAAAGTGATTATCTTTTTATTAAAAATTTATTAAATTAATAATGTGCTTTTATTATAAAATCATATAACATATCAGAAATTAATTTATACCCATGGATATTAGGATGTTGGGTTGGTCTATCTTTATAATTTTCACTATGTTCCCAAATATCTTCTCTGTTTGTATCGTTCAAGAAATCTCTTATGGTTTTTTTACCGAACCTCCAATAATATTTTTTATCAATTATATCTAACCTATCATCATGTTTATTTAATTCAATTATCATACTTTCAAAAGCATCACACATTACATATTTAACTTCATAAAAATCAAACATCTTCTGTAAAAAAATAATATAGTTTTGGTTAACTATATTATAATAATTTTGATTAAATAAATTGGATACGTATAATTCTTTAAATGAACACAAAAAATTATTATATTTTTCATTTTCACTTTGATATGACTCAACGAATTTGTGGGGATATTCTATTAAGTGTTTTATTGACCAGCTAACCCATTCGTTTTTAGGTAAAAATGGTACCAAATCCCTTAAAGATGATGACCACATAATAACCACAATATCATTTTTTTCAATCTTACCTTCAATTAAATCGTCAACAATTTTATTAAAAATATTTAAATTTGAATTTCCTGAAATGCCGTTATTAATGGATTTTACATTAAGTTTATCTGACACTATTTTTAGCCAAGAATGTTTTTTCCATTCATTTCTATTATTAGTGGTTCCTTGTCCCTCAGTCCAACTATCTCCATATCCATGTAACCTCATATTACTTATTAAATGATACAATTGAGTATCTTGGAAATTGTGCATACTCCTCAACTGAACTAACAAAGTGAGGTGATCTAAAAACTTTATTATTTAGTAATGTAACCCTATTGAATTTAGGTAGAACTTGTTTATTAAATTCAAAATCTTTATCATCAACAACGTTTAGTATTCCTCCCCAATCCCACATCCATTTTTCATTTACATAGTATATTAAATTAATGTGTCCACCATAATCATCAATGTGTGTTCTGAAGTAATCTCCTTTATCTGATTTGTGACATCTAATGTCAAATTCATTCAATTCAAATGGTGATACTTCCTTTAACATCGGTACAAAAAATTCATTGTACGTATTTTTAATATCTTCGTTTTGTTCTAATGTAACGGACCTACTATATCTTGTTGAGTATATTTCGTCTCCTTTAGGTAAGTAAGGTGATTCGGTTTTAAAAACGTGCTCAAAGTGATTTTCTCTTACTTGATGTTTAAGTTCCCATGTTTGTTCATTTACGAATAAATCATGTATTTTTTTTGCAACATCGGTCGGTAAAAAATTGTCAATTACTGTGTAACCAATTTCCAATAAATCGCTTTTGTTTTTAGTGTACATAAAATTACATTTAACCTTCTTCTTCTGTTATGTCGGTTTTACTCCAACTTATTCCCCAATTTTGAAATTCAGCCGCCAAACAATCAAGTTTATAATCTTTTCTACCTCCCACAACTTCTTGTATTTTATTCTTTGCGGTATTTCTAACACCATTTAACCCATGTGTTAATTCTAAATTATTTCCATCTTTTATACCTTTACGATAATTAGATTCGTTATGCCAAATATGTAAATTGGTTTGTGCTAAAACAACTATTGCTCTGATGGTTTCTGCATTTATAGTGTTAGGATGTTCATTTAAAAATAATTGAACGTCATGTTGAATGTCTCTTATTTCTTGTGAGTATTCCTCTTTATGTTCAGTTATAAAAACTTCCTTTAATTGTGATATACTTAACCTATCTACTAATTCTGCCAAAGTCGGCAAATACTTTCTTTCGTTGTTTTTCATTTTATATTATTTATTTTTTGGTATTAAGGAATCTCCCATTGTTATTATGTGTTTATATATGATTTCCGATATTACTTCATGACCTTTATATGATGGGTGTGAACATTTTGTAATATAACCATAATCACTTATTTTATCAATTGAAACAGATAATTTCCTAAAATTATCCATGCTCAATATTAAATCTAATAAATCGTCTCTCTTTTCTAAAGATAACAATAAATCAGTTACACATAAACTCCCATTTGGGTATAAAAACGTATTCCAATCTATTATATCAACTAAACCATTAACTCTTTTTGGTTCCCTGTACATTGTGTTATCATCATGTGAAACACCTTTTATATTATCAATTAATGATTTTCTATTTATATCATTTTCAAAACCACTTGTTAATACTAATTTAGCATTATTAACAATACACCAATTTTTTACTAATGATATATTTAACAATAATTCTATTACTGAAGATTTATCACTATGTGCATAATTTAAATATCCACCAAAAAAATCTTTTTCTGGATTGTCATCATTAATTGAAGGCCATATTGTTTTAAAATGAACATGTTCAGCATATTCTTTATGTACAAAATCAAACCTTTCTCTTCCACTTAACATAAAAACAACAATTTTTTCTTTTGCCATTTCTAAATTTAACTCTGGATGTAAATACAATTCATTTGCCGCCGCCCTGTTACCTCTCCCTAACATGCCAAAATTTATGGGGGTAAAATCAGTTAAATAATTTTCACAAATCTTATTAACCCATGAATTTTTATAATTGGATTCTAAAACATCTACGTTCTCATTTAAATTCATTTTATTAATGTCCCAATCATATTTTTCCCACAAATCTATTGAGCAAGCTCCCTGCCCTTGGGTGAAACTATCCCCTAACCCAATTAATATTTTTGAGTTTTTATCAATTTTTAAATTTTTTTCTTGCCAATAATACATTATATTAATTTTATTTTAGGTATTTTAAAAACTTCATTTGAGTATCTTTCTAACTCAAGAAATTCAATTGGTCTATTTATTAGTTTATCCATAAAAGTTCTATAATTGTGTTCTACAATTTCTTCCATAGACTTAAACCAACTTAATTTATCTTCTATGTTTATTATTTTTTTTATGGATTCTACAATTGCTTCCATTCTTTCAAAAGTCGGTAATGAGTCATAACTTTCGTCAATAAATCCATCAAACGTTCGATAACCAGTTTCTCTTAATTTTTTTAGGGTATCTTTATTACCCATTATAATAAACGGTTGTCTACACGCTATTACTTTATATGTTTTTTCACTAATAAACATTGTATTATTACTATCACCACAATGTGCTTCACTAATAACTGTTACAAACGTATCCAAACAAATTTGATCATTAAACCTTCTTATGTAATGATTATCGTCCATTTCATCATTTCTTTTTCCATAAACTAATAATGGTAAGTTTTCAGTTAAATTTTCAACATAGTCGGGTTCTATAGTTTTACCTTCAAAGTACCAATTACTTTTTTCAAATTTATTCATACTAACGAGACCTTTATCTAAAATACCGGCTTCAAACATATACTTATAAAACCATATTCTATGTGGTCTTAGTCTTTTATTAAGACAAGCAAATGATTTTATGTTATCAATATTATCTGTTTTATATTTTATATGATTCTCCCACGTTGGTAAACTTTCATTTCTATGTGGCATATGTAAAACTGTTATACCTAAATCCAACTCAAAATGTGGATATCCAATTACTTTAATCCTTTCAATGATTTCATTATCATTCGCCCATTTTGTGTAAAATTCTTCAACCACCATATTACCAGTCACATAAACAACCTGTTTTGGTGATATTTTCCATTCTCTACATTCTTTATGAAACCAATCCCATAACCATTCTGTTTGATATCCTTCAAAACTTTGGTCAATTAATAGGATAGCGTCTTCATTTTGTAAATCCCTTAAATATTTTTCATTAAGATGTGAGAATAGACTTTTAACATTTTCGTAATAACCAGTCCAATCCTCTGGACTATGGTTTACCCCACATGAAATTATATATTTTTTTATATCTTCATTACTATCGTGAAAAGTATGTGTTGTGTTTATTTCATTCGATACGTAAAATAAATGACTTGCATTTAATAATGGGGACACACCAAATCTACGAATCCCAGATGGGTTTACATCTTCACAATTGGTAAAATTTAAAAAATTTTTTCCGTCTTCAAATATAAATTTCATATTACAAGTTATTCTTCAATATAAGTATTATTTTTGGGATTTAAAAGACATAATATTGAAATAATTACGAATACCTTCTTCATAGTTAATGTGTTCAAAATCTACATATTTTTTTAATAAACTAAAATCAACTCCATAATCTCTACTGTCATTTGTAAAATTTTCAAAGTATTCAAATGATTTTATTTTTTTTATAATATTAATCAGTTCTAATTTATTTATATTCAATTCATTGACTCCAATATTTAAAATTGGTTCGTTAAATTGTATGTTTACTAAAGTGGTTATAATTTTAACACAATCAATAACATGTAAATGTGGTCTTTTAGCTAAAGGGTCGTATATTTCAATTGGTTTTTTGTCAATTACATCATTTATTATATTATTAATAAAAACGTCATTTCTCCATATTTTAGTGGCAGATGTATTATAATCAAAATTACCGTAAAGTGTTGATAATCTTAATATTTTAAAATTTGAATTTTTATTTTCGGTAATAATTTTCTCACACTCTATTTTCATTTTTGAATAGAGTGACGTTGGTATAACCTCTGAATTTTCATTTACAATGTCTTCCGTCTTACCGTAGACACTACAACTACTAATAAAATATACCTTGGGTGTTCTATATATCCCAGACCAATTAAATGAGTTTATGAATGTATTAAAATAACTAACTTCAGTTTCAACTTGTTTTTCTGTATCTAATTCATTTAATCTAGGTTGTGATAAATAAAATATCATATCAAAAGATGGGTAATGAAAATCAGATCTAAGTGTTATTCCACCTACGTCTCCGTGTATTTTTTTACATTCTATTAAATCTTGTGTATTATATTTGAACTTATCAAATACGACTACATTGTGCCCTTTTTTTGTTAGTTTCTTAGATAATGGTATACCTAAATAACCTCCTCCTCCTATTAGTAAAATATTCATATTATTCTCTTATCATATCGGCCGTGACACAATGAAAAGACCCTCCAAGCGTTCTTGAATGTCTTAATTTACAATCCAATGCCTCAATATTGTATTTTTTTAATTCTTTAATCAGTTCAGTTTGTCTATTGTCCACAATAACTGTATTTTCATCTATTGATAACAAATTAATACCAACCCATACTGAAGCTCGTTCAACTTTATGGTAACCGATGTCCACCATTGGTGGTGACCATATTTTATCCCAAGATTTTAACATCTCAGGCATATTATTTTCATTTACTCTTTCTGGATTTAACAAACAAAGACCCTCACGGAGTAATGCGATGGTTGAATCCAAGTGGCTATATGAATACATGTTTTCAAGGATATGTACCTTGTATTGGTCTCCTAATAGGTTTTGTAACCATTTTCCACCTAACTTGTTACCAGTATTACTAACAAGATATAAAATATCTTTATTTGACCTCAAAATATTAGCAGCATCAAACACAGGTTCTCTCTCGGTTAATGTTAATTTAGATAAATCATCTCTTTGGTAACTGTCATCATTCAAGATTGGTTTTGGTGCGGATATCCACTTTGCCCCTTCGTTCATGTATTCAATAAATTGATTTCTAAAACAATATGTTTCATATTGTCTTGACCTTAATGTCATAGGGGCTTCCAATATTGTATTTCCAATAACTGTAACAGTATCTCTTGGACAGAAAGTGTAATATTGGTCTGTTTTCCAAAAACCATTACTTATTACATTTTCAGTATTAATAACTTCGGGTCTTCTAACTTTAATATCAAGGTCTTTTAATACTTTTACTAAATTTTCTAAATCCTCATATGTTTCTTCATACACCTTATCGTCAAAATTACCTTGTTCTATATATGGGATTCTGTCTTTATCGGCATAATTAATTGCATGTAAATCTATACCATGTTTTGGCATATTAGCGTTGTCGATTGTACCTACAAACACCTCCTTTAATTTACCCCATTCATTATTAACTGATATCATTTTTTCTAAAAATTTCTAATTTTGTCAAATCTGGCCAATCATTAATTGTCCATTCTTTTGGTTTATTTAATATTGCTGTTGGTAATTTAGTTAAACCTTCTTCCGCAATTTCAGGTGTCATATAATAATGATATCCAACCATATCTATATTTTGTTCTTTCCACGGTATATTTGGTAATCTACCGTCATATGACATTTTTTTTAATTTAATAGCAGCTTCTTGATTGTCGGTTAATATCATGCCACCTCTTCCCAATGATAAATGTTTTTGATATTGAAAACTAATTGACATGAAAGTTTTAGGAATATAACTATTTGGTTTCCATAAAACTGCGGCATCGATAACACTATATGAAAGATAATAAAAATCTTTCCAATTTTGAGTTCTCCATTCTAATCCTAAATTTAATTTTTTAGCTAAAAACGGAATTGAGATGTAAGTTTGTTTAGGAACATTAATTGATTTTACATTATTATAACGTAAACATAATTCAATTCCATGTGTACAACTATCGACCGCAACGGCAAACGGAGATCCGAAGAACTCCGCAATTTTTTTTTCAAATTCTATTACAGTGTTAAAATCCATCTTTAAGATTATCAGGAATTAATTTTGATAAAGTTCTGTAATCTAAATTTTCATGCCCAAAATAATAACCGTCTGGTTGTAGCCAATTTGGATTGAGAAATTTATCTTTTATTTTTGTTTCCCAGTCATCATTTACAGAGACTGCCGGTTGATTTCTATAATACTCTGCAAATTCGCTCCATGTTGATTGGTCTGATTTAATTAAAAATTTACAATAACTTAATGAAAATAAATCAACGATATTTTCAATAACATTTCCTCTAATTAAATCATTAATATTCATTTCCGAATTTAATAAATACTCTTTTATTATTGGGACAATATCGAATCTGGTTATAATAGAGTCACCATATTTATCTTTATAATATGAGAAAAATTCATATGGTAAATCTGTACTTAAATAAAATTTTTGGTCTGGATTAATTTTAAGAATATTATCAATAATATTGAAGTATTTTTCATCTTCGACAAAGTCATAATATTTATTTACCTTTGGTTTTATATTTTTCATTTTTGAAAAATCTTTTCTTATTTCAACAGGTAAATTAAAAATATCTTCCTCGGAACAATTCACTCCACTATTTCTTCTAATATGAATACCTACAACATCATAAGTATTTCTTCTAAGTAAATCTTCAATAAATTGATCTTTCAACCTAACATATTTCAACGGCCTTTCCTTTAATGTTCTTTTATATAATGAATGAATATGTTGATAACCAAAATCACAGTACCAATGGTCATCATCTGACAATGATTTCCCATCATCATATATTAACCTTAACTTATCTTTATCTATTTTTGACGATAATCTTACATTAAAATTTTCAACATCTAAAACCGTTAAAAAATTTAAATCTTTAACCCTTTTATCATACTCATATGAAATAAATGTTGAGGTTTCTGGTAAACTTATTAAGGTGAGTTCAGGCCAATCAGTTTTATCTAACATAATTCTGAATTCACAATCATTACGTCTATTTATATCATAGGCCACTTCCCAATGAAATATTCTATTACATAAACCAGTATCATTATTTTCCCAACCACCGTATGGTTCTGACCATCTTAATGTTCTTTTGTATATCATATTTTAAAATTTATCTTTTAATAAATCAAACCATTTATTAGCTAAAATTTCACTATCCTCATTTGATACGTGAAATGGATTTTTGGTTTCTTTATTCTCATTATAATATGTCCATGGATTTAGTTCATCTAAATTTTTAATAACATTATCTTTACAAAAATAAAAATATTTATCATCTAATATAGGTGTTATTAAATGAAAATCAATATTATTTGATAATAATTTATACGCACCTTCTGAAATTATCCACGTATCTTGTTGTTTTTTCCATTCCATGTCGTAAAGAAATTGAAAATAATTATTTACAATTTTTTTCATCTCTTCGTTTACAATATTCTCATATAATATATTATTAATTGAGTTACTTAACATGGTTGGGGTACTGTTGTTAAATATTATATTTTTACCGCTCTCTTCTAAACTATTTTTATATGAAATATTCGATAATCCGTTATTAGATTTAAAATAATGATTTTTCCATTTTTCAAAGTAATTATTTACTTTTAAATCATTTAAGGGTATTTCAATTCTATCAGGACTAGTTGTACCAATAATAATATGATGGGGGTTATGTTTTATAACTTCATCAATCTGTAATCTTATACATTGATTACTGACACCTCCCTTCGCGTATGTCATAATTTCACAACCTAACATTTCTTTAAGAATATCTGTAAAATGTTTTCCATGTCCATTTTCTAAATTATTATCGTCTTTAGAAATTGACGCCATAAAACTATCACCACAAATACCCAATATTTTTTTCATTATAGGCTACTTATTATAATTTTCTTTATCCGAAATATAAACACCAGGTTCAAAATGTGTTATTCTACCGTCAGTAACTTTAACATCACCAATTGTATTGTCAACCACCAATGAATTATACCAATCTTCCAACTCAGGAAATGTTGCGACAAAATTCTTATTTCTACGAATATCATATTGAACATAAAAACTCTTAAAATCGTGATATTGCATTGACATGTCCATTTCACTTGTGTTATGACCTCTATTAACAACTTCAATGTAATCAATTAATCTTTGAATTTGAGCCCCTTCATTCATATTAATTAATGGATTTTTTTTATGTTTTCTCCACCACATTGATAACTTACCATGTAAATCATGTTTGACGTCATCTGGTAATGTAAGTGGTGACATAAATGCTGGCCATCTTAATATGTTAAAATCTACAATTGGTTTATGTGTTCCGTATTTTTCTTTTAATTTCAACATATCATCTAAAAATTCGGTAATACTAAATAAACACAAACTATTAATTGTCATCATAATAACAACTTGTCTAATTTTAGCACTCTCAATTACTTTAACTAAATTACTTCTCCATAGTTCATAATTTAAACCATCTCTAATATATTCTGCTTGTGCACCATAAGCCTCACAACTTGTGTATAAATCAAACTCTTTGATGTCTAATTCGTGAGATATACTAATTAACCTATTCACAGTCATTTCATTAAGACCTAGGTTAGAATTGACTGCAAGTCGTAAATTAGGGGATGGGTATTGTTTCATTGTATCCATAAACTGCCAGAAATTACGAGATTGTGATGGTTCCCCACCAGTTACACGTATTTCCATTAATTTTTGTGATAACTCAGGCCACCATTTTAAAAAGGCATCCACATATGGATTATTCTCATTGTACTTACCATAAATCTCTGACCAAGATCCGTCAGCATAATATGCCCCCGCACTTGTTGTTTTGAATTTCTGATATGGACCGTTATCTTTTATGTCTTTACCCCATGTTGTTGAGTATCCCGAATTACAATATGAACAAGCAAAATTACAAGTTCTATCAAATGATACCTCAATAGTTTGTGGTACAATGTCCGCATCCCAAGGTAGTTCTTTTAATGCCGCAATATCTTCTGAACTATATATTTGACTCTTATATACTCTATCTGAAATATTATTTCTACCGATATCCTCAATTTTCCAACAATAAGAACATTCAGCCGGTTTAACACCCTCTAACATCATTTTACGAATTTCTTTTTTGAAATCAGTATTATGTAATGCCGCAGGGTTGGTTTTAATTGCTTCAACATCTATTGGATGTGGTAATGGTAGGTGACATGAATTTGTAAACCCATGACCTAAATGTAAACTAACATTTAACCATTTTGCCGCACAAAAACTACAACTTATCTTATTTAAATGTTCATCTCTCCAATTTGACAATTCTTCTGACATGTTTTCTATTTTTTATAATATAATATTTTTTATTGATAATCTGAAACGTTATTTAATATATTCCTTAGGTACTCTTTCTAAAAAATTTGTATTTTTAGACTCATCATAAATTATACCTAAATTATTGATATTGTTAAAATTATGAAGAAAAAGAATGTCGTTATAAAATTCTTCCTCTAATATAACATCAGTTTCACTTTGATAAATTAATTTAGAAAAATTAATATCACTATGGTTAACTATAGTTGAAAAATGATTAACATCCACTTGACAATAATATCTAGCATTTTCAAAATCGCATTCAGGGCTGGAACATCCTAAAAATAAACCTGGATTTTTATAATCATCAATTAAGTTACCCTCAAAACTAATTCTATTATTTTCTTCAAAATTTTTATAAACTATAATTTCATTTTCTTTTTTTATGACAGTTATAATTACCCCTTTATGGATGTCCTCTTTTTTTATGTCTTTAAATGGAATAAAATTAAAAGATTCCTCTATTTCGGTTTTATTCCAAAACTCAAATGCCATAGTATTTGTAGTTTTATTATATGATAACCCAATATTTTTACCAGGTTTACCATATATCATACAAATTTCATCGGTAATAAATTCTTCTGTTATTTTAAAATCACATGTAATAATGTAATTATCATTTAATAAGAATTCATCTAATATTTTATTATTTGTTTTGTTATATTCGGTTACATATTGATTATCATGATGGGTTGACATATCCCATTGAAACTTAACCCAATAAGGTTGTTTATAATTTATTATCATTTCTTATTTGCTTTATAAAATTAATTAATTCGGGATAATACTCCTCACAATTTACTCCTCTTCTTTTTTCATATTCATCAATGAATTTAATAAAATCTCTTTTACTACTATCAAATTCTTTAATGTCAGTATCGTAATCTGTAATGAAGATGTCTTTTATTCTTGAAATTTTTTCAATCTCTTGGGTTGAAAATCCGACGTCTTCAATAGTTTGTTGTTCATAGAAATTAATACTTCTATATGTTGAATTAAATTTCATGTACTTTAACCACCTATTAAAGTACTCAACATCAATATAATCTTTCAATACTCTAAAACTCATAAATGAAGGATGTCTCAAATATGATGTATCTAAAATAACTGCCGAGTTCCAATATCTTGATGTATTGAAATGTTTAAGTTTAAAACTATGTATTTTTTTAATTAGTTTTTCGTATGAAAATATACTAAACATATTAAAAGTTGACATTACTACAATGGTTACTTTGTCCAATACCGTTAAAATTTTATCTATGTTTGAGAATAGTCTATCAAACTCCAATCCAAATCTTGTGTATTCGGCTTGTTTACCGTATCCTTCACATGATGTAAACAATATTACCTCCTTAACTCTACCTTCAGCAATTATTTTTTCTAATTTTAAAATTAATTTATCAATCAACTCATCTGATACACCTAAATTGCTATTGATTGATAATTTTAAATTTTCGTTAGGTGTGTCAGTTTCCAATATGAAATCTAATACTTTCCATGTGTCTTTTGATAATAGAGGTTCTCCACCGGTAATTCTAAAAGTATCTAAAGTTGAATATAATTCAGGGAACCATTCCCAAAACGCTTCCACATATGGATTTTCATCTGTTTGTTTATATGGTTTAGTATTTCTTTCCTCCATCCTTCTGAGACCATTAAATTCATGTGTATCTAACATATATCCTCCGTGTTCGTTAATCTCTTCCATCCATTTGGTCGAATATTCAGGTCCACAATACGCACATTTAAAATTACATGTGTTAGAAAAATTAACTTCAACATATTTTGGGTTGTAGTTATCTCTCCAATGTAAGTTGGCAATTTCGTCAAAGTGAGGTTCAGACCATGGTTCCGCAGATTTAAAAAATCTATCAGAAAATGAATCGGAATGATCTTCTACATTCCAACAATAATTACATTCACTTGGTCTTTTGTTTTCCAACATTTCTTTCCTAGCTCTCTTCTTTACATTACTATTGTGTAATGCGGTTGGGTTTCTTTTAATTTCATCTAACCCTATTTTATGTGGTTCAGGATGGTGACAACTATGTGTTGTTCCATTATGTAAATGCATAGTCACTTGTGTCCATTTAGCCAAACAAAAACCACAACCAACTTTATTTAATTTTTCTTTAACAAGATTAAAATCTACCATTGTCTTAAATGTTAATAAATCAACAAGTTCGATTGATGTTTCTTTATTTAAATTGTCAAAAATTTCATCAATATTATCAGTTTTTTTAAAATTAAAATAAGTTAAAGAATTATCTGTTTTTGTTAGTTTTTCTAAATCAACAATATTCATAATTCCATCATAAATACTAAAATGATTTAATTCCATTTCAGTAAAACATTTATGATTTTCTAATAAAGAACTTGGATTATGGCAACCGAAATAAATTGATTCCGTATTGTATTCAGATATTAAATTATCTTTAACTTCAATTGTGTCAATTAATTTAAAATTATGATACAATTCGAAATATTCATTCTTTTTATAAATTAAACTAATAGTAATTCCATTATGTAAATCGTTACGATTTATTTTATAGTTTTTGTGGCAATGAAATTCTTTATTTTCTTCATCTTTTTGTGTCCAATATTCAAAAACAAACTTCTCGACTTCATAATCAAAGCTAATACCAAAGTTTTTACCTGGTATTCCAAAAAATCCAATTTTCTCATCTTGAGTAAAATGACGTTCTATTTTAAAAATAATATTTAATGAAAAATCTCTATTTGTTAATAAATTAGATTCTAAATTGGTTTTTAATTTAAATGGTTTTTTATGTTCAATTTTTAATCCAGGTACCCTTTTTCTTTTTAATTTTATTCTATCCGCAACACTGACATTTAATTCACTAAATGAAATGTTTATTAGTTTATCTTTTTGATTTTGTATTAGAAAATAATTATAGTCTTCTTTATGAACTAAATATTTTTCCTTTAAATCAAAGTAACATAACAAATTATCATTAAGATTTTTACTATTATAAAATTTTTCAACATCTTCTATATTCGCCTCTCCATTAAAAATACTAAAATGTTTTAAATCTAATTCTGTAAAACATTTGTGTTTGTGATTATCAGCATCGGGGTTATGACAACCAAAATAAAGTGGTTGGGTATAGTAATCTTCAATTAAAGGGTCGTCTAATTCTACATCGAAAAATATATTAAAGTCATGATATAATTCTAATATATTTTTTTCTTTATCGTAATGTATAGTTAAAACAAGACCATTTTCAACATCAATTCTATTAATATGGAAATCTTTATGGCAGTGAAAATTATCTCTACCGTTCAACCCTTTTGTCCAAAATTCAAATACAAAAGTCTCAACTTCAAAATCATAACTAATTCCAAAGTTTTTACCTGGCATACCTAAAAATCCTAATTTTTCATTATCGTAAAAATTTTCAACTTTAAATTCAATTGTTAAATAGGAACTATCAGATAAAAACGGATTTATCTTATTACTATCAAGATTATTAATTTCAAATAACCAAGGTTTTTGATTTTCTACTTTCATTTCATTGTAACATTTATAAATTTAGTATTTTCATATAAAGATACATCAATATTTTCAACATTCAAAACATTTAATATATTGTTTAATCCATCTTCATTATGTTTAATTAAACCCTGTTGCATCTCCATAACAAATCTTTTTTCGTTTCTAGCGGTAGTTTCCCCCTTAGCCCATTTTCCTTTAACATAACCCTCATCTATATGGGGTATACAGTCAAAATTACCTTCCTTTCTGAATGGAATCACATTTTCAACCACATTAATATTTTCTTTTGAAATGTTAACATTAAATTCACATTCTTCTTTATTAATATTTTCTACAACTCCCTTTTTAAAATCCATTTGTAATAACAATCCATCTGAATCATGTAACGCTTCATTGATATCATTTATTGATTTATTAAAAATTCTAATTTCCGCAATTTTACCTTTAAAAAATGTATTAACGTGTGAACAAAATCCAATTATAAATGGTTGTAGATTATTATATGGTTTTAATTTTTTCTCAATTTTAAATGGTGTGTTTTGTTTAGTTCCGTTTTGATTATTAATTAATTCATCGTTTATATATAATGACATCTCCTTTCTTTTACTATTATATGACATTGTCACCCATGTCCATTGATTTTCATATCTTTTTGCATAGTTGTAATAGTGATTACTATCTTTATCATACATAACCATATTAACTGAACGTGAATTATTAAACGATAATCCCCAAGTCCAAGAATCTAATTTTCTTATTAATGGGTACTCAATGAATTTCTTTTCTTCGTCCCCAACAAGCCAAATCGGTACCTTTTCTGGTTGTTGTTCAGCATTAAATAATATTGATATTGTATGGTCATTATCCAAACAACTATCTAATTCTTTATTAGACGGTATAATTATAAAGTTATTTATTCCATTAAAAGTTGCCGTTGTTTTATTTTTATAAGTTTTAAAAACATTATTCGTTGTATATCCTTCTAAATAACATCTCCAAAATAAGTCATCATCTTCCTGACCCCAATCCCAATATTCATTTGAATATCCATTGGTTTTATATGCTTGTTCTTTTGTGAATAAAACGACACCTCCAAAGTATTGATCATAACCTAACCCGTAATTATATTTTGATAACTTTGTTGCAATGTGTGTTGGATGTTCTTCAGGATACGAATAATCAGCATCTACTTGTGGTAACATATCAACATCGTGCCATGCAACATAGTCACATCCGTCTTCAAACGCGTAATGTGCTGCAATATTTTTCATTGCACCTCTATTGAATAACTTTTCGTCTACTTGGTGACCAACATAAAACGTATGGTCAATTCCATTATCTGTTAAATGTTTTGATAGATGTGGTATTAATTTATCAATGTGTTCTTTTCTATCTCTATATGGTATACAAATACCTAATTTATGACTCATATTGCTACGTTAACGTGTGTTATGTTTTCACTTATCTGAATTTTTGAATGTTCAGCAAATTCCAATGTTGATAATCCGTCATTTTCCAATAACTCGTCATTTAATCTAACTTCATTATAAAATCTTAATTGATTCCATCTGGTTGCTTTGAATTTCCATTTGTTTTTATAAAACCCATTTTCTTTGTGTGGTAATAATGCAAATGTCGATTCTCTTCTATGTGGTATTTTTATTCTTTTATATTTTTCAAATTCTAAATCAACAATTTCACAATTAAAAATTTTACCGTTATTTAAATTATCCGATAAATCTTTTAATTTATAACCTTCAGTAAAATTAGGGTCATAATATAGTTGTAGGTCTTGTGATGATATATAATCACCAAAATTTTCCTTTAAATTATTATTTTCATTTTTAGATATTTCTAAAATTTCATTGTCATTTAAATTACAATTGTATACTGCGAATGTTGAAATATAACCATTAAAATAATTAGGATATTGAGAATTAGGTGTGTCATTTCTTTTTGGGTTACCTACACCTAAATAAAAATATTTTTCATTATCGTATGAACGTATTTTTTTATAAAATACTTCTTTCCCAATCAGTTTTCCGTCTTGATATACTTTAATAACGTCGTTAATGTTGTCTAACACAACACATATATTCGTTTTATAATTTGTTATTATATTTGAATTAACATAAACCGCATTATTGTCTTTATCAAAAGTGCAGAAATTATATCTACGAAATGAATTATACGTAATTGAAAAATCGTATCCTGGAATTGAAAATATAGTAAAATCGTCAGAGTCTTTTGTATGGTCTAATATTAAATCAGTAGGATAAAACGAAACGAAAAATGTCATATTTTGATTAAGTTTAAATTCATTTCTTGCCTTAACATATGCATTTATACCATTAAGTTTTAATACTTTTGATGGTGATGTCCCCACATTCTGAATATCTAAATCATTTAATGGTATACCTTTTTTTTCACATCTATAAAGTAAGTCAGTGTCCTCATAACCCCAACCCCAATACTTATTGGAATACCCATCTATTTGACGAAAATGTTCCATTGGGAACATTACAACTCCTCCAAAATATTCTTCGAAGGTTAATTTTTTATCATACTCTTCATTATTTAAAAAATGTGTTGATAAATGTAACGGGACCTCTGAATATGAATAATCAACATGTATTGGCATCATGTCAATATCATGAAATACGACATAATCACAATTTAATTCTTCAGCATACTTAAATCCGATATTTAATAATGTTCCCCTATTAAATAATTTAGCATCGTCTTGGTTAATAACAATTAATTCATAATTGATATCAAATTTTTCCATATATCTAACAAATCGTCTACTAAATTCTTTTAAATGACTTCTTCTATTTCTATATGGAACAACGACTCCTAATTTTTTACTTTTTTCCACTCTTAGTTGTTACTTTACTGTCCTCAACGAAACCTTCTTTTACAAATTTGTTATGAAATTCCGCTAGATAATATTGGGCTCTGTTACCCCACTCATCTTTATCGATTTCTTCAAACCAAACGGTTAAAGAATCTAATGAATTTGCAATTTTTTCTAAGGCTTTTACTTTTCTTGTTTCGAGAGCCATTAACTCGTCATTTGATGGTTTTACACTCATATTGATGTTATTTTATTTATTAATTTATTCCAACTTTTATATCTGTTATATTCGGGATATATTAATCCCAATTCAAACATATATTCTCTTTTATTTAGATTTATTTTATATTTTGTTTTTAACAATTCAGTGAACATTTTAAAATACTCATCTGAATAAGAATAATCTTCTTTTAATTCTGCAACCGCTTTCACTCTATCTATGGAAGTTTTATCCCATTTAAAATGATGTACTTGAACTGAATAGGATGGTATTGGTGCAATTGATGGATGACCCCAACCTTGCCATTTCCATGTGGTGTGTCCATCAATATTTGCATAGTGTTGACCTGAAGTAATTTGTATTCCACCTCTAATTAAACATATTTTATTTGGACACGCTTTACTCATATGATATCTAAAAAAACCGGCATTTGGAAATTGTTCCCATATTGATACATCATCTTTTAATTCAACAAACTCACCATCTTCTCCAATTCTATCAATAAAACCACCTCGAACAATATCCCATCCAAATTCTTCACAATCGTTAATTAATGAAACAATATCATCATCAGGATATAAATGAAATTCATCAATGTCGGCAATCACCCACCAATCAAATGGTATTTGATCCTTAATGAAGTTATATAATGCGGTTACTTTCTCCCAATCAAAAACTCTATCTTCAATGACCTTAACAATCTTCACATTGTCATGGTCTTTAATAATTTCATTTATATCTTCTTCTAATGTTGGGTATAAATCTGTTTTATAAATTGCAATGTTAATCTCATCAACATATCTTTTATAATGTTTGATGAAATGTGGAAGTAAATTAACTCCGTGACCTATAACTGTTAATAACCTAACCATTATTTTTTATTAATTACCGTTATACCGCTTGATGCTGGTTTGTTAGGTAATATACGAAAATTAAATAAATTAATCAAATTATAAAGTGGATTTTTTTCTAATTCTTTAATAAATTTTGATGGTCCGTCAAATTTATGATGGTTTATTTTTGCATCCTCCGAAACTATTAATGATTCCTCGTAATCCGAATCTGTATCGTGAATAACAATAATACCTTTATCGGTTAATAGTGTTGAATATAATTCAAAATCTTTCTTAACTCCTTCATATGAATGGTCACCATCTATAAAGATAAAATCTAATTTAATATCTTGTAAAACAAAGAAATTATAATATGCATCTTCTGATGTTGATTTAATCAATCTGGGTTGAAACGTATGTCGGTAGTATGAATACTCATCCTCAAGGTCGTTAGGTCCTCCTACCCCATTACAAGCGTCAACCAGATAGGTTACACCAATATCACCCCAATTTAAAGTGTCGTTACCTTCAAATATTCCTTGTTTATGTAAATCTAATCTTGCTTGTGTTATAATACGAGGTATATATCCACCACCAGAACCGATACATGCGCAGTTCTTGGCTCTCATATGTTGTATTAACGAATAAACTATAATACCATCACCTAAATGTTCTTCGGTGGCACCATGTGTCCATCTATAAGGTACAGGTTCACCATAATTGGTTGTAATTTTTTCTTTAATAAAATCTTGATTGGTAATCATAACTTATTGTTTTATTACATTTATAACATTATCTTTTAACATATTAAACAATTCATTATCTTTTTGTATATACACATTTGATAGTTTTGATGCAATATGTATTGAGAATCCTTCTCCACCTGCGTATATTTCTTTAATTCTTCTGATATCACAACTTTCTCTCACCACTTGCAACTTTTCATATTGTAAAAAGAAATCATCTTTAAGTCCTTGATTATTAAAGACAATGAAATATTCGTTAATTGTTTCTAACTCTGTAAATGTTGGTAATAATTTATCAACGTACTTCTTATATTCATCCCAATCTGGTGCAGTTAAATTGATTTCACCGATAAACTCTTTATTAACTTTATTTGATAATAGATTATCAATGTATGTGATTCCGTCTTTGAATTTGTGGTTTTTTAAATCGTTAATAATTGAATAGTCATTGATGATGGTGTCGGCATCAATTAATATTGCTATGTTATGATATTTTAATATTTCTTTAACTAATATTATCTTATCATGATATGACTTAAGGTGTCTACCATAGTATATAGTTTTAGTTGTAAATTGTTCTGTGTCATCGGTTAAGACATAACAATCAATTCCAATATCTTTTAAATTGGTAACTTTTTCTTTTGTACTATTAAAATAGGAAACGTCACCGAAACACATTACTCCTATACCGATATTATTCATACCTATAATATAAGAAAAATATTTCAATAATTAAAATATTATTATCTAATATAGACTTCCACTCTTGCACTTCTATTGATACCGGTAGTATCTTGACAACACCCAATCATATCTCCACCAGAATAGTTTCCATATCTACTATCCATACCAATACCACCACTTACATCATCCGAACCTCTATATGGTCCTACTGCCAAAGTAGCTGGAGATGTGTATAATCCTTCACCATTTTCATTCCAACCAAACCCCCATCTAACTTTTGCATCCGTTGTACCAAAATATAATGGGTTATTTCTAAAATTAAATCCATAAAATCTAATATCCACCTGACTTGAAAATACTCCACTTGCCCAACCAGTAAAAGTTTTTGCATCTCTTAAAAAATATCCACCATAAGTACCACCATCACCACTTTCGTATGTTCCTGCATTAGTAAAAAAATCTACTAAATTTGTTCGCGTACTAGCTCTACCACCATTAAACCCTTTTTCCATCCATATCCAATTTCCTGTTCCCGCAATACTACCACCAGTAGTTGGAATATCGGGCCATCTAGCCATTAAATCTGTACCTTCAAAATAATTGAATGCGTCATATTTAGCATCACCATCATCTTGATTTAAGTTATTTTGATTTAATACATTTTGTGTTGTCCAATAACTTGCCCCATAATTAAAAGTAGTTCCTCTTGTGGCTTTCATTACCATCATCCAACCTCCTCCATCATATGCACTATCCATAATACAAAATGTTTTTCTTGGGCCAATGTTAGGTAAATTTATATAATATACCCCATTTGGTGCATTTGAATTTAAGGTTTTTATTGTTTGTGCCGAATCGGCCGGATTAAATGCTGAACCTAATGGTGTATCTACTCCGTATCTACCTCTTTGTTCATTAAATATATTTCCAATTTCTTCATCACTTAATGCTCGGTTATAAATCATAACTGCTCCTAAATAACCAATAAGTAATTCTCCCGTATTACCTTCACCAAATCTCAATGTTTCAGTATTTGTAGTTGAACTAACGGCACCTGTTACATATGCACATCGTATTGTATCAATAAATGTTGCTTTTGATGACCCGTCACTTCTAATGACAACTTGTTGCCACTTACTTCCTATTATTGAATTATTGGGTGTATCTATCGCTGCCAATGAGTAATTTGTTTCATAATGAATATATCCGAATGCACTTCTCAATGTTGCGGCGTATTGTTGTGAATCTCCTTTACTAATTAATCCGTGCCAAGTTCCACCACCTAATGATGGATTTACCCAAATTAACGCAGTATATTGTTGGGTACTCGTAAAATCCAATGAACTATGATGTGCAACGTTTGCTCTTGCGGTTCCATCAAAATATAAAGAACCTCCTCCGGTCGTATTAAATGAAACACCTGAACCAGGTAGAGTTAAATTATTTGAATTTCCTGATAAATCTGTTAATGTACTACCATTACCACTATAACATTGTGGATCACCAGCATCTATATAACAAACTAAACCAGATGTGCTATAATTTTCTTTTCTTTTTTGTGCGCTCATCCACTTAGTACCATCATACACTTCAACTTCGGTACGACTTGAATTATATCGTATCATACCAGTTGTTGGTGATGGTCTTTGTGTTCCAGTTCCCGATGGTAGTCCTAAATATCCGGTAGAACTTGTTATTGTTGTATTTTTAAGTGTTGCCATAATTTTTTATTTTATCCATAATTGAACATGTGAAAGATAATGTGCTTCATCTGCTTGTGCCTGATCTGCTCCACATACATGTCTTGCTGTAAATGATGTTGATGTGTGGTCATAATATCCACTATCAAATATCACATATCCATCATTTCCATAAGTACCATTTCCCCAAGGTCTATAAGTGTATGTTTTTGGATTACTCCAAGTTGCGGACGCCCCTGATTGTAAAACTGATGTTGATGGTGCGGCATTATAAATTTTTGTAAATCTCCAAAATTCAGTTTCTGTTCCTGATGAATTCATTAAATATAAATTACTTGTTTCGGTATCCAATGAGTCCACTAAATGCCAAAATACCATATAACGAACTTGTGTATGTGTTGGAATTGAACTCAATGTTAATGTATATGTTGCAGGACCTGTCGACCAACCATGTGCGGTGACATGTCCTAATTCGCCAAAGTTTAACATTGAGAATGTTGTACTATTATTCCAATTTCCTGTATATAAATTCGCATCTCTACCTTCGTAATAATGTAAATAACTTTCCGTTCTAGCATAAGGATTTAACCAATTATTAATATAAACTTCAGGTCTACCTAAAGTAGTATTATATCTAACATATCCATTAGACGGAGATGGTCTTTCAGCTGTACTACCTGTTGGTAATCCAATAAATCCAGTGTCGTTAATTGTTAAATTTTTTAAACTTGCCATTATATTTAAATATTAAATCTATTTCTTTGCGCGTTATAATTTTGTAAAACTTGAGCTCCACTTAATCCTATACTATATATTCTTGCAATTGCAATTTGTCCTTGAAAATTATGCAACCCATCTGTCAATCCACTTCCATATGTTCCAACTACATATGTGGCGGCGGCAATTGTCCCTGTCTGTGCCGCAGACCATACTTCGGTACCATTCACATATGCTTTACTCGTTGAACCATCCCATGTACCTACAATGTGTGACCAAACATTATTGGGGATATTACCAACTGCACTATATGGTCTACTACTATCGGTAGTATTTGCCCAATGTAAAGAGTGTGTACTACCACCATCTGCGGAATTAAATATACCTAAATATGTCGTATTTGTTGCAGAAACCACACCACCTCTCACAGTTCCCGTACTTACTGTTCTTGTTGGTTTAATCCAACCTTCCATAGTTATTTGTGTTGTTGGTAATGTATTTAATGTAGAAATTCTAATATAATCATTAGTTCCGTCAAATGAAACGGTACCTCCCGAACCATCAGCTGGTGTATATGTTGGACTGTTTACAAATATCCCATGTGCACATTGTGAACTAACATCATACCACACATTACCACCGCGATAACTCGTTGGTTTACCACTATCTAAATGAAGTAATAAGTTTGATGTTACAATACCACCTTCCGCAATTCTACCGGTTGTTTGATCTATCCAATAACTACCGTTGTAATATTCAACTAAACCCATAGTTGTATTAAATCTAACATATCCAGTCAATGGTGACACAGGTCTTTGTGCTGTTGTTCCCGATGGTAATTGTATATAACCAGTGTCGTTTATGGTAAGATTTGTAAGATTTGACATTATTAAGGTTTTGGATTGTTTTCTTTAACCTCTTTTATTTTATTAAACCATTCACCATTACTTGTTAAACTTCCACTCACATTTAATTCATGCCACAACATATCTAATTGATTACCTAATGATGGGTATATTTGTTGTCTATCTCTTTGATATTGTGTTGAGTAATGTTCTGCTAAACCAACATAGAAACCATATCTTTGGTCTTCTGTAAGTGGTGTTCCATCAACTGGACTTAATAATGGTTCTCCTTTATCTAATTCGTGTATCATATTATATAATTATTTTACTCTTGTTAATATTGACGATTCATATCCCGATGAATTTAATATTCTTATATTAAAATAAACAGTTAATCCATTTTGTCCTGATGTATTGGTAAATCTTAACCAATTTCTATCAACATTACCTTCTTGATAATGAGAAACTGAATAATCTCCCCACGATAAAATTGGTGTGTGTTGTAATCCATATCTTGATACATCAAACTCAAATATTCCATATCTCCATGTTCCCGTTGTAAAATTAAAAAAATTACAAAGTCCAATTGTTCTTGCGTATCCACTAACATTACATATTAAATCAACGGAAGAACCATTATTAATCGCCGCCGTTCCTGTCCATTCATTCATTGCCCCATATGTATTACTCATTAACATTTTTGGTGATGTTATTGAAGTTGCAGTTAATTCAGAAGATGTTGTTGCTATTAAATTTGCCATTATCTTACTCGTTGTGTTAAATATGATGATGTGAAATCACCGGGTCCTTGTACATTTAATACAAAGAGATATGTACCATTACCCCATTCAGAACCTATCGTATTGTAGAATCTACAATAATTTGTCCCATATGATGGATTATGTCTAGCGGCAGACCACGTACCTGTACTTGTTAATGTTTGTATATTAAAACCATATTCAGATAATTGCCAATAAAAACTACCACAATGTATTTGAGATTGATAGCAAACCCAACTACAAAACCCATACATACGATTATGAACTCCCGTATTACCAAATAGGTCAACATAATTTGTTGCACTATTAACCGTTGTTGGGATAAAGACTGTTCCACTATACTCCCTCATCATATGATTATAACTTGTATTATTTAATATACGTGGTGATGTGAAACTCGTAGATGTGGTTAAAATACCATTTACTGTTGTATTTTGTAAAGTTGCCATTATACGTATCTTGTTAAAATTGGTGACGTTATTGCGTTAGCATTTGGAGCAAATAATGTTATATTAACTAAACATGTGGCATTTCCCCACGATACGTTATATTGATTTGTAAATCTTAACCAACTTTTACTACCATCACTTGGGTCTTGGTAATATGAGAATGTTATTAGTTGGTCGTTAGTTGGTCCTGATGTAATTTGTAAACCATATTGTGATAATGCAAACCAAACATTTTGAGTACCGTTATAACTTTGATATGATAAAAAACTAATATAACCTGTTACCCATTGCCAATTACTATTATTACAAAGAACATCTGTATATGGTGTGGCGGTATAATATGGTGATATTACAGAAACATTTCCACCCCATTGTTGTAAAGCCATTGGATTAGAACAAATTGTACTACTTGCATTTGACGTAGATGTTGCATTGTATGTTGTTGCAGTTGTACCTATTAATGTCGCCATTATTTATTTGATTTAAGTTCTTCAATTTCTTTCTTTAAATCTTTTATTGCTTCAATCAAATATGAAACTACTCTACCGTAAGAAACGGAATCAGGTAATCCTTCTTCATTTTTATTTACCAATTCAGGTGCAATTTCATTTAACTCTTCCGCTATTAAACCAATCTCTTTAACACCTGTATCTTTTTTAATGTATGAAACACCTCTCATTTTAAGAACATTATCTAAACCATATTTTAAAGTTTCAATGTTATCCTTATATCTTACTGATGAGTTTTCTGTTAATGTTCCACCTACTGTTAAGTTACCGGTTGTTGATACTGCACCTGTTACCGTTAATGTTGAACCATCAAATGTTAAATTCGCTTCCGCATTTAACGTAACACCACCGACACTTGTCATTACTCTATTATCTACCGCATTTGTGATTGTTGTTGTACCACTAGAACCTGATGAACCGTTGGTTCCATTACTACCACTTGTTCCTGAACTACCGTTCGTTCCGTTAGAACCCGAAGTACCATTCGTTCCATTAGAACCTGATGAACCTGAACTACCATTAGTTCCATTAGAACCTGAACTACCATTTGTACCGTTACTACCACTAGTTCCTGAAGAACCATTTGTACCGTTAGAACCTGAAGTTCCTGATGTTGCCGCAGTATATGATGTTCCGTTAATATTTAAACTTGTTACACTTAATGAACCTGTAACTTCTGTATTTGTACTAATTTTAACAGTTGTACCGTCATCTGAAATATTACTATCACCAAGATGTTCTTGACCTAATGATTTTAATACTCTATTAGTTGTTGGTAAAATCTCATTTCCTAAACTATTGTAAGTTTGAGCACCTACCATAACTACCGAAGACGTTACGGTTGATTGATTTGTGTGAACATAAACAAACTGATTGTTTAATGAGTCAAATAAGAATGAACCTGAAACTAATGGTGATGAACCACTATCTAACACTGACAAACCAGCAAATCTTACACCAGGAGATGAAGCGTTAACCGTAATGACATTGTCATTTACTCTTAGTTGAGACGCTGTCACATAAATTATTGATGATGACCCTAAAACATTTAAGTTTTGTGTAATTGTTAATGAACCAGTAATTGTTGTGTTTGAATTAATATTAACTAATGAAGCATTATCGGTTATGTTTGAATTAACCATACTGTTAGACGAGAACTTACCCAAAACATTGTCAGTACCAGAAACTGTAACTGAAGTTCCTGAAGAACCATTTGTTCCGTTAGAACCTGAACTACCATTTGTTCCGTTAGAACCACTTGAACCTGAACTACCGTTTGTTCCATTACTACCTGATGTACCATTTGTTCCATTACTACCTGATGTACCATTTGTTCCATTACTACCTGATGTACCATTTGTTCCACTAGTTCCGTTTGTGCCGTTAGACCCTGATGATCCGTTACTTCCACTTGTCCCCGAAGAACCGTTGGTTCCATTAGAACCTGATGTTCCTGATGTCATTGAACTAAATGTTGTACCATTAACAGTAATTCCGTTTGTGAAATTTGCTGAACCTGATACTATAATATCATCAGCAAAAACAACACTATTACCACCTGAACTTAATATTTTAAATCCGTCTTGAACTATAACATTTCCTCTAATGTCAACCGAACCTGTCGTTGGGTCAATTAATATATTACCTCCGCCAGATGATTTCAATTGGATATCTCCATCCGCTGTTTGAAATGTAATTGTATCTGTACCTTGTTCTAAAATTTTAATTGATTGACCGTTGTCGGTTGTAATCTGTAATTCTTGATTTGTCGAACCTAATACTTTTTGTCCGTCAATGTATAAAGATGCACTTGATAAGTATAAGTGTCTAAACGGATTCGTTACCGTACCTAAATCATATGACCCACTACCAAAAGGTATTAATGATCCACTAAATGTTTGGTCTCCTTTAAATGTGTTTGATCCTGTAGTTGCTAAACCTGATGTACTTGATCCACCTGTGAGTGGTGTTCCATTAACTAATAGACTACCTGAAATATAAACGTTATTAAATTGTTTTAATGAACTACCTAAATTATATAGACCATTTGCTGATGGTGTTATTGTCCCAACAGCAGATAAATCTTGAGCACCTTCTACTTGATGTCCACCTCTAACTATATGAACTTCACCCGCTTGTGCAATTGGGAATGTTATTTGTAAATTGTTTGAATCTATTGATGTTATCTCACTTGGGATTATAACTTTTCTATTACTATCCCAAACTGTTACACCTGGATAATCAATGTCTAAATTGTGAGCAACAGACCATGTTGTTGCCGATGTGTATGTTTCTGTATAACCACCAATACCACTAGCACCTGTTGCACCGACACCACCTAATGTGGCAATCACTGTACCTGTTTGTGCAATTGAAAAATATACTTCAATATTATTAGAATCTATCGCTCTAATTCCTGTTGGTATAACAACATAACCATCACTATCAAATACTGTAATTGATGGGTATCTTTCATTCATACCATGATTTAATGACCATGTGGTTGCCGCAACTGTAACTGTTGTCTTCATTGTTGAACCTGAAACAATAAATGGATTTTCAACATATGAGGCGGTTAAGGCGTATGTTGCAAATGATGATGTTCCTGCAAATGTAGATGTATTTGAACCTGTATATGTGTTAAATGCCGTTTCGTCTAACTTACCTGTACCCACAACTGCACCATTAACATATAATGATCCAGTAATCTTTACTGATCCAGTAAAATTGTGATTATCGTCAAATGTATTACCAAATGCGGTAGAACCTGATTCATACAATACCGAAGATGTAACTAATGCTGTGTGAATTTCTTTTGCTGTAAGTGTTCCTGTAATTGTTAAATCACCATTTACTTTTGCGTTATTTGTGGTTTCCCAAACTGAACCTGTTAAAGCAAATAAACTATCTCCTGATGTTCCTGATGAACCGTTGGTTCCGTTAGACCCACTAGTTCCAGAACTACCGTTTGTTCCATTACTACCACTAGTTCCTGAAGACCCGTCTGTTCCATTAGAACCTGATGAACCGTTAGTTCCGTTAGAACCTGAAGAACCATTCGTTCCGTTAGAGCCTGAAGTTCCTGATGAACCGTTGGTTCCATTTGACCCTGATGTTCCAGAAGATCCTGATGAACCATTTGTACCATTACTACCACTAGTTCCTGAAGAACCGTTGGTTCCGTTACTTCCTGATGTACCACTTGTAGTTGAGGTATATTCAGTTCCGTTTATATTAAATGAACCTGTTAAATTAATTGAACCTGATAGAACTAAATTATTATTCTCATCAAGTAACATTTGTCTGTTACCATTTCTACTGAAAACTAAACCATCAACATCGGTTGTTGCACCTCTTGCAGCACCTATCGTCCAATTCTCACCGCTCCAATTAAAACGAATACCTGCAGCAACTCTATCTGGAGTGTTGAAACTTGCAGGATTGTAAACTGAACTATCAGGTACGAATGCTTGAACATTTGCAACAGGGTCAGAACCCGAAACGACTAATGATGTTAATGATGTGTTACCTAAAACTTTTAAAGAACCTGTAACATTTAATGAACCCGTAATATTTTCTGTTCCAAGTAAATTGAAACTTCCACTTAGATTTAATGAACCTGTGTTTTGAGTATTTGTAGTTAAAACTTCCTCTATTGAGGCTGATAATGATCCTGATTTGGCAAAATATAATTTACCATCGGTTGTGTTTATTGCTAATTCTCCTAATTGTAATTGGGAATTGGTAGGCCTATTCCCACCAGTGGAACTTCTACGTAGTTTTACTATTTGACTCATATATATGTGTTCTAAATCCTTGTGATATATATCACGGTTAACGACCTATGTAGGTCTTATTATAAATACATTTAATAAATAAAAAAGGAGACTTTTTTACGGTCTCCTTGAATGTTTTTATTTATTGTTAATATTTTGCGGCTATTGAGTTAACTCTATTGTTCATTATGGTATTACCATTTGTTGTTGCTGACCAAGTTAAACCGTCGGTTGATGTTGCCAATTGATTTGGTCCTCCTACACCGCCCGCAACCCATTTAGTACCGGCCCAAGTTACACTTAACGCCGAGAATGAGAATATTGTGTTTCCGTTTGTAGATCCCGACCATGTTATACCATCAGATGAATATGCCAATGCGTTTGTACCTTGTCCTGCGGCAACCCATTGTGAACCATTATATGATATACCATAACCAGTACCTGAGATTCTGCTATTTCCACTTGTTGAACCTGTCCATGTTATGCCGTCTGATGAATATGCGATTCTATTTGCACCTGTACCAACTGCAACCCATTTATCACCACCCCAAACTACATTATTACATGATCCTGTAAATATTGTACCACTGTTTGCGGATGCCGTCCAAGATATACCATCATCTGAATATGCTATTGTTGTTCTATTTCCAGTACCACCAGCAGGTGATGAACCTACCGCAACCCATCTACTTCCATTATATGCCACAGTATTTGGTACACTACCAATTACATTCGAATTTGATGCCGCTGTCCAAGTTATACCATCTGTTGAATATGCAAATTTGGCGGCGCCTGATGAAATACCGACCGCAACCCATTTATCTCCTCCATATCCTATACCTCTAACATTTGTTGTAAACATGGATGAACCATTTGTTGATCCCGACCATGTATTTCCATCAGAAGACCAAAGTAAAGCATTTGAATTACCTCCACCTGCAGTTCCTCCTGCAACAAATATATTTCCATCAGTTGCAACGGCAAGTGCCGGTTGGGTTATAAATGTGGCACCATTAGATGAATTTGTCCAATTATCACCACCATCATATGAATAACTTAATACGTTTACAGCACCCGCAGCAACAATTACATTAGTCGTCATTGATGTTGCTGTCGGTGTTATTGTTGGTGTTGGTGTATTGGTAGGTGTGTTAGTTGGTGTGATACTTGGTGTTACCGTATTTGTTGGTGTATTTGTTGGAGTAGGAGTAGGAGTTTCGGTATTCGTAGGAGTTGGTGTTAATACTTCAGTTTCTGTAGGAGTAGGAGTAGGAGTTTCGGTATTCGTAGGAGTTGGGGTTGGAGTTATATAAGTACTCTCACAATCATTACATCCACCAGTTCCAAATGATGTGGTAAACGCGTCGTCTATCGGAGCATTTATCTTACCAATGACTGAATAACACCCACTTGGTGTTGCTCCTGTGAATGTGTAATAGTTTACATCTCCAAGAACTATAAATCCTGGTCCTAAATCGACAACTAAAACATTTAGATTAGTACATCCTGAAATTGTGTATGTAGTTATTGAACTCGAATCAGTTGGAGTTGGAGTTGGTGTATTCGTAGGTGTTTCTGTTGGAGTATTAGTTGGTGTTGGTGTTGTAGTATTGGTAGGTGTTGGTGTAGGTGTATCAGGAATTATTTCACTAGATGTTGGAGTTGGTGTGACTGTTGCAGTTGGTGTAATAGTTGGTGTTGGGGTTGGAGGTGGTGCACCTTCACCATATGATGTGAAATGACCATTATCATTTAACCAAGTTTTAGCATCAGTTGCATTTGTAAATGGTTCTAAACCATCTGTTATTGGTAAAACGTTTAATAACTCTAATAAAGATTGTTCTGTTAAATCTGTTGATCTCCAGAAATTAATATATGAATCCTCATCTGTCGGTGTTGGATGATTTCCCGTTGGTACTTGGTTGGCAATAACATAACCTAACTCTTCATCAGGTCCCATCCACCATTTAACCCCACCTGGATTTTGTGAATAATCTTGTTCTGAAACACCTATTGCGATGTTTCCAATTTGTGTTGTTCCATCTATGGTGGATCCTGTGTTGTATGCGAAGGGTCTTGTTGTTGCCATTATGTTATATAAATACTTTTATTTTTTATAATCCGTATTTTGTTTTATCCGAATTAAAGTTTTGTAAAACTTCAGTTGATGTTAATGCTCTATTATAAAATCTTATTATTCCATAACGACCAGCAAAATAACCGGCAGTTGACGCATTATATGTTGTAGTATCTATTGCCCCAAAATGCATATACCATGAATTTGCAATTTGAACCCAAGGTGGATACCAATTTATTGTAGATGGGGTACCAGCAGTGCCGTTTATATAACCTGTTAATGTGGTACCACTATATGTTTTAACAACTTGAATCCAATTATTAAGATATGTTGCAGCACCATTAACCACTCTTTGAACACCATTAGTTTGATTATATATATTAGAAATTATTGATTGAACTGGCCCGGTTTGAAATATTTGACCACCCGCATAATGATAACCCGAATTTGGAGTTTGATCTCCCGTATCTGACCATAAACAATCATCAACCGCAGTTGGTCTTATCCATATTTCAAGTGTATGTGCAGTATTACCCGCGTTATATGAGTTTGGACTTGTGATATAATCATTTACACCATCAAATGTGAAATAACCACCAACACCTGAAGTATATGTTGGGCTATTACTTATCGTTGCATTTCTATTATTACCCGATAAGTCATATAATGTAGTTCCACTTACGTAACTTGAAACATTACCTGGATCATAATAAAAATAAGAATTTGACACAGGTTGTATTGCTGACGATGTTGTTACAGTAGGTGTTGGAGTAACAGTTGATGTGTTCGTTGGTGTAACGGTAGGTGTAGGAGTATTCGTAACCGTCGGCGTAGGTGTAACGGTAGGTGTTGGAGTTGGTTCCACAAATCTTGGTGCCAAATAATTGTATTGTTCCGTTATTTCAGCAAGATTTAATTGTCTGTTGTAAAAATACATGTTGGCAACATGTCCCCAAGGTTGAGCAACAACATCATTATTACCCAATCCCCAATGTGTATTTCCACCCGAACCCTCATTGATTGTGCTTCCCACCTGTGAACCATTTATGTAGAATTTTTGAGATGAGTTAGTTCCAACTACCGCAAATTGAACCCAAACACCATTTGAAGCTGAAACATCATACCCTGAACTTACGAATCCTGTTGCCCAATATCCTAATGTGTTTGATGCATTAGGTATAGTAATTGGTGTGATTTTAGTAGATCCTTTTGTGTAAAGTAATGTTCTAAACGATGAAGGATTACTTGTCATCAATCTTGTCCAAGTAATATATGTGTACCCTGTTGTTGGTAACGTAGGTCCTGTTGCGTTGTAATCAACTCTATTATTCCCTGTCGTACAATCAAAACATTTTATACCATTAAGAACTGTGTAAGTCGCACCAATTAATGTATGATTATATCCACTTGTTACATCGTAAACTGTTGTTCCTGTACCAGGATAACTTGAATTATTATATGCGTCTAATTGAATAACCAATCCATTTGTTATTATATTTGGAGTTGATGATGGTGTCGGTGTAACTGTATTGGTTGGCGTAACGGAACTCGTTGGTGTAACCGTAGGTGTTGGTGTAACTGTTGGTGTCGATGTTGTGGTATTCGTTGGTGTAACACTAGGAGTTGGTGTAATAGTATTTGTTGGTGTAACTGTAGGAGTTACACTTGGTGTAGGAGTTGGTGTTACATTTGAGTTTGGAACTATCTTAATTTTATTAAATAATATACCCATATAAACTATAAATATATTATATTGTCTTTATGGATAAAAAAAGGAGGACTTTTTGAGTCCTCCTTGTTAATTTTTATTCTACTTTTAGAACGTTCCTCCGTCTATTGTATCGGTGAAGGTTAACGTTCCGTCAGATGTTTTATAACCTAACATTGATGTAACCGCCACACTTGAAGATGTTGCTGAAATCTCACCAAATACATCAGTTGAGTTTTTGAATGTTACAGTTGAGGTGTTTGTACCCGCATCTGCACCATTTCCACTTACTTTCAATGTACCCGCTATTACTGTGTTTCCTGATGCTGATTCAACTGTGAATTTATCTGTGTTGAATTGTAATGTTGTACCTGAGTAAGTTAATAAACTATCAGTAATTGTATTATCAGCCGATGCGATTGGGAATGTTCCACTTGTTAAACTTGTTTCACTTCCTAATGTTGCTGCAGTTGTTCCAACTATTTTACTTGAACTATTTGAACCGTTTACAGTTAACCATTTGTTATTAAGAGAATCCCATAATAATGAACCTGATTGATCCGCTGAACCTGAATCATATCCACTGATACCTGCGTATCTTTGGAATGGTGAGTAAGCGTTTACTAATATGATATTATCACCGATTGCTACTGTATTTGATTGTAAACTTACATTTGTTGATGAACCTAATACTTGTAAGTTTCCTGATACAAATAAATCACCACCTAAACTTGTTAATGAACCTGAACCAACTGTGAACGCTCCTGTAACACTTGTATTACCTTGTATATTTGTTTTTCCTGTTACAACTAAATCTGAATTAACTGTTACATTTGTTCCATTATCAACTATACTTGAATCTACTAATGTGATTGTTGCTCCTGTTGAATCAAATTTACCAATGTAGTTGTTTGTACCTGTTACTGATACTGATGTACCTGACGTACCATCTGTACCATTTGAACCACTTGTTCCTGAAGAACCATCAGTACCATTACTACCTGAAGTGCCATCTGTTCCGTTTGAACCACTAGTTCCTGAACTACCATCTGTTCCGTTTGAACCACTAGTTCCTGAACTACCATCTGTTCCGTTAGAACCTGAGCTACCGTCCGTACCATTAGAACCACTAGTTCCTGAACTACCATCTGTACCATTTGATCCTGAACTACCATCTGTTCCGTTAGAACCAGAACTTCCGTCAGTACCATTTGAACCACTTGTTCCTGAAGAACCGTCGGTGCCATTACTTCCTGATGAACCTGAAGAACCATCTGTACCATTAGAACCTGATGAACCTGATGAACCTGATGAACCATCTGTTCCATTAGAACCTGATGAACCTGAAGATCCGTCTGTACCATTAGAACCTGATGAACCTGATGAACCATCTGTTCCATTAGAACCTGATGAACCATCTGTACCATTAGAACCTGAACTACCATCTGTACCATTTGATCCACTAGAACCTGATGTACCATCAGTACCATTTGACCCACTAGAACCTGATGTACCGTCGGTACCATTACTTCCTGATGTACCTGAAGTTGCTGCGGTATATGATGTACCATTAATTGTTAAATCACCACCAACTAAATTTATTGATCCTGAAACTAAAACTGAACCAGTGAATTGGTGATTATCGTCAGGCGTATCTCCGAATTTAGTTGAACCTGAAGTATATAACACTGAAGATGTTACATAATCAATATGTAATTCTTTAGCAGTTAATATACCATTAATGTATGTGTCTCCATTTACTCTGAATGTTCCATCAGATTGAATTGATGCACTTACACTTCCACTTACTATTTTGTTTAATTCTAATCCTGTAACTCCACTTGCTGGAATGTTATATAATCCACCTCCATCTCCAGTAAATGAACCTGATATTGTTCCAGTTTTTACTGTTAATGAACCTGTTATTTCTACATTGTTTGTTGTTCTCCATATTCCAGAACCTAAACTTGTTTCGGCAAATAAACTATCTCCTGATGTACCTGAAGAACCGTCGGTACCATTACTTCCTGAAGAACCATCAGTACCATTAGAACCTGAACTACCGTCTGTTCCGTTAGAACCTGATGAACCTGAAGAACCATCTGTACCGTTTGACCCACTAGAACCTGAAGTACCGTCTGTTCCATTAGAACCTGATGAACCTGATGAACCTGAACTACCATCTGTTCCGTTAGACCCAGAACTTCCGTCAGTACCATTTGAACCACTTGTTCCTGAGGAACCGTCGGTACCATTTGAACCTGAAGAACCATCGGTACCGTTTGACCCACTTGTTCCAGAACTTCCGTCTGTACCATTAGAACCTGATGAACCTGAAGAACCGTCAGTTCCGTTTGACCCACTTGTTCCTGAAGAACCATTACCACCAATAGTGGCAATTACCGTACCTGTTTGAGCTTCGTTAAAATATACTTTTAAGTTATTACTATCAATAACGTGAATTTCCGTTGGTATTACAACTTTATCACTACCATCAAACACATTAACCGCTGGATATTTGTATCCTAAATTGTGGTTGAATGACCATGTTGTTGATGCTGAACCAATTACTAATGTTTTAGTTTGACCTGAAACAATTACAGCGTTTTCCGCATATACTGCATATGATGCTGAAGTTGCAAATGATGCTGTACCTGCAAATGATGAGGTAACTGAAGATGTATAAGCGTTAAATGCTGTTTCATCTAATTTACCCGTACCAATTGCTTGACCGTTTAATGATATTGAACCTGTAATATTAACACTACCTGTAAATTGATGTGTATCATCTAACGTATCACCAAATCTATTTGAACCTGAAGTAAATAACACTGAAGAAGTCACATAATCCATGTGTATTTCTCTTGCTGTTAATATACCATTGATATTAACATCTGAACTAATTGTAACAGTTGTACCATCATCACTAATACTTGAATCTACTAACGTTGTAGTTGCTCCTGTTTGGAATTTACCAATTGTATTGTTTGTACCACTTACAGTTACCGATGTACCTGAAGAACCGTCGGTACCATTACTTCCTGATGAACCTGATGTACCATCTGTTCCGTTTGAACCAGAAGTTCCTGAACTTCCATCGGTACCATTAGAACCACTAGTTCCTGAAGAACCATCTGTTCCGTTAGACCCCGATGAACCATCCGTACCATTTGAACCTGAAGAACCATCCGTTCCGTTTGACCCACTAGAACCAGATGTACCATCAGTACCATTTGAACCTGAAGTACCTGAAGAACCGTCGGTACCATTAGAACCTGAAGTACCTGAAGTCATTGCTAAGAATGAAACTCCGTTTATTGTTAAATCACCTTCAGTGATATTAACTGAACCTGAAAGAATATTTATTGATCCTGTAAATTGGTGTGTGTCATCGTTAGTATCTCCGAATTTAGTAGATCCTGAAGTATATAATATAGATGAAGTAACATAATCAATATGTAATTCTTTCGCAGTTAATATACCGTTGATGTATGTATCACCGTTTACTCTGAATGTTCCATCAGATTGTATAGACGCACTAACTGAACCGCTTACTATTTTATTTAATTCTAATCCTGTAACTCCTGAAGCTGGAATGTTATATAAACCCCCACCATCACCTGTAAATGAACCTGATATTGTACCAGTTTTAACAGTTAAAGAGCCTGTAATTTCTACATTATTGGTTGTTGTCCATATTCCAGAACCTAAACTTGTTTCAGCAAACAATGAATCTCCTGATGTACCTGAAGAACCGTCTGTTCCGTTTGATCCTGAAGAACCATCCGTACCATTAGAACCTGAAGAACCGTCAGTACCATTAGAACCTGAAGAACCAGAACTTCCGTCTGTTCCGTTTGATCCTGAAGAACCTGAACTACCGTCTGTACCATTAGAACCTGAAGAACCGTCGGTTCCATTACTTCCTGATGTGCCTGAAGAACCGTCAGTTCCGTTACTTCCTGATGAACCTGATGTACCATCTGTTCCGTTTGAACCTGAAGTTCCTGAAGTTGCTGCCGTATATGATGTTCCGTTTATAAATAAACTACCCGTAACATTTAAAGAACCACTTACATTAACTTGACTACCGAATGTTGCGGTTGTACCTGTTAAATTAGTAATTGTTACACCACTGATAGTATTACCTTCAATGTTACCAACTAAATTTAATTTGACATTACCACCCGCACCGTCATTATTTAATATGTATAATTTATTTTCACCACTAGCGTAGAATGGTGTACCGTCTAATGTTGAACCATACGTTCCCGCAGAAATCGTTGGTGCATTAGCTCCTTGATACATCTTGGACACCGCCTTAAATGCACCTGCAACTCCTTCATCTCCAATTGCTGGTGAACCGATAAAGATAAAAGGACCTGATAAGTCATTTATCGAACCGGTTGCGATGATTAATTCACCATTTCTTGCCGTTGTATTTTTGAGGATTTCTAACGAACCCCTCCTGTGTTTAATAATTTGTGCCATCTACTTTGTGTTTGTTTTGTTTATAAATAGTGTATTTTACTACATCCACCGAATTATTTCTATTGTTTTTTAATATATTTTTATTATTAATTTGTTTTTTTTTAAAATCCTCCCAAATCCATGACACTTCCAGTACCCATATCATATGTTATTACTCTTTGTCCTTGCATTGAAAGTGACGCGGATATCATTTGTGATTGAATTTGAGCTTGCATAATAGCTATTGCTCCTGATACTATTAATGACTCTCTTAATGGATCCGAAGCAGTTAATATTGTTGTACCATTAACTGTTAGGTCACCATTAATAACAACTGAACCTGATGTACGTAATGAACCAGTAAACAGATGTAAATCATCTGATGTATCTCCAAACTTAGTCGAACCTGATGAATAAAGAACTGAAGATGTTACATAATTAATATGTAATTCTCTCGCAGTTAATGTACCGTCAATATTAACATCAGTATTAACTCTTAACGTACCGTCAGCCATTGAAGCACTTACACTTCCACTAATGATTCTATCTAATTGTAATCCTGTAACTCCTGTAGCTGGAATGTTATATAAACCTGCACCGTCTCCTTTGAAAGATGCGGTAATAAAACCACCATTCTCAATGTATATGTTAGAACCACTTGTTAATACTAATGACGCACTTTCATTTAATAAAACATTTGCGTCATTAATACCTAATTGAGAAGATATACTTAATGAACCTGTAATTTGGATATCGTTTGTTGTTGTCCAAACACCTGGTGATGTTTCAGCAAATAATGAATCTCCTGATGTACCTGAAGTTCCGTTAGTACCATTACTTCCACTTGTACCAGAACTTCCGTCGGTACCGTTAGAACCTGAAGAACCATTTGTACCATCTACTCCTGATATACCTGAAGAACCTGAACTACCATCTGTACCATTACTACCACTTGTTCCCGAAGAACCATCGGTTCCATTACTTCCACTAGTTCCTGAAGAACCATCTGTTCCGTTGGAACCTGATGAACCAGAACTTCCATCTGTACCATTACTACCCGATGAACCATCGGTTCCATTACTTCCTGAAGAACCTGAAGTACCGGAAGAACCATCAGTACCATTACTACCCGATGAACCATCGGTTCCATTACTTCCTGAAGAACCTGAAGTACCATCCGTACCGTTAGAACCACTTGTACCGGAACTACCATCGGTACCGTTTGAACCTGATGTTCCTGATGTCATTGCGGAGAATGAAACTCCGTCTATCGATAAACTACCGCTTACTATGTTAATTGACCCCGAAACAAATACCGAACCTGTAAATTGATGTGTATCATCATGTGTGTCACCAAATTTGGTTGAACCTGAACTATATAATACTGATGAAGAAACTAATGTAACATTATATTCTTCCGCAGTTAAAACACCTTTAATTTTTACTGAACCCGTAATTTCTACATTGTTGGTTGTTGTCCAAAAAGAACCACTATTCGCAAATAAAGAATCTCCTGAGGTTCCCGAACTACCATCAGTTCCATTAGAACCTGAAGTACCGGAAGAACCATCAGTACCATTACTACCTGAAGTACCATCTGTTCCATTACTTCCTGAAGAACCATCCGTACCGTTACTTCCTGAAGTACCTGAACTACCATCGGTTCCATTTGAACCACTAGTTCCTGAAGAACCGTCAGTTCCGTTAGAACCTGAACTTCCGTCTGTACCATCTACCCCTGATATACCTGAAGTACCTGAAGATCCATCGGTACCATTACTACCACTAGTTCCTGAACTACCATCGGTACCATTACTTCCACTTGTACCAGAACTTCCGTCGGTACCGTTAGAACCTGAAGTTCCGTCTGTACCATTAGAACCTGAAGTACCTGAAGAACCATCGGTTCCGTTTGAACCTGATGAACCACTTGTACCAGAACTACCATCACTACCTGAAGTACCTGAAGTACCATCAGCACCACTTGTACCTGATGTACCTGAAGATGATGCTACAGATGTCACTAACGCATCTTTTAATGTTCTACCAACATATTGATATGCCGTTATGTAAACATATTTTGTATTATCAGGGGCATCTGCAGTTAAAACAAACTGAAGAACACCCGTTTTATAATCAAATACAAATTTTGTAGGGTCTAATTGATCACCGGCAGATGGTGAAGATGAGTTAGTTGAAACAAAAACTTTAACACCATAACCCGCTGGACTGTCTTCCGCGTTGGCGGTAGATAGTGAGGGGATTGAATATTTTGGTGATATGAAGTTTTTTTGTTGATTGGAATCAATTAATTGAGCATCGATACCTGCCGTAGTACCTGTAGTAAAAAACCAAACTTGGTTATTCGTACTTGATTTGGTCATCTTGTAACGATAGTAATACTTCATTACTTGTTGACCACCTGAAGAATAAATTGATAAATTGTCTCCACTTGTTCCAAAAGGAACGCTACTTACTGGTATTAAATCTTGATCTACATAAATCTCATTAGCATTAATATCCAACACCGAAGTGAAAGCTTCTTGAGCATCGGTAAAAGTTTCGTGTGTGTATCTTCTACTTTGGAGTAACCTTGGGGATTTTTTACTGTTATCTATCGACATTTCTTATTAACTAAAAGTTGTTGTTATTGATGTTATTGGCGTTGGGTCCCCCTTGTATCTTACAATTACATAAATATTAGTATATGTAGCGTTTAGTATCATACCATCCGCACTAATTAATGGTATTGTGTATGTATTACTTGAAACTGAACTTGTGTTACAACGATTTACGTATATACTTGAACCAAATGGATTTGTTCCGTCAGTATTTGCAGTAATTGTTCCTAAGTTTGTTAAAGCATTTGATGGGTCAAAAAATCTTGGTGGTGTATATAAACCACTCTTTGTCGATTCAAATAAAATTAATGATGAAACAGAATTACTTGTTGTTGAGTCCCAATTTACAAGTGCCGTTCCCATGTTTAAAGTCATTGTAAGTTTTACTCCCGCGTTGGTTGTAACTTTTCTAACATAATATTTGTAATCACTTGTATCACTTGGATTTTCTAACCAATACTTGTAAGCTCCACCAGGTTTAACTAAGAAACCAGGTTTAACTTGTAAATCGTTTGCACCTAAATTATATAAACCAAATGCAGTATCCCAAGCTGTTCCTGTGAATGATAAAATATTATCACTTAATTGTATTCTATTGTTTTCACCAAGGAATGGTTCAGAGTTAGATGCCCCACCATTTGTTGCAGTATCACCTGTTTGTGGTCTACCATAATACGCTAAACTACCACTCGCACTTGGTTGTCCAAATGTACCCGCCGTATGATAAGAAACTGTTGATGTGTTTGTTGTTGTACTTCCACCTTTATTTAATCCATTTATTTGTAATGAAAAAGATGTTGTACCTAAACCTGTTTGACTTATATTTTCATCAGACGCTGTAGGTGCAAATGAAGATGTTGTATATACTTTTACAATATCAGTTTCATAAGGAACCGTTCCTGTACTTCTAACAGTTACACCTGTAGAATCATAAACTGCGTTTGCAGTTTGTATTGTTCCTCCCGCAGTTGATACGGTTAATACTCCACCCGATTCAGTTACTAACGCATCAGAATCTGTAATTGTTGCAATACCCGTACCAGCATAATATAAAGGATTAAACAATCCTAATACTGAACCCGATATTGTATATGTTGCCGAACTTAAATAAGGTGCTCCACTCAATGAACGAGACACTGCGGTTATTCCATTAACACTCACACCACTAAATGTAGGTGTCTGTGCCGGTATGTTTGTTGATATTGTTGTTAATGGTGCGTAAAATATTTCAGTACTACGTGTTTGTGGTGTTGTATATGTACTTGATCCACTAGCTATTGCAATAGACGACGTTATATGATAATAACCACTTCCACTAATTGCAGTTGCCCCTGCGTTATAAATTGCCGGTGAGAAAACCGTTACATATTTACCATCTTGATATGCTGCAGGAATAACAGCAGGATTTGCCGTGTTAATCTTTGCTAATGTAACTCCGTTAGTTGTACCAGCACCTGTTTGTGTAATGAGTGCCTGTGAACTTGAAGTTGCCGTATCTGTTTTAGAACTATTATCTTTAAATTTAAAGGTGAATGAACCCGAAACTTTAAATGAAGTTGGAGTTCCACTACTTAATGTACCTAAACCGAATAATTGAGAGTCAACTGATGATGAAACTATTGTAGAACCACCGGCAACACTCGTATACGTTTCGTAATATCCTGAATTAGTATAAATTGGAGAAATACCACTGAAGATTGTTGAACCTGTGGTTGCAAAACCTTTACTTTGTAAGTAAGTAATTGTTGGATTACTTGAGTTTAATGGTATACTACCAACCGTAACCGTTCCCGTCGCATTATTATTAGGGACTGTTGTATATGAACTATATGTTTTTGTATTTGGTGCTGCGTCAGGTGCTGAAGATGATAATAAACCAGCAACAAATCTTAATATTTCAGAAACATCTGTATTTTCATTGAAGTTATTAAAATAAGAACCATTTAAACTTGATTGCCATGGATTTGATGTTGGAACACCTACGTTGATGTTTTCAGCATGTATTGATTGTGATACCGATAATGCATATTTGTTACTGACACTGCCATCAGGTGAGTTTAATAAAACTTCACTACCTGTAATTTCTTGATTTCCTTTTAGAGTTATTGACCCTGTAACTAAAAGTGAACCTGTAAATAAATGTGTATCATTTTGACTGTCACCGAAATTAGTCGAACCGCTCGCATATTGAACGGTCATGTTGGTAACCGACGACGATACTATTAATTCGTTAATGGTTAATTTACCATCAATTGTTACGTCATTTTTTGTGTACCAATTTGAACCTGTTAATGCAAATAAACTATCACCAGAAGTTCCTGAAGAACCATCACTACCTGAAGTACCAATTGCCCCATCTGACCCACTCGTTCCAGACGTTCCTGATGTACCATCTGTTCCATTAGAACCACTCGTTCCTGAAGAACCATCACTACCTGATGTTCCATCTGTTCCATTAGAACCACTCGTTCCTGAAGAACCGTCCGTACCATCTACACCAGAAATACCCGATGTACCATCACTACCTGATGTTCCACTTGAACCGTCGGTACCATTAGAACCTGAAGTGCCATCCGTACCATTAGAACCTGAAGTACCGGAACTACCATTCGTACCATTAGAACCTGATGTACCTGAAGAACCATCCGTACCATCACTACCTGAAGTACCTGCCGTACCTGTCAAACCAGGTACACCTAAAGGAATGATTAAAAACTCATCATTATTATTTGGAGTTGTTCCACCGACTGATAATTGACTAACTGTATATTTTTCATACCCACTATCTAATGGGTCAACAACATCAATTTTTAATAATTTAAATGTTGTTGCGTCCCCTACTTTAACTAATTTTAAAATTGTTCCAATAGTTAATCCGTCTAAATAAGATTCAAAATCTTGATTTGGTGAATATGCAACATTATCTATTGAAATACTCGTTGTTGATGTTAACCAAGCTGCCGAATTTAAATTGAAATATCCACTTCCTGGATCAACACTTGTGTTTGTGTTTCCACTATATCTCCAAATTGCTAAATGTCCTTCATATCCTGCATATCCACTTGTACCTGATGTACCATTTATACCACTTGTGCCTGATGTACCACTTGTTCCAACTCCACTTGTACCTGAAGTACCATCTGTTCCACTTGTTCCTGAAGTACCATCTGTTCCGTCACTTCCATTAATTCCAGACGTACCATCAGTACCGCTTGTTCCTGATGTACCATTTATACCACTTGTGCCTGATGAACCATTACTACCTGAAGAACCATTAGACCCACTAGTACCTGATGTACCATCTGTACCATTAGAACCTGAAGTACCACTTATTCCACCTCCAGTACCACCTGTTATTGTAACTATTACATCACCATTACCACTATCGGTAACCGTAGCACCACTAAATGTAATTTTATCAACATTATTAATTGTTGTTGTTCCGTCTGTTAACGTAATTGCCGTACCCGTACCACTTGTACCTGAAGTTCCTGAAGAACCAGTACCACTAGAACCTGAAGTTCCTGATGTACCAGCAACACCTGAAGAACCACTTGTACCTGAAGAACCTGACAATCCACCGGTACCACCAGTACCTCCTGCCGCAATTAAAGCTGTAACACTTGTTCCGGAGATATAAAGATTGTCCGCATATACCGCATGTAATGAACCAGATGGAGAACCTAAGTTAATTGTCGACCCCGAAGGGACGTTCTCGGTATCAACTTGGGTCCAATTTATTTTTTGTAATGCCATTGTAAAAGTAAACTCTTTTAGATAAATACTTTTATTTAGGTATATTACATAAAAAAAGGGATTTTTTTTAATCCCTTTTTTTTTATATATGTTTTTTAATCATTTCTATGAGTTCTTCCTTACTTTCATAGTCTCTTTCGGGAACAAAAACTATCCCTTCATCTGTACCTTCATTGGGTAAAAACACCGTTGGCACTGCGTTGTGACCTGTTTGTGAAACTACTTTGTCCCATATTTCTTTGTTCTCCTCAATTTCTATTTCATCAAAATCTATCTTCTCTTTATTTAATAAATTTTTTAAAACAGTGCAATGAGAACAATTATTTAGTGTAAAAATAATTACCTTACTACCCATAAACTATAATGTGTCTAAAATTTTTGTATAAACGCTGTCAATATTTGCACCAAGTGATCTGTTTACTAACACATCTCCATTATAAATCATAATTGTAGGTACAGTACTAATACCTAACTCCATAACTGCGTCTTGATTTTCATCAACATTTACTTTAACAAATGTAACGTCAGGATATCCTGATGATAATTCTGTTAATCTTGGTGCTAATGCCTTACATGGTGAACACCAATCGGCTGTGTACTGAACTAATAATTTTTTTCCTTCTGATTGTAATTGTGCAACTTGTGCGGATGTAACGTATTCCATTTTATAATTTTAAAATCCTATTTTATTTCCTTTTGTGGATGTTTTATAGACCTCTGTGTCTATGTTATAAATATCAGCTAAAACCATACCTTCCCCAACTTCTTGATTTTTTTCTAAATGTTTTAATAATTTGTTTGTGTCATCAATTGAAAGTTTCTCAAACTTATGTTCAGCAATTAAACGACCCTTACGAAGAAGAGCTTGGTCTATCTTCTCTCTCTTCATGTTAAAGGTTGCAATAACTTGAATGTTCAAACAGTCACCTAAAATACCGTCAGTTAAGTTAAGGATATTAGAAACTCCCGCAGGTGAACCATTACCTTCTCTGTCTGATATAACTCTTTCAGCATCCTCAATAATCAATATAGAGTTCTTATGGTCCATTAAAAATGGAATGATTGTTGGTTCAGATAACATTTCAGCCATTGATGGTGGGATGAATAAAATATCCTTATCTTTTACTAAACTTGTCAAATGTTTAATGTATGAGGTCTTACCTGTACCAGGATCTCCGTGTAAAAGAATAATTCCCTTATCATATTCAGAATTTAATCTATCAACAATGACATCGTGTATTTTTAAAAACTCAGAACCATAGTTCAATTCTAAATCAGTAGGTGGAACAAATAAATCATAATCTTCAGTATCTAAATGACCCATGTCACTTTTAACAAGTTGAATACTCGCTTTCTTTTTTGGTCTTTGGTGTATTTTAATTACATCTAAATCTAATTGGTCTTTTAATTCACCCTTTTTAATGTCATATGAAAAATCTAATAATAATAAATCATCTTTAGATTTTTTATTTGTGTTGTTATTGTTACTACTATAAACTCTAATTATAATTTCTTTACTATCATATACAAATAAAGATTGTGAAGAAGAATCGTGTCTTTTATTTTTTATGTTACATCTCGCCTCTTCAACAAACCCCAATTTTTTTAATTCATCTATTATCATTGGGTCGTAGAATGTTCCACCATCTAAAAATTTAGAAGGTATTTTATCATACTTAATCGTATAGTACTGTTCAGTTGGTGTTTCACTTCCATATACAGTATCGTAAATTGCATAATTTTGGGGTAATAATTTTTCCATTGATTAAATATAAATAAAATGTTTGTAAATAAAAACTAATTAAGACAAATTAAACCAAAATTGGGAAAAGGAAGTCCGATAAAAACTCCATTATCGTAATTGAAATCCTCGCTTTTAATTTCCACTTTTTTTGTAAATGATTTTTTTTCAATTACATTTATTGCTAATATTGTCTTTCGTAATAATTCAAATTGGTCTCTATTAAGCATTGATTCTCCTGACTTAGTAAAATTCTTTTGAGCAATTTCAGTTAAATGTTTAAAGAATAATTCTTCGTTAGTTCCACTTAAAAAATATTCACCAGCTTCTTTGTTTGTTGCAAAGTAATTTTTAACTGACTGAACATAAATTAAAACTTCGGGTGATAAATCCATTATATCTTTTCTATTTGTGATAACATTAAAGAAACGGCAGTGTTACGCCCAAATATTTTTATTTCAACGTCAACTCGGTCACCTTTAACTTCAGATATGGTTCCTTCAAATGATGTGAATGGACCTTCGTTTACTTTAACTTGTTCTCCTGAAATGTATTTCAATTTCTTTGCATCAATATGTTCTTCTAATGTATCATCTTTCAATATTCTTCTTACATCAGTTTCTTTTAATAACATTGGCATCCGATCTCCCATCATACCCATAATATTTGGAATCAAAGATATGACTTTTAAATCATCATCTTGTAATCTTTTAATAGATTCAAAATAAAGATATCCACTATATAATACTTTCTCTCTTAAAACTTTTTTATTTTTAAGAACTACCAATTCTTTTTCAGTTGGACATACGAATCTCACAATATTAGAAATTCTACCTAATCCGATGTCTTTATTAAATTGTTCGTTTAATGATCTTTCTTTCCCTGGTAAAACTTTTACCACATACCATGCTGTTTCCATATTCATTTTTTTATAAATATAATTAATAGTTCATTATTAAAAGTTCAGTACCCATATTTTGTTTACCGTCTTTTTTAGCCGCAGCTGCTTTAGCAAAATCTTTTTGATTCCATTTATATTGGTCTTTTGGAAACCATTCAACCAATTTAGGAAAATCGTAATATGACAAACTAAATTTACCTTCAATGTTTTTAATACACTCCGCCAATCTTGTGTGATCATTCACATCAAAGTCATGATTTGAATAGTAATTTTCAGTTTTCCAATATGGTGGGTCCATATAGAAATAAGTTGTTGGTGAATCATATTTTTCAACAACCACCTCAAAATCCATATTCTCAACAAACGTTAACTTATCAAAATGTTCTCTATACTTTGGGTGTTTTAATTTATCCATAAAGATTAAAACTTTACAACGATACTTTCCTTTATAATCTGTGTAAGCGGCAGTTTCAGGTTTTGATCCTGAGAATACTTGACACAACACATAAACATACTTCCCCGCAATGTCTAAACTATTTTCTTCGGTGATAACTAATTCAGGATTAAATACCTCTTTTTGGTATGTTTTAAACATTTCAGCATATTCGGGTGGTGTATCAATTACACCTAATTGTTGACACGGGTATTTTGCTAACTCCTCCCATAGAATGTCATATTGTTTAGACCATTTCATTAGGTTAGCATTTAACCTATTATAGTCATTATACACTACCGTTTTAAGATTGGGGAACTTACTTAAATCCATATTAAAAAATACCCAGAACATCCCACTAAACCCTTCAACATATGTTTCAATATCCGTCGGGATTTGTGGTACTATCCATTTACCTATACGAGCTTTACCTCCGATGTAACTAATCATTTATCATTCATTATATTTAAAAATATAACAAAAAAAATTGATAAAGAGAAATTAAAAGTATATATTTTAATATGAGTTGCACATCTTGTAAAGAAAAAAAGAACATTAAAGAGGAGTTAATTAAATCTGGGGATTTTGTACCTAAGGGAATTGTTATATTCTCAATTATATGGTTTATTCTAGGTGGTTACGGTCTCTATTCTTTAATTATAAAACTATTATGAAAAACGGGAAATATTTTATAGTACTTTTCTGTAACCAAAAAAGGGTTAAAATATTACATAGGAGTATGAGAAGAACCACCGCATATGAATATTGGAGGGAGTTTAAGACCCAACAAGTTCCACCCTTTCTTAAACAACAAGGGGGTGAGAGAAAAAAAAATGAATTAGTTTTTGAATTGGCACTTATCTTCCCAAATAACCGTTGGGCAACTGCAACATATGTTAGAGATAGTTTGGGTAGGAATCAACCAGCAATAATTGAAAACGATAAATTTCGTATCAAAGAGATAATCCCGTATTGGCAAGAAGAACAGATATACGATTACCAAATAAAGAAGAGAATTAGATATCATGTAATGATGGAACAAATATTACCCATAACAGAGGTTGCTCAAATTTTCACTTTAAACAATAAACTATTTGTACAGGTTGATGATGATATTAAGTTATTTGGGAATAAGAATATAAACGACGCCAATAGACTATTTGAAATTGTAAAAAAGGATTTGGTGAGTAGAAAAAAAGGTAATTTCTTTTTTGTTAAAGACATAACCACACACCAAAGAAGTTTATTATATAAACTATTAGAATCTAAAGGATTTAAAAAAGAAGAACTTTTTAGACATTATTCGTATTAAATACAATATCAATTAACCCTATCGTAATATTAAACTTACCTTTAGGGTTCTCCAATTTACTTCCATATTTTTTTTGTATACTCTGAAACACTCTATCAAACTCCATATTTGATAATTCAAAAACAATTGTTGTTGATTTAGTCTCGGCGTTTACCTTTTCTAATAAATCCGATATAATAGCTAATTGATTTAATAACTCACCTTTTTTTTCCATGTCCTAATATCTTTAATATCTTATCTATTATAGATACTTTCTTTTTTGGTTTCGGCTGAAACATTTTATTTTTATCCAGTGATTTGATTTCATCAATCATCCTGTTCTTGCTCGTCTCTATCTCCAACGAGTCCTTCTCTATCTCCTTCCTCAGTATCTCCAATCCCTGTTGTATTCTCTTGTCCATAATTATCTAATAAATTTAAACCTTTTAATTTATCTAATGATTCATTCTTAAATAGTTCTTGTAATTCTTTTACTTTCGATTGGAAAAGTTTTTGTTTCTCTTCTTCATCTTTATTTACTTTAAATATTTCTAATGCACAAGCAAAAACAACATCATATCCTTCTTGTGTTGCACTTGAAATTAAAGACATTAACGTAAACTTTTCATTCTTATCTTGAATTTTAACTACAACCGAACGATACGGTTTTAAAATTTCTTCGTATTTCCAATTTAATGGTAATTTAATATCTAAACTAACATTATTTTCAATTTCTCTTAACGAATGAAAATATGGTCTTATTGATTTTATTGATTCAAACACGGTATTATGTTAATATGAATGTTATTATATATGAAACAGCAAGATATATTAAAACCTGTTCAATTTTTGACAAAACTAAAGGTTCAGGATTATCTTGGAATAATTTAATTGTAAATTCAGTAATTAATCTCATTGAAAATAATATACTGATTACAAATAAAAATATTTTAACTTGGTACATCGTCGTATTTTTTAATTTCTTCAAGGATGTCCTTGCGATAAATGGCAATTAATAATTTAATTTCTTGAGCGTATTTTCTAGCTCTAATTGATGCACTTCGGTTTCCTTTATCATAAACCTTTTGTGTATCTACTGACATTTTCTCTACTAGGTCCTTTATTTTATTTAAGGTTTCCATAATATTATTCGGTTTTTAATATGAATATACGGAAAAATATCTACTTTTTCAAGTTTTGTTCAAACAATTTGTAAATTTCGGTCAACATATCCAATTCGGACCTGGTCTTTCTATGTTTAAAATCAAATAATTTAAAAAAATATTGGGTTATTTTTATTTGATTATCATCAAGTTGTGCAAAATAATACGCCTCTAAAAAGAAGTTCCAACAGTATTCGTAACAATTGCCTCTCTCTTTAAAAAATATCTTTTCTTTATTGAAATTTTCAATGGTTTTATCCCAACACCAAGTAAAATGATTTTTTTGGTCCTCCTCTAATTCAAACACTTCAGGTCCCAAATACGTCTCTTGTAAAAGATTATATAATGACATAAGAAAGTCATAGAAAAGTTCTGTCTTCTCACGACTTATGTTGTAAGCTCTATACCAAACGTCAATTTGATTTTTGTAACTTTCGGAATGTACAAACTCTAAATAACCTTCTTTATTTTCCATAACCTTATTATATTATAATATAAAGATTAAAGAATTTAAAAAAAAGAAATTATTGAGTTTTTTTATTGTATTCTGAAATATTCTTCATTTTCTTGATTTCATTGTCAAGAACACTTGAAAAATTTACTTTTGATTCACTAACTGGAACCTTTTCTTTAGAATATAAAACTCTATTCTTTTTATCTTCTTCTCTATCTTTAACTTGTTTTTCTATCTTTTTAGCGGTTTCAGGAGTTTGAATGTGATTACCTTCTTTTTCTTTTGCTTCTTTTCCTTTCTCCGCACCGTTTGATGGTTTAATACTTGCAGGTTCGGTAACTTTACCATTACCCATCAATGTATCTCCTTCTATCGCCATCTTCAATCTTTTCTTAAATTGTTCTGATGGTTCAATATCATATTCTAAATTTTCTAAACCAGCATAGTTTTTAGCAATTTCATCTTCTTGTTCTGGTGTATTTTTTCTTGCAACCTTTTCACCCTTACCAATAGCTTTAGGAAATTCAGGATTGTCGTTACCATCAAATGATGCTAATTTTTTCATTTTAGTTTCAACGTCAGCTAAATGTGCCTTATTTTCTTTACCACTTTCAAGATGTGATTTTTCGGCAGCTTGTAAACCAGGAATTGATTCATTAACCATCTTACTGATTAATTTGATTAATTCGGTTTCAGTTAAACGTACCGTTTTCTTTTTTGATTCGTACATTCCGCCTCCACACTCACATATTTCTTTATCACATTTTTCACAAGATTTCTTTTCTTCAGCCATTTCGTCAGGTGTTTCTTCACCTTTATCTACATAACTGTGTTTTCTTCTACCCCTTAACATATTTTCAAAATCGTCATCACCTTTTTCCTCTTCTTCCATAGAAGAACTACCACACTCATCACACTCTTCTTCATCTGATGAATCTTGACCTTTCATGATTTTAAAATCTTGACCATCAATCTTACCATTGTGATTTTTATCAAGTTTATCTTGATTACCCACTAATTTTTCGTCCATTTGTGTATTTTCCATATTTTCTGTTTCTTCTAATTGGTCGTTCATCTCATCAAGTTTATTCATCATATCATCATGACTTTCATAAACTCCTTTTTCGATGATTAGTTCACCATCTTTATGTTTAGCCTTATAATCAGGTAATGCGTCGTTCGCTTCTTCTTCAGATTCAAATGTTGCTAAAGGTATACCTTCACATTTTATATGATAAACTTCTTTCTTACCATTATTCTCTTCCATAATTGTCTTTCTAATTTCGTTAGAAACGATGTTTTCAATAATTGTTGTTAATTCGCTTACTTTCATAATTAAATAAATATCTTGTTAATCTCATTTAATACGATATTTTCCACATCTTTATGTAGAATTCCGTATTTTTTTGATATTTCCTTAATGGATTCTTGTAATTCATCGTCTTCGTGTATGAATTCAATTGCACCAGTGTCACCTTGGTTACAATAAGGGAATTTCTTACACTTCTCTTTAACTTTTACAAAAACACTATCAGGACCTCCCCATTTAGGGAAATTCCTATCTGTAACCGCTCTACCTTTGTAGATACTTTTAGGTCCGTCTATTTTTAATGGATTTTTACGTCCACCTTTAGTTGTTTTACCAAATGCCGGAACATCAAATTGTCCAGCGTCACCTGCGGTCACTTCTTTAATCTCTTCCTCTTCAGTAAGGTTTAGATTAGGTATACTTGAAATTGGTCTTTTAACCACTTTTGATTTACCAAACAAAGGACCACTAAATGATCCTGAAGAGTCTGCACCAGTTTCTTTAACCTCTTCCTTTTTCTTTTTTGTCATATTCACAACCCACAATTTTGGGTTAATCCCTTTGTCAATTAATCCCGCCAATCTTGTATTACCACCTAAAAGATGATAATCATTATCCCCAAATTTAACCACCATTGGTATTTCTACTTTACCCTTTTTAAATGCTTTATTAAATCTTTCCTTTTTTTCGTCTTCTAATGTGTCAAAATCTAAATCAACATTCTTTAACACATCTTTAATCTTATTGTAATTGGTAATATCGTAATCGTTTGATGCAATATCTTTCCAACCATCCTTACCCATTTTTTCAAATTCACGGTAACGAAGTGCTTCCATCCACTCATGGTCAATATTTGGTTTAAGGTACTTCATTATCTCACACCTTTTAATGCACTTTCCCAAAATCCCTTTCTCTGCCACAAGGTCTTAAAAAGTTCAACAACCACTTTAGTTGAAAGGTCAACGATTTTATCATCTATTTTTTTGGTACCTAACTCATCTTGAATCATTTTAACAACGATTCTTGTGGCTTGGGTTGAATCCATAAAATCTTTAATCTCCCTTTTGGTGATTCTTTCTATTTCTTTTTTATCTTGGTCTGTTAATGCCATTATATGTTATTATCTCTTTGATTTATTAATGGTTCAATTGATGTTTTGAATGTTTCATCAAATTTCGCCAATTTTTCTAACGCTGTTGCAACATTTTGTTCAAGTTTCAACATATCAGCATTAATATAAACACCACTTTCGGTTCCAGCGATAAAAACAAAGTTAATATCTTCATCTGGTAAATAACCATCCAATCTGATTTGGTCTTGGTTAATGGTCATCCCTGGGTCAAATTCTGCTATTTGTGAAACTTGTTGTTTGAAATTATCAATTAAACCTGAAATTGTAGTTTTTTGTGTTTCACTCAATGTCATGTCAGCTTGATCTGTAGATAATAACTTAACATCAACATTATTAATTACTGTAACGTCATTTTTTTGTTCTTGACTTGCATCATCAGATAATGTAGATTCGAACTCAGCAACCTCATTAATTGATTGTTTTGATATTTTAGATTCTGTTATAGACCTAATGGTCTTTAACATATTCTTGGTTACATCATAATCTGTTTTCATTTTCATTTGCATAATTAAAAAAGACCCCAAAATTAAAAGAAGGGTTTATATCTGTATAAATACTTGAAAAGTTGGATTTACATACTATTCCTTTGAAATTAGATATGTTTTCTAAATATCCTTGGGACGGTACGGTTTGTTTTGGTATTTCGTGTTTATCACATAGGGAATCACATAGTTCAGATAGTGAATTCATTTGGATTTCAGTGTACTTATCCCAAAAATAGTAGTTTCTCCAATTACGTATATGGGGTTCTGACCTATATGGGTCTCCAATCCAATTATTAAGGACACCAGTGATGGTGTTCTTATTCAACCAACCCAAGTTCTCAATTGCTATTTTAATCATCCTCTTATCGTTCTGTGAGTCATTAAACGTATTAGAACTATAGTTGGTATCAAACAATTGATATGTACTACCTAATTTTGTAACTATAAAATGTGGGATGTCATCAAACTTACCATTATTACGATGTTCAATTTTATTAACAAAGTCGTCAAATCTTCTTTGTGTATCGTATAGGAATATTTGAGTTTTTTTAGATTTTCTTTTATTAATAATTAAACTATTATAATCTATTTTTTCTATTTCGTGTATTACTAACATTTTTCTTAATGAATTTAGGACCTAAATCAGTTAGTGGTGAGTTAAGAGTTATATCCTCATTTGGTATTATAACCTTATTATTTTCCAAATCATATAGTACTTGGTTTGGATTTACGTCATCTTTTTCCCAATATAAATTATCAGAATCTTGAGATTCTAACGTTGGGACGTTTTTTTCCGTTATTGGAATTTGGGGGTCTACTAATTTTTTTTTTCATCATTTTTTTCTAATGATGTGTCTTCTTCATTGTCGTAATGTAACCCTTCATTTCCATTCTGACCTATAATGTTCATTCTTTCGTCATCTTTAGGAATTTGACTTACTTTATAACCATTCTTTTTATGTTGTTCAATTGTTGTGAATATTTTATTATTTGCGGTTGTTGTTGGTTCTTCTTGTAAAATATTCTCTGTTTCAGGTTCTATAGTGGAAAAATTTCTTTTAATTTCTTCTTCAGTTGGTTCTTCTTGTAAAATTTTCTCCGTTTCTTCTTCAGTAAAGAATGGTTCTTCATCTTCTAAACCATCCATTAAAGTAACATCCCAATCTGATGTATCGTCATATAAACCTAATTCTTGGTCGTTCTTCATCATCTCCGCTAATAGTTCTCCACGTTTTTCACGTTCAATATCTGTCTTCATTTTATAATATTCGGCAGCAGATTTTAAATTGTCATTTGGTTTTGGTGGATTTAATAAAGTTTCTTCTAACTTCATTAAATCGTTTTCAGTTAAATGTAATCTTGTGGTTTCATCAACAAAGTTTTTTAAATCTTCCGGAGACGATGGTTCTTTTTCATCCTCATCTTTCTTCTTACCTTCCATGGTTAATTGATTGAATGAAATAATTAACGCAACCGCCAATGGATCAAACACAATCACAATTAAAATTATAAAGAATTTAACAACAGAATTAAGTGGTACACCGAAAGATTCTGCTACAAAACGAAACCCCCCTACTTCTTTTTCTAATTCAATATTATTATTTTTAATAACATTAATTGAATCTAATGATGCGTTGTTTTTTATTGTTAATTCATCAATTCTTTTTGAAATAGAATTAATTTCTTTATCTGCGGATTTAATCATTTGAGACACTCTAGATGTTGATTTATCCTTATCAATTTGTTTGGTTAAATTTGTCTCTTGTGAATTACGAATATTTTGTTGATTGTTTAATTGAGTGGTGTAACGAGATATTTCTAAATCATTTTTAGTAATTTGTGTTTGGTAAACTGCAATGTCTCTTTCAATTTTTTGTAATCCTAAATTTTGTTGTTGGAATGCATTTGAAAGATAACCGAAGATACCTGCAGATGTGATTAACATTAAAATAACAACGGAGGTGGTTAAATAAATTTTACTAAGTAACTCTATTTTTTCCCACTTTTGTTTTAAATAAGTTGCGGTAACTAACTTTGCAAATTCTAATGAACTTGCCATAATCATAACGGCAATTGCAGCACCACTAAATAAAACACCAAGACCAGTTACTGAAAAATATGCAGCACTACCCGCAATCATAATAGCCGCCAGTGCAACCAAATACTTTAACCAATTATTATTCATACCTTATAAATAGTTTAAGAGACCAAAACTTTCGTTTCTTAGTTTCTTAATAGCCTTATCACGTAATTGTCTTATACGTTCTTTAGTACAACCAAACTCCTCACCTAAATCTTCCAAGTTAGATTCTATACCCGTTAACCCATAATATCTTTCAATGATTATTTTTTCTCTATCATCCAACACACTTAACATTGCTGAAACTTTTTTCTTTATTTCTTCCGGTGAATTAAGAATGGCGTCAGGACTTTCAGCCTCTCTATTAGGTATAACATCAATTAATTGGTCACCATCTTCATTAATTTCTTTATATAAACCAATACAGTATGGGAGATTAACACCGATTGGTGTTTCATCTTCAACATTGTTTATGAAGAAATTATCTTCTTCACTTATTTCAATTTTCTTTTGTTTTTGAGCATCTTGTACTAAATTTGAAGGTATACGAATTGTTCTACAGTTTTCATTTAGAGATGCCATTATTGATTGTCTAACCCACCACACCGCGTATGAAATAAATTTTAAACCAGTCGTCGGGTCAAATCTTTCCGCCGCTTTAATTAAACCAATATTACCTTCTGAAATAATGTCCAACAAATCCATTCCCTGATTTTGAAACATTTTAGCCACAGATATTACAAATCTTAAATTACCAACAACCAATTCATTATAAAGTTTTCCTCTAGTTTCTTTATCTGTTTTTTTATTGTTTAATAATTCAAAAACTTCTTCCTGTCTTTGATGTGACATTACAGGAATTTTTCGTAAATCTTTGATATACAATTGAATCTCGTCTGGATTAACTAAAATGGATTTTTTCATGTGGTGTAAGTTTAAGTGGATGGATAGTACTAAGATATGAAATATATCTTAATTTTCAAAATTGTCAAGGAAGTTTTTTTCTTCTATTGTAAGGCTCTCAATTCCAGATTCTTCTATTTTTTCAAGTAATCTGTCTAAATCTAAAGTTTCCCTTTTTTTATTTTTCTCATAATCTACCCTAATAATCGTATTATCAATAGTTGGGGTGAAAATTAAATCTTTGATTTGTTGGGGTAGATGAGCCGTGACCATATTTTCTCTTTGGAATAAGAAATAAAATTTAATATGTTCGTCAATTAATATTGTATATAATTCTCGGTCGACCTCTATTGGTTCCATTTCAGAATCAAATATTACTATTATATTCTCTGAATTTTCTATAATGAATCTAATTGATTTGATGACCTTGCTTTCACCTATAACATCAGTACAAAAATACTCGATATCCTCATGGTCATCGAACATACCAAAAATAAATAATACGTATGTATTCATTTATGTGTTATTTTTTGAGTTTAACTTTCCAATAAACACCTCCACCGATAAATGGAACCAATTTTCCATTAGTCCCTTCGTCATCAACTCTATTCGTTACTCCAACACCTAATCTATACATATGTCTATCGTCTTTATTTTTAAATAAAACACTGATACCTACAATATTGATTACATTCGGTTTGTCAAATTTTGCGTCAATACCGAGGTACATTTCATTCTGTCTTGGTATTGGTGTGTACATTGTGTCTCTAACAATTTTTTGTTTTACGTCACTTTTAAATGAGCGACCGACTATTCTACTATTAGATATTGTATCAAATAAAGTAACCGTTCCTATATTGTTTGGTAATTTAAGAACGTCTTTCTTAAACATTTTCATTCCAATTGCATTTAATAATGCCGTCGTGTCAATTGGTTTATCTACCGGTACAGTATCGTGAACTGCATATGGAATCTGTACTTCTACGGGTATCTCAACTTCCACAAGAGACTCAACTTCTACCGTATCATGAACAGGGACTTCAAATCCAACCGTATCTCGTATTAAAACCGTTCTATTTGGCATTATACCCTTAGGATTAAGAAATTCTAAAATACATATTAATAATAAAATTAATATTATTATATGTCTGATGTCAAAAATTTTCTTCATTTTACTTAAGAAGATAAAGAGATGTCATTATTATACCTGCAAAACTTCCAACCTTATAAAGAAACGTTTTTCTTCTTTGTCCTTTTAATTCTTTAAATAAACTTTCAGATTTTTGTCTTTCTAATCCAAATTGCTCATCTTTTTTAGTGATGATTAATTCAAGATTACCGATTTTTTGTTCTTTTAATGAATCCTTTTGTTTGTATAAACCAATTTGTTCATCTTTTAATGATACAACTTTATTTAATTCAACAACTTCAGCAACGGCACCGTCACCTTTCATAAGGTCTTTGATAACTAATTTAGCTACCGGTACTTTTAATGCTACGATAGTGTCTACGTTAGTTTTTGTAACGGTCTGAGAAAAACTTTTCAAGGTCACTAAAGTTATAATTGTTAACAGAATCAATTTTTTCATGTGTTTGGTTTTTAATAATAGTTATGTTTTTGGTAACGTTATTTACATTTGCATCGACTTTATCTATTTCTTTGTCGATGATAACCATTTGTTCGTTTAATTTAAGATTTTCATAATGAACAGAATCTATTTCATTTTGGATTGAATCTATTTTTTGGTTGTACCCCGCAACATCGGTTCTAATCCCGTTTGTTGTAAAAATATTCCAAGCGGCCAAAACGATAATTATAACTAATAAAATGTTGGATTTATTTATCTTCATATCTATGTTTTATTATAAATATGAAGAAAGGGGGTTTTATCCCCCTTTACTTACTTTTTCTTCTTTTTAACTATTTCGTCAATAATTCCATAGGAAAGTGCGTCTTCCGCATTTAACCACAAATCCCTTGAAGCGTCATTTTTAACCTGTTCTGCGGTTTTTCCACAATATTCACCTAATAATGTGAATAGAATTTCATTCACCTTTCTCCACTCTATCATGCTGATTTCAGCGTCTTGGATGTTTCCAACTGCCCCACCTGATGATTGGTGTAACATGGTTTGGGAAAACCTCAATGACCCTCTTTTACCTTTGGTACCAGCCCCTAATAGGACCGAACCCATTGAAGCTGCCATACCTGTGTTGATGGTTCTGATGTCAGATGTAATATAATCCATAACATCTACAATTGATAGACCCGATTTAACACTTCCTCCTGGACTATCGATGTGCATTGTAATGTCATTATGATCTAAACTATCCAAGAACATTAATTGTGCTTGACAAATAGTCGACATATGGTCATCTACACCACCAGCAACCCAAATGATACGTTCCATCATCAATCTTGAGAACACATCCATTATTGTAACATTCATTTGTCTCTCCTCCAAAATATATGGAGTTAAACTATCTTGAATTTTTTGATTGTGATAATGTAAATCTAAGGAGCTAATCCCTTTGTCTTTAGCATAAAGTCCAAATTGTTGGTAATCTTTTGGTGTCATAAAAGTAAATTTAGTTTATAGGACAAATATAATTAAGATATTTGAAACTAAGAAATTTTTGTTGTGATAAAATCTATGGATGAAACATTTTCTTCTTTCTTAATCATAACAATATTATCAGACCAATTACGTATTAAAGAATTGTGTGATATGACAAGTATATGGTCAAAGTAATTTTTAATCTTTTTAAAGAATTCACCGACCATTTCCAAGTTCTCGTCAGCAATTTTACCGAACACCTCATCCATAACCACAATGTTAGGTTTAGGTAATGAAGATATTTTAGTTAATACACTACGAAGTGCCAATGAGGATATGGTTCTTTCATAACCAGACCCCGCATTAAGGGGTTTAACGATTCGGGTCTCTGTATCTATCATTATAAATTCAACCTCATTCTTATCATTTATATTCATCTCTAAAATGAAATGACAACTATCCACTAACAAACGATACAATTCCTGATTGATTAATGGAATCATATTTTTAAGAATGATTTTAGATATTCCGTTTTTACCATAAACGGTTAAATAAATCTTAAACACGGCAGCCAATTCTTCCTCCGCCGTAATCTTTTTAATTAACTCCTCATTGATACCAACCTTACCATTCATATTTGAAATGTTATTGGTGTGTTTTTCAATGTTAGTGTTTGTCTGTCTAATGTCTCCGTTTGCTGTTTCAATTTTAGTTTTAAGTGCAATCACTTCCGCATCAATCTTTTGATTCTCCTCAAGTTTCTTTTTATTACTTTCGTAATTATCTAATCTTTTTTGTTTACCGTCAATCTCTAATTGTTTTTGTTCAATCTCTAACTCATATCTTTCCTTACGAAGTTTATTTCTTTCGTAACTTTCAAATTCAGTTTTTAATTTATCAAACCCTTCCGATTGTTCTTTTAATAAATCAAACTGTATTTGATTTAATTCCATTTCCTTTATGATGTCTTCAATTTCTTTTTTAATCTTTTCAATTTCATCTGTGTGGTCAACCTCATCTAACGCACGATTACAAGTAGGGCAAACTGTTCCTTCTTCAAATTGTTTGATTAATTTTTCTCTTTGGGTCTTTTCATATTTGGATACAACATCAATTCCTTGAAGATTTGCCATTTCACCTTTTAACTCTTTGTGTTGATCTTCATCATAGAATTGTGATGGTTCAACAACACTAACTCCGTCGGCGTTTGTTTGACTTACGTTTTTTTGAGTTAATAGAAAAGTAACTTCTCTTTGTAATAAAGTTGGATTTGTATTCAGTAATTCTTTATCGACGTCATTATTTCTTTTTAAGAATACATCGTCCCTTTTCTTTTCTAACTTCTCTAAATCTTTTTCAAACTTACCTAATTCTTTTGTTAATTTTACAATCTCACTTTCCGAATTGGTAATACTTTCTTTGTACGTTTCATTATCAGATTCTAAACTAACTTTGTTATATGTGTTGGACACCAATTTCTTACCCCAATCGTTATAAATTTCTTTTGCAAGTTCTTCTTTAATTTTTAAGTTTTCCAATCCCATGAACTTTGTTAAAATTTGTCCACGAGCGGTTGGTTTGGATTCAATTAATTCTTCCAAGTTATAACCAGTAGTTAATATAGTTGATAAGAAATCTTCTTCCGTTCCAATTGCCGAAGATATAAACACTTCAGTTTCTCTTCTTTGTTCACCAGATAAATTTACAATTTCACCATCTTCAGTTTTTTTATAAAACTCCAATTCATTCTTAACGGTGTACTCACCAGACTTACCCATCTTACGAGATGTCTTTCTTTCAATAACATAATCGTCACCATCAATAGTAATTTCACCACGAACACTCACATCGTTCTTATCGGTAAATCTATTAAAAATTTCACCGTTAGTTTTTGTCTTTGTTGTTGTATTAAAAAATAAGAACATTAAAAGGTCTACTGAAGATGTAGATTTACCACCGAAGTTCTTTGGTGTAGATTCGATTACCGTAATACCGTCCAACCCAGTAAAATCAATAACGTTATTATCTCCGAATGATAGAAAATTAGAAAACTCCACTTTTCTAATATACCATTTATTATATCTAACTTTGTTTTCATTTAACTTATCAATTTGAATATTAACTTTATTATCCAACCTATCAACCAATTCCCATTTAATATCAATTTCATTGTCCTTAATGAAATCTTTCATTAATTTCTTTTGATATTGGTGGTCTAAGATATTATCGGAAGCCTCTAACGATTCTAATCGTGTTTGATTAACACTAGTTAATGTTTTAGTGATTACTTGAACTGTCTTTGCATTATATTTTTTCTCAAAATAAGATTTCACCCTTCTGATTTTCTCAGGGGTGAAATTTTCGGGAACATCTTCCCATGTTACTTTTATAAATGGATTAGTCAATTTTTTTATTTTCTTCTTCTATTCTTTTTAAGATTATGTTATAATAATCTTCGTTATTTTCTATTCCAATATAGTTTCTTTTTGTTCTTATCGAAGCAATTGCGGTAGTACCTGACCCCATACAATTGTCTAATATTACATCATTTTCATTACTATACGTTTTTATTAACCATTCAAATAATGATATAGGTTTTTGTGTTGGGTGATATACTTTTCCTTCGGATTCCGCCGTTTTAAAATATTGAACTGATCTTGGATAACGTAAACCATCTTCATTTTTAACATGTATCTCACCCTTTTGTTCTCTATAAACTTCGGTTGGTCTATTTGCCTTACCTTTATCATATGGGTCACCTAAAGTTTTTTGTGGGTTGTACGTTGGTAAATTTTTATAAAAAACTAAAATATCTTCATGTGCCCTCATTGGCATCTTTTTACTATTTAAATAACCAGTTGATTTTGATTTTTCCCAAACTAATGAATATCTAAACATTTTAATATTAGACATAACCAATGTAGAAGTAAATGGTTGTGTTGCCGTTAAAACAATGGCACCGTTACTTTTAATTATTCTATTATATTCTTTCCACAATTCATTAAATGGTATTATAGTGTCCCATTTACATTGTGTTGTTCCATATGGTAAATCACATAATATCATATCAATAGATTCGTCATCCATTTTTCTCATCTCTTCCAAACATTCCCCTAAAATTATTTTATTCAAATTCATTTTTTATTTTATAAATAAAGTTTATCCTTTTTTCTACTAATTCTTGATCCAATTTAAATGGTGACTCACCACCATAAGTAAAATATTTACTTGCTGGTACTCTGTCATTTAAACATAATGGTTGGTAAATTAATTTTTGTTTCATCGCTTCTCTAATATCATTATTAAATAATCTTATTTGCTTATTAAAAATAACATCATATCTATTATAAGTAGTTGGGCAAGTTATTATAATATATGGTATAGTGTAATTACGTTCTATACATTCAAAAATTATTTCTCCAGCATTTGCCATTGCACGTTTCATAAAAGTTGAATCCAAATAATGTCCTTTATCTTCTTCAACAACAATAATTCTTGAGTATTCTCCAACAACAACATCAGGATTGAATTCAGTGTTTAAGATTTTTTTTGATTCTTCAAATATGGGCAAATCAAACGTGGTATATAATGATTTATTAAAATATTCAAAATTCTTACCAACAATATCTTTACCTGAACCTTTTTCACATTTCCATTGTTCGTAAGTTGGTGCAATAAATTTCTCTAAAAATAAATCTTCAAAATCTTTGAAATTAAAAATCATGATTAATTAGATTTATTTTTCTAATTTTTCAACCAAGACATTAAATGAATAGACTAAACCGCTGGTTAAAACGGCGTCAAAGAATAGACACATATACCAAGGACATAGAAAAAATTTATTTGTCAAACCACCAAGGACTAATGACATAAAAATGCCAACGTAAAAGGGTAGACACATCATACAATTCACCAGTTTTCCAAACCATTCTGATTTTCTTGTAATCCATTCTCTTGGTGTATTAAATATACTACCAAACACCATAATGTTTGACATTCCATAGGAAATAAACAACCACATAATTAAATTCATCATAATCATTAATTTATTATTTAAAATATAGATAAAACATTCCGTAAAAAAAAGTAAGTTGCCGGAAATTATTCGTCGTACAGTGAATTCATATTACTATTCTTCATTAATCTACCCTTCCCTAACTTGGATAGTGAATTTGTAATGTTATCTAAATCTGTCTTAAGTTTTTCATTCTCTTTCATTAATCTATCTATCTCATCATTGTTAACCACCTCCCTAACAACTTCCACAATTTTCTCAACAGGAACCTCTTTAATCACCTCTTTAGTTACGGTTTTACTCTTACCTTTCTTTTCAACGATGACCTCTTTAATAACCTCCACAGGTACCTCTATTGTTATTTCTTTAATCACTTCCCTAATGACTTCAATGGGAACTTCAACAATACGTTCAACTATCTTTTCAACAATAACTTCTTTGATTGTTTCTTTGGGTACTTCAACGATTTCTCTAATTTTATTACCATTTGGTATCTCACCATATTTTAACAAAGAAAACCCTCTATTGAAGGTTTCTTGTGCTTGTTTATCAATATCTGTTATATTATTTAATTCACAAAATTGTGTGAACTCCTTATCCAAGATTAACGTGTGTTTCTTTTCCATCTTCAATGTCTTTTATATCGTTTATTGAGAAATGAAGAAACGGTTGTTCATTATCCAAATCGTGAAATGTATATTCATTTGTTTCTATATCATAAATACCATACCCGTGATGTTTAACTGTTTCACCAAAGTTTTGTTGTATTAAACTGCCAACCATAATTGCATGTCCTCCGTTTGGTAATGTAAATTGTTGTCTCTTGTGAATGTCACCACATAACAATAAATCTAAATCAACAAAGTTTAATTGGTCATACGCATCCTCAAACTCATATCCTAAATCAGTTGATAACCCCATAATAGGTCCGTGAAATAATCCAACTGTTAATTTACTTTCATCTTTTGTAAACTCAGGACGTGAGTTATGTTGGTATAGTGAATAAACAACCCACTGAATATTATCATCCATATAATCACCACTATCTTTATAATAAACAATAGTTGGGTCGTCTAATAACTGAACCACTGGTGTTATACTATCCATACGTTGTGTGTTATTTTCCAAGAAATCGTGATTACCTGGTATAATTACAACTTTACCATATTTGGATAATTCTTTTAGGAACCAACTTGTTAATAATAACTGTTCATTAGAAATATTTATTTTCTGATGCGCTATGTCCCCCGCAACAACTATACGAATTTCTTCATACTGAATACCTTCTTGATGCCACACGATATTATGTTCTCGTATCTCATCAATTAATGTTTCAAATTGTTCTCTATACAAATCATGCATTTGAATTGTACGAATATGTAAATCAGCAATGTGAATTATCTTTTTGACCATCTTGAAATATATTTTGATAAATCCATTTGTAGGATTGCGTTATTAATTTGTGATGGGACTTTATATTCAACAAATGTTGCGTCGTCTTTTAATAAAACGACAACATTACCCAATAATTTAGTGTCGTCATATTTTGTTCCTTCTAACATCTTACGCAACAATCTACCGTATAATGGTAATTGTAAATAATAATGACCTAAAGCATTATCGTGATAGTTGTTGAATGGTGGATATAATCTACCAGTGTAATGATGAACCTCAAAGTTTTTTGGTTGATTCGTCTTCCAATCTGTAATAACAAAACCAAATCCATCTTTCTCTTTGTTTTGCATCAACCATACTTTATCAGGTTGTCCTGTGTATTGTTCTGTCGGGTCACCTAATACGATTTCAGTATCTAATAATACCCCACCTCGTTCTAACATTAAATCAAGAAATTGTTTTCCCGCAATAATCATGTTATCACTCTTACGTTGTTGTTCTTCATTGATTTCAAATATTGGTTGTCTAACTTCTTTGTAGTTATCAAAACGACCAATTAATTCAGATTCCAATTCAAAGTGAACACGACTACCCATATTAGTTGATAGGTCACCCGCTTGTTTCCATTCAGCAAGTAATTGTGATTGTCCTTCAGGGTCTCCTTTTGCCATTTTAAGTGCCATACCATCAGCATCAAATGGTTTGTGAAATTTCTTAACAATTTTAGATACAGATGGAAAGTTCTTTTTGACTTCACCATCAACATCTTTCATATAGTAAATGTGTTCTTCTTCTATGAATGTTAATTCTAATTCTTGTCTTCTCTTTTCTAATAAATCATTTATCTCTAATGAGATGTCTTTTAAATTCATGTTATTCTATTTGTTTCATTTTATATTCACTTAAGTTTCCTTGCAAATCGGCGATGTCTTTATCCCCTTCTAATTTAATACTCCAAACTTTCCCCATTAGTTTTCCACAATTCAATCTATGATATAATCTCTCTTGGTCGTTCCACGCATCGGGGTCAAGTACTATAATTATTTTTTTTGCATTATCGTATAGTTTTTTAAATAAATGTTCACTCATAAACTTTCCCAACATTGGGATTGCGTTGGGAATGAAAATACTGTCGAACGCTCCTTCAACTATATAAACAGGTTCGTCCCAATTAATTAAACTTTCATTGAAAATAATAACCTCCTTTTGTACCACGGGGTTCATATACTTTCTATTTGTTTTATTTAAAAAAGAACGGGCAATAAAATAATTCAATCTTCTGTTTTCATCATATGAAGGAATGATAATTCTATTTTCATAAGGTCCTGTTGCACAAAATCCAATATTATAAAGTTGTAACATCAAATCTGTTATATTTCTTTTTTTGATGTAATTGAGTGCCTGCTTATACCCTGGTGTTAATTTCATTCCAAAACTTGCATCTTTAAATGAAATAAATTCTTTTGGTAATTTAACTGGTTTATATTCTTTTTTATTCCCATCTTCATCTTCTTCTGGTTTTAATAAAATATATTTTTTAAGTTGTTTAGGATTACCAAACTTCTTAATTAACTTATAAATTGAACCGTGTGTTTCGTGAGATTCGGCACATACCCAACACTTATAAACACCGTATTTGTAATTGATTTCCAAATTGCCCTTACCATCACCTTTTTCTAACCCTTTGATTTCATGAGAACACACAGGACAGTCAAAAGAAACTTGGTATCTATAATCATTATGATTCTTATAGTCACCAAATATGTCTTCCAAAATTTCAAATACTGCGGAATAATCTACTTCTTGGGTGTTCATGTTGTATATTATAACAAAAAAATCTTATAAAAAAAAATGGAGGCCAGACACCACGCTGACCTCCTACCAACCAAACAAGGCTTTTAACCCTTGTCCCGTCCTATTATTAAATATATCATTGATAAATCGTAATATAAAATCTAAGTTGCCAAATATTATTTATCCAATTGTTTTATCATATTGAAGTGACCAATAACCGCAGTGGCAGCATCACTCATATCAAAATTTTCTTTTTTTAATTTACCGTTCTTATCATACAACCATTGAACATCAGGACATACGTCATTAACGTGATCCCAAATAACTTGTTTCTTATCAATGTCTTTTGGGTATCCACCAAACAATACATTTCGTCCTTTTTCATTTGGACCCACTAAATCTGGAAATGCATATTTTCTTGCATTATATGTTGAAATGAATGTTGGAACAATCTCAAAAATATCATAAATCAGTTTACATATCATTGTATTGTATCTCAATAAAGTTCCAACTGTATAAACGTTATTAGAATTTAATAATGGTTCCTCAATGATAACACGAGTGATTCCCATATCTTTATATCCTTCCAAATGTCTTTGAAATGTATTGGCCTTCATCATAAGTTCTTCCAACTTATCTTCAGGTTGTGGTTTAATTTTAGGGGAAAAATGCGTTAGTTCTAATAATTTAGAACCTGAAATATCAAACAAAGCAAACCCAATGGTTTTTGTACTAATATCAAGTCCCAGTATCTTTGGCTTATTCTTAAATTTTACATCTATACTCATAATTCTAATATAAAGTAAATTAAAATAAATGTAAATCGTTAGAAATCAATTTTTACCGACACAATTTGAGCACCAACTCTTGGTATTGGTGATGCCAATTTACCCATAACCAATGTTTCTTTATTATTATTCAATAAAGCAACTTCGGTCATCGTTGGATTTCCAGTGGTATATGTTGGGTTTTGAGACTTATCAAAAACTCCATTGGGTAAATTCAAATCAAAACTCATTTCTTCAACATCACTTGCCCTAACTAAATTAACCGTTCCAAATGTCGTTCCACTTGTATTTGGGAAAGTTGTTAATGATGAAGTATATTGTGTTCCGCTCGCAATTTTAGTTTGATTTAACGTAAATGTATATCCTGTTTTTAAATCATTTATAGAATTCAATTCACTTGTTAAATTAATTATATTCCATGAAGTATGACTTGGGGTATTTCCTGTGGTGAATTGATAAAGTACATTAAATTGATTTCCGGTATATCCATTATTTAAATAATTAAAACTATTACCACTAAATTGAACGGTAACAACTTCGTTATTTGACGACCCCGTTACTTTCATAAAATAATTACATGGTAATTTAGTGGTGTCTAAGGTATATGTAATCCAAAGAGTTTGTCCAGTTGTTAAACTTGTAATTGGATCACTATTAGATACTAATGTATTAACAAATGGTGCAGGTAACGTATAAGTTCTACTTGAAGCTTGGTCTAACGCTACCACAATTTCTTCATCGTCAATAACTATTAATTTATGATTTTGAAATATTTTACCAACTACATTCGCAGTATTACCTGTTGAGTCTACTAAATCCATATAGTCGATTGTTAATCTACTATTTAAATTTGAAACTATAGTTTTTGAACTACCAGTTGTCATGTAAAATGTTGTTCCCGTACTTCTATGGTATTTTAAATCGGGTATTGTTACACTAAAATATTGTTTGTCGGTTTTTGTATTTGGTGATGTAACACCTGTATATGTACTAATATAGTCATCATATTTAAAGAAACTATTAACATCAGTACCACCACTATAATGTAAAATTGCAATTGCTTTTTGTTCTTCTGGAGATATTACAACTTGATTACCAATTGTATTAGTAATTGTTGTTCCTGTATTTGATGTTTGTCCCGAAGATGATGAATAACCAAAAAATGATTTTATTCCCAAATATTTACTATTTGAAAAATTTGTAAATCCAGTAGTTGCGTAGCCAATTGGATTTTTTTCCCAAACAACATTTGATGTCCATCCAGTGTCTGTCATAACATTTCTACAAACTGATGTTATTTGATTACTTATTGGAACACCAAAAAATGTACTACCACTTGTATACCAAAAAGGGTATTTTACATTTATATCTTTATCAAATGGTTCCAACGTAGTTTGTGTACTTGGTCCACTGTAGTTATATTCTGAATCACCAACTGCAAAATAACTAACATTAAAATTACCAGATGCAATTGCATTTCTACCTTTTTGTGTTAATCTTGCGGCCACTGTTGCCGAATATGTTGGGTTTAAAAAGCTCATATATTATAAATATTATTTTTTTATTTTATTAACATTGTGGTATGTGGTAATTAAATACTCCCGAATTTAACTCCCAACTTGTATTAGACGAATCGATAAAACAACTAGTTGTTATAGGATTACCAATGCTATTTCTAGCTATAGCGGTACAAGTTGTTGAAGAACCTCCACCTAAACCATTAAATAAATTACCATTTGCAACAAATAAATTATAATCTACACTATCGAGGAATATCCTCATAATTGTACCATTTGTACATCCATCTGAATCACATGTCGTGCCAATGTCGGCCAAATTATTTGTCAAACCGTTTGATGTTGGTGTTGGTGTTGGTGTCGGTGTATTAGTTGATGTATTTGTAGGTGTATTTGTAGGTGTATTAGTAGGTGTATTAGTTGGTGTAACCGTATTAGTTGGTGTGTTAGTTGGTGTTTTAGTAGGTGTAGGAGTATTGGTAGGTGTTTTGGTAGGTGTAGGGGTATTGGTAGGTGTTTTAGTAGGTGTTATAGTTGGGGTAGGTGTATTAGTTGGAGTATGTGTAGGTCTAGGTGTTTGTGGTATAGGATTTGAACAGTTATATTGATCATCATTGTAATCAATACCAACTGGATTTGTTAAACCATATCTTGGTTTTTGATATTTATATTTACATCTATTGAATATTGTATTAGAAATTAAATTTCCACCTGTCCATAATGTTGTCGCTGGTACAAATTGTTCAACCACTTTTACCCAATATGGACTCATTTTATTTATATATTCATTTATCGAAATGAAATCATATGGTGTAAATCCTGTGTTAGTGTTGGTAATGTAACTATTAAATACTTCCGTTAAACCAGTATATGATTTATCGTATTTTGATGTATTTGAATTTATCACCAATGTGTTTAATATGTTTTCAATATATTCATTAAATGTTACACCTGTTTGTGGTGTTAAACCTCCAAAGGATAATTCTAAATTTCTTGATTGTCTATAAACGTCATATTCAATTCCTTGTGATGGTGATAAATGGACACTAATATTTTTTCTATTTAAAACAAGTTGTTGGTCATTTACATTAACTTTTTTATTATCAATTTTTGATGTTAAATCAAACCCATAATCTAATCCAGGTAAAGTTCTAAATGTGTCAAAATAATCTTCACCATATGTGTATGGTTTTGACATTGTTTTAATATATTTTGTTCGACCTGTTAATTGAAAAACTCCGTTTACAAATGACCCGCTTGATAAATTTGTATCAATTATATCTGACGACCTATGGTCAAGTGTTGTATCGTACCAACCAGAACCTTTTCCAAAAAATATATCACTTTGGGTATTTGTTGTTTTTCTAGGTAATCCATTTTCATCAATTGGATATTCATCTCTACTTAATGTTGATGAACTTATTGTTAATCCAGTTAGATATGTGTATCCCGATGTTGTATCCGTAAGTCCTGAACTATTTACGTACATAGTATATTCAAACCCACTACCTATTGTATATCCAGTAACTACTGTATCAACTTTTGTTCCTTGGATTACGTCGTATAAATCGGTTTCTAAATTAGGGTTGTTTGGTAATTTTGTTACATTATAAACAAACTCATTAATTTTAATTATTGGTTCGGGAGCTCCGATAAACTTTAAAAAGAATTCCAAAGACGCTCGTGTTCCTTTTGATTTATATATGTAAGCAAGATTAACTAATAATCTTCTATAAAATTCATATTCAGCTTCCACTAAAGTTTTACCTAATGATATACCATTAAACACAGTATCTTGTCTTAAGTATAAAGTATCCTCTAATGATTTTTCATCAAATAAATTAATGGTTGATAATCCTAATGTTTGTGAAAGATTCTTCAATAAAATATCAGGAAAATTATTTATTCCATCATAACTTACATTACGCATGTAAGCAATATTATCAATATATTTTTTTACTCTATCGAATGATTGACCATATAATTGAAAGATGGATTGTGCCTTTTGGTCGTCAGTATCAAATTCAAATAATTGTGGTGCTGTTAAAAATCTTACAATTAAGTTAGATTTATAATCATCTATCTCATCACCTAAACTACTTAATTGACTAATATAATCAGCATAATCAATACCGACTATTTGTAAATTCCAACCATCTTTCGTTGTTGGCCAATTAACATATACATTAACAATTTCAGTTTTAGTTTCATCAAAACTATCTTTCGGTACCTTAAAACTTGCTTGATATTTTGGGTTAGTTTCTCTATTTAATAAAAGAGTTTCTAATTCGTCTAACCCACTAAAAAATTCTTCGGTAATTCCATTATTTGGCCTTATTAAAACATTTTCAGTAAATCCTGTTAACCCATTAAATGGATTTCCTTTAACTTTTAATTTAATTAAATTAGAACTATCAGGTTCGGTATATGAAACAATATCATATGTTAAACCACTATATTCACTATTATCTAAACGTTGTATGGTGTATTTTGTATATGATGAATAAAAATTTCTAATTGTATTATCCACATTAGGTAAAGTATTACTTAATGGTTTAATAAGTGTAATATCAAAAGGATTAAATAAAATTGATTTTTGAATGTAAAATTCAGTTGTCTTTGCATTTTCACTATAAGTTATTCCCGATAATGTTACGTCAATACTTTTAATGGGACTATCTTTATCAACTAATATAGCTGCAGGAAAGTTTGTGATAATATTTGATATAGATACTTGTAATCTTTGTTTTAATGAACCGTATAAAGATTTTCCGGCATCGTTAATCCCACCTTTAAATTTAATTTTTTCTTTTTTCTTTACACTACCATTTTGTGTTGTTTCACCACTTAACTCTTCTTTTAAATCTTTTAATGTTAAGAAATCGGAAAATGGTTGTGATTTAAAATTTTTGCTATCTTTTTCAGGAATGACTCTATTAATATCAAAGTTCGTATTAGTCAGTTGACTAGTACCATCTGTAATCTGTGTACCAACTAATTTATCGCTAAACGTTTCTACACCACTAGCAGCTTCACTTGGAACTTTATATCTTACTTTAGCCATTATCCTGTTATGTTATCTAAATTTAAGGTTTCATCAACGCTTGTTCTTTCTTCACGAACTTCATATAATGTCTCATTAAATTGGTCTTTAATTTCGTAAAGATTGTATTGTTTATAGATATTTTTATCCTTATCGTAGATTGTGTAAATACCTGGAGCAATTGCCTTAGTTTGGTCACCGTAAAGTGCGTGTGCCAATGTTGATGCATCATGTTCAACCATTTCAATTTCAACCGTTGTTGGGTTGAAAAATGTATTTGTTAAAATAATAGTTTGACCTGGTTCGCCGATAAATGGAACCACATTAGGTCTACTTGATGGTGATGAACTTGGTGTTACTGTTAAAAATATAAAATTAGATTGGGAATCGGTATATTGATACCTAATTGCCTTATCTGTTGAGTTTGATAAATTTGCGGTAGTTGGTACACAATAAAAAGAAGAAGTTACCAATCTATAAAAGTTTGGAACTTTTTGATTATTATTATTATTAATGTATTCAATTCTATAACCAACTAAACCTTGTGGTGTGAATTTTCCTTGGTCGTCCACCGGTACATTACCAATGTCAATAACCAATCCTCTAACTGATGGAAGTGAAGCTAAAACTCCACAATCCATAATATTTGTCCTAACTTGTTTAGGACGTAAATGTAATGTGTAAATTCCCAATTCGGAGAATTGTCCTGCTTGTAATTTTAAATTATATAATCCACCTAAAATTTCTTTGTTTGCAACTCCACCTGTCGTTTCATTATGAAACACCGGTGTTAATATTGCTGTCGAGTCTAATTTTGTTAATGTTGGTGTAACGTTCGCAGTTCTATCTGAAACGTAATGATATAATATCTCTACGTCTGCTGGTGATACGTCTGCGGGTCTTACAATACCATATGATCCTACTGCCATTTTCTTTTATTAATAAATATAAATCTTATTGTTTTCTAACTTTAAAATACCCATTTCCATATATACTCAATTCACCCATACTATCAATTTCACTTAACCTGAAGTTCCTTTCCATAACTCCCAATTTACCTCGTTCCACAAAAATGTCCGAATAAACGGTTGGTTGTTCCACAAACCCCAAGAAATGTTCGTTTCTTGTTAGGGTATAGTTAATCACTTCCTCCTTGGTAAACCCCGTAGTGCTACCTGTAATCATGGTGTACCCATCAGAATAATCTCTATATTGTAAACTTGTGGAACCAGTTGTATTGTATGTATAATCAAATGTATAACCTGTCCAAGTTGTCCCTCCTGTTATTGATCCACTTGTTAATGTTTGTGTGTATCCTGTTGCTCCGTATTTTTTTAATTCGGATAACTTACTACCACCAATACCTAAATAGGTGAAACCTGTTGTGGTATAACCCGTTGCAGGGTTATATTCATAGTCATTTAAATAATCCGAACCACTATTTGGTGTTAGTGTGTCTGACGATATGTTCGTATATGGAATTGTGAATCCAGTAAGTGTTCCAAAAAAAGTTGACATATAAATTATTTACACCTATAAATATCTTTATTAGGTTTTAGGTAATATAAAGATTAATTTAATGTAAATAAAGGGATAGATTAAACGGCCGCAGGAATATACCAATAATCAAAATCAACATAATTAGTTGTTGAGTTATGTGTTAACCTCATGGTTCCTTTTATGGAAACAGGATCAGAATCTAATGATGTATTAGCACTACCCGTTAATGTAAACGTTTTACCTGATTTAGTGATAGAAAAACTACTAAATGGTCCGTATTGATAATCGCCATAAACTGTGACTCCTCCCGATGTTCCACTCACATAAGATAATGTAAAACCTGTAGCATCTATATATGATAAAGTATCAAAAGTACCAACAACGTAATTACCTACAATCTTTCCATTAGATTCCGAAAACCCATTGTATGTATAACCTGTACCTGTTTGATTAAAAGTATTAACTTGTGCTGTTGTAGGGTAACCGTTATATATGTTGGTGAATGTTCCTGTATTTGGTTGATACACCGTTAATGCTGCCGTTGTAATGTCTTGTGTTGCAGTTGTACTACATGAGGTTGTACTTGTTAATTTAACATAGTTATCTAAACCTGTTATACCTGAAATTCCATAACCATTAAGTAATGTGCCACCATTTACCGATGAAGTTGCGGTTTTAGTTAAACCTGTAACAATGGTTCTATCATAAACCGCAGCATCAGTTGCGACATCCCATCTATAGATTTCAACTGTAAAATTATTTGGTACTGATGATGTTCCTGTTAATTGTACACTAACTTGAGAACTTGGTAAAAATACTGGCATTTTTTAAATTTTTATTTCTTTTATAATAAATATCCTTAATCTATAATTTGAGTAATATTTCGTTTATTTGTTCCCGCAGTTGAATCGTCATATTGTAATTGGAATACACCACCAGAAGACGGTGAAGTTTTATTGACATTGAAAGTATAATTTGCTCCACTAGGTAATGCCCAATAACCTGAATATGTCGTTTGGTTAGGACCGGTGATATTCACTGAAATACTATATGAGGATGCCGCTCCTGATGGATCTAACACTCCATATCCAGATAACGTTCCTGAACTGGCGAATGTTGAATTACCATATAACCATATATATTTAGTTGCACCACTAGTATTTGTTACTGTAATTGTCGCGGTACCATTACTTGTTACCGGGTATGTACCGGATACAACGGTATATGCGAATTGTGATGCACATATGATTTCACTATGTGATGAATATGTAACACATCCATTTGCGTCTGTCACTCTTAAGTAATAATAACCACAACCTAATGAAGCATATCCCTCTGATGGTGACGATCCTGGTACGTTAAGTGTATTAACAATTAAAGTATCATTTGCATAATCGTAATCAGTGTAAGAAGTTGCGGTGGTGTCTTTATATAATGTATAAGTTTTAGGGAAAACTCCACCTGTTGAGGTTACTTGAAGTGATCCGTTTCCTGGTACCGTTTCATTAACTACCGATGTTATTGTTGCAGTTTGTACTGTTGGTTGTGTTATTGTTTGTGAATATGAATGTACACAACCTAAACTATCTTTAACATAAACTGAATGTGCTGCAGCAGTTAATGAATTAAATGTTTTATCTAACGCAAAATATGTAACATTATCTATTGAAGTGCTGTATCCAGTTCCTGACCCACCTGACCCACCTGTTACCGCTATTGAACCATTTGAACCACCATTACAACTTACATTTGTAATTGTAAATGTCGCATTTGGTGCGGTTTTTGCTAAGTTACCAACTGAAACTGAAGCTACAGTTCCAACTCTATTATTATTTCTAGCATAACCAGTGTATGTGCCTCCAGCTAAACTACTAAATGTTCCACTAGCTTGCCAATTATCATTATCTCTTGAATACTCATATGGTGCACCATTACCACCACTTGCGGTTAATGTAAATGCGGCAGTACTATCATCATAACATGTTTGAACCGTTGAACTGCTACTTACCGTTAATGCCGGTAGTGATGGTGTAGGAGTTGGTGTTCCTGTAGGAGTATTAGTTGGTGTCGCTGTGTTAGTTGGGGTATTAGTTGGAGTATTAGTTGGAGTATTGGTCGGAGTATTTGTTGGTGTTGGTGTATTGGTCGGAGTATTAGTTGGTGTATTAGTTGGTGTGTTAGTAGGTGTTACCGTATTTGTTGGTGTGTTAGTAGGTGTGTTAGTAGGTGTGTTAGTAGGTGTGTTGGTTGGAGTTACTGTATTAGTTGGGGTAGGTGTTGGGGTTGGTCCTAACACAACAATACTAATACCGAATGAACAGTTTACTGTTGGTGTTGGGGTATTAGTTGGTGTAGGGGTATTGGTCGATGTAGGTGTGTTAGTTGGGGTATTAGTTGGCGTATTTGTCGGTGTGTTAGTAGGGGTTGGTGTGTTAGTAGGTGTGTTAGTAGGAGTATTAGTTGGTGTATTAGTATTAGTCGGAGTATTAGTTGGTGTGTTGGTTGGCGTTGCAGTATTAGTCGCAGTTGGGGTTGGGGTTGGTCCTAACACAACAATGCTAATACCAAATGAACAGTTTACAGTTGGTGTTGGTGTATTGGTTGGTGTAGGTGTGTTGGTCGGAGTATTAGTTGGTGTTACAGTATTAGTCGGAGTATTAGTTGGTGTGTTGGTAGGTGTATTAGTAGGTGTTACCGTATTGGTCGGAGTATTAGTTGGGGTATTAGTTGGTGTTACCGTATTTGTTGTCGTAGGTGTTGGAGTTGGTGCTAACACAACAATGCTAATACCAAATGAACAGTTTACAGTTGGTGTTGGAGTATTAGTTGGAGTTACAGTTGGGGTAACCGTATTAGTTGGTGTATTAGTAGGGGTTGGTGTATTGGTAGGTGTTGGAGTTGGACTTAATATTGCAACACTAACACCGAATGAACAGTTTACTGTTGGAGTTGGTGTATTGGTTGGAGTTATAGTTGGTGTAACCGTATTAGTTGGTGTTGGAGTTGGTGTTGGTACGACATAACAAACTCCTGTTTCTAAAATTCTAATATTTGCGGGTGGATAATACGTTTCAGTATCTACAACAGGAACTAATGATTGATATTGAATTGGGTCTGTAATTTCATATATAGCCTCAGAGACATAAATAACTTCAGTTATAAAACCATTATTAATCGTATTAAATCTATTGTATTGTACATAACCATATGAATCGACAATATATGTTGTTCCCGTATAATATTCACAAGCAGTCACACCCGTACTTTGTGTAAATCCACTTTGAATAAAAGTTATTTTATCAAACGGGTTTTCAGATTCATAATCTGTTATGTTGTATGACGTTAGTGTACCTCCTGTTTGAGGGATATTTAAATATAAAAACTGATTCGTTTCATTTGGACCAATTGTTATTTTTTCAGATGTAAGTAAACTCGTTGACCCTGTAAAAATATTAACATTAAAAGTAACACCAACGTATGATGGTACAGTGTTACCACTAATATCGGTTAAATAAAAATTTATACCATTATCATCATTATCAAGGTCACTAATTTCTTCTGCATTAATTAAAATCGTAAAAGGATTACGATATGTAAATTTACCACTACTAAATGGAAAAATCTCTCTATAAATTGAATCCGAGGCCTCGGTATATCCTGTTCCGGTTAAATTATTATTGTAAAGAAAAAAACTTGTAGGTTCAGTTCTATTATCCACAAAACCTCTACTGACTGTTGCACCAGTAGTTGCTCCTGTGTAAAATGTATTTGTATTCCAATTTGTAATTAATCCGTCAATATTATTTTCTAAACTTAAAGTTAATAAACTATAATCATATGAGTCTATATACCATGCACTTGTATGATCAAGATTTGTTGTTGATATGTTATGGGTACCAGTTGTTGCCGATGTTACTGTCGCATCATTACTATTTTGCCATATTAAAACATCGGTTACAACACCATTTACCATTTTGTATATGGTTCTGAATGGACTCGTTCCAACTAAAGAATAATAACCATTTAATGCTGTTGAGTCACCATGAACGTCATAATATAATTTCTTACCAATAGTAATACCTAATCCATTTGAATTATCATAATTTATTACCGTTAAATTTGGTAAGTTTTCAGATTTTATTTCATGTGTGAAATTTAATTCTATGTCAGTAACGCCGGGTTTTTCTTCATAAGAATATAATGTATCAATTGTGTTTCCTGATAGTGAAGAAAGATATGCTGCCGCTTGATTATCGGCATCATTTTGTGAAACTGTTGATGTTATAAATCCTTCAGGTATAGTATATATAATCGGTAATGGATTATTTAATTCCCCAACTATTGAACTACCTTGAGTGTACGTTATTGTTAATGAATTACTTGAGTATGTGGTTGGGGTTGTTGTATATTTAACAGGATATCCCGCAGTGTAAGATAGAAACCACAATTTAAGTGTTTCTGTGATATAATTTGTTTTAGACGTATCTATAACATTTAGTGAATATTCATTTATGGAATTTTTAGTTGTATATGATAATGTTTTTGTTGTTGGTTTTCCGTCACTTGAATTAGACGGAATATTATAAAAATACGCTCCATCATTATATATACCTCTATCCCATGAAGATAAATCGTCTTTTTTATAAATTGTTGATCCGGTTGTTATGTATGGTGTTGTTGCGTATCTACTGAAAAAATAACTAAATTTTTCTTTAAAATCTTTTGTCTGTGCTGTTAAAGCCAAAATTAAAAAAAACGCTAAAGCCGCAACTGCAATAACTAAACCAACAATTGGTACAAATACAGATGCTCCGGCACTTGCTATTGATCCACCACCGCTTATTAAAGCCGAAGTTTTTATTATACTTGCCGTAAACCCATAAACAAATCCCGCAGATAAAACAGATCCACCTAAAGCCGCATAAACCCCTGCGTCATCTTCTAATAATTTAAATAATTCGGGAACTCCAGAACCTAAAATGTATCCTTTATTAAGTTTTATCACCATATGTTGTACACCTGTAATACCGGAAGAAGTTTCATTCGCAAAATTCCACGCATTGAAAAATGGATTATTAGCGTTAGTTTCCGTATAACCCGAAGTGTACCCTAAATGATATTTGTAAACCGATGGTTGTAGATAATCTGATGTTGATAAAATTTTATTAACTAAACCAACACCAGTCATTGACGGTTCAACACCTGTTGGTACTAATAATTCATTTGCTATTAATGTTTCATCGCCTCTATTCTTAAGATTTGTAAAATCTTTTGGTCCTGTAACCACGTCTGACGTTTTTCTTGGTCCAAATAATTTTTTAGTTACTTTATAGTCGGTATGTGTACCGAATTCTCTTTTTAATATATTTCCAACTTGATATACTTTATTTGTGGGTGACGTTCTAACATTATCACCGTAAAAATACGGTAAAGCAAGTGATGTTAATAAACTATCATTATAAACATTAGTTCCTTTTATAGTGTAATTATTTGTTGATCCACTCCAATTTGAAATTGATACATTTGACCATAATTTAGTTACCGCTATTGGATTGTTATATGAGTCATATGGTGAATAAGGGTGAACTCCCATATCATATCCGTAAATCTCGTCTCCACATCCGACAGTAATTGATGTTGTAATTGATGCTCCGTTATATGATTTATTTTGTCCGACGGCAATTCTAACTCTAACTTGTCCACTATTAGTTACAACATATATTGTTTTAGTTTTTGATGTTTTAGGAATTTTAATTGATGTTACATCGATAAAACCTATAAAATATGGTTGTTGTCTACTATATGATTCGGTATAACTTACCTTTCCGGTAGTGTTGTTATTTACGCCATCACCAATTGAAAAACAAACGTCATCAGCGGTACCTGTGTATGTAACCGTTACTGGAACAATTCTGTAACTAGATTCTAAAGTAAAAATAGTATCTTGTACTGAATATTTTAATCCGTTGCTTGCTAATGGATTTACAATTGGAATATATTGATGTGTGTATGTATATCCACTAATATAATGTGTTTGTGAACTATTACCACAACCTAATGAAGCTCCAATACAACTTGACTGAAATACAAAAGAATGTGTAGATGGATTATATGTGTATATTGATCTTTTTTCAATATCTCCAGAAGCATAAGAATATGTTACACCTGAAGGTGCTTCAATTGTTAATCCATTATCCAAATACCAAGGTCCTGTCGTGAAAGGTGAGAAATTACTAAATCCGGAATTAATATCCAAAATACCATTTATTGGTGGTAAATTTGGTGTTTTAGCCCTATATAATGTTACAACTGTTGGACATGTTGTACAATAATAACTTGGGCTTGTAAATCCAGTACAAAATTCAGCACTTATTATTACAGGGTCACAATCAATTTCACAATACATTTGTCCACTCGTTCCACCTGATGTAATGATATCTAAAGTTAGTGAAATGTCATCATTTTTATTTTCATCAAAATAAAGTGTAATATATTTTGAAGTCTCAGTAGATAGTGTATTTAAATTTTCAACATCTACTAACGTATAAACACCGTTTATTTTTTGATTAATATTAATAGTAATATTTGAACCGTTATTTGAACCTGGTGTGAATGTAAATTTAAATAACTTTTTGACTTTTGGTTTTATGAAAACATAAACCGGAATTTTGTTATTTAATTGATTATAATTGAAGAAATAACTTTGTATGTTTGATTTAGTTCCAGCATTAGACCATGTTAAAGTTTTTTGAACTCCACAATCGTTTGTTGATGATGTGACGTCACTTTCTAAACAATCAATACTAAATGTACCTCCGGTTATACTCATTTTTATAAACTTTTAATTCCGTAAGTTTCCGATTTTTGACCAGGAACATGTCTTAATTTGACAGTATCAGTTATAACTGAACTATCAGATGATTTATTATATGTTTTTCTATACATTTCTTCATTACTCCCTTTATTAAATATTACAATATTAATATCTGTTGATTGATTTGGTGTGATAAATAAATTAACCGCAAACGTGCCTGTTATACCTGTAACATCAAACCAAATAACTTTATTAACCGTTCCGAAATTGGTGCTTATTTGTTTTACAGGTATGGGTGTATATGTTGTACTCATGTTATAATATTTGATAAAAATTCCCTAGTGCCGTGGTTGTGAATGTGGTTCCTCTTTCAACAAATCTTGATTGAAAAAATCCGTCACAATCTATCCAAGATACGGTGTCACTATATTCTTGATTTGCATTAAATGTTATGGTTCTACAATTTACTGTTGTTCCTGTTGATGATGTTTCTGAACCTGACGTATCTACTGTAATTGAATTACAACTACTTCCTGTTACTACATTATTATATGCCGCAACACTAATTAGTGGATAACCTGGTGATAATGTATTAATTAATATACAATCATTAATCGTATATGTGCCTGTTGATGTTATATTTCTAAATACAAATCCATTTATGGTATCATATTTAATATTTCCTATTGCCGTTACGTTAATTGTTGTCCCACTATAATATGTTGTACCTGTTGTTGCACTTGAACAATCAACACCGTCAGGACATGACGCGGTAAATACCACATTAAATGGTGTAAATGTATTACCCGTTGTTGTTGAATAAACCACAACGTCTAATGTTGTTTTTGTGTCATTACTAATGAAACCTACCGTATCAGATATACTTTGAGCCCCCGTACCAAATGCGTATGTGGTACCATAACTCTCAGCTACATTACCGACGAATATTTCATTATTTGAGTTTGTATTTCCACTAATGTTAATTGTAATATCTACATTACCATAAGTTTGATTTAATTCAAAAAGTTGTGTTGGGGTGTTATATCCTTGTGTCGCAACATTGTATGTTAATGAACCTGAACAAACTAATGTTGTTCTTAATGTTGATAATGCACAATTGCCCGCTAATTCAACATAACTTGAATCTGTTAATGTCATACCTCCATCATAATTTGAAAATAAATATGGTTCTGTATCGGCACAACTTTGAGCACAAATATAATCTGTAAATGTTCCTGGATATGAAAAAGTTAGATATGATGTCTCACCACTATAAGTTCCACAAGGATAATAATATAAATAAATCTTATTATCGGTTTCACCTGATATATTGTTTAAATCACTCTGATTAATAACGATATTATATGATGTACATTCGTCACAAGGTTTTTTAATATCTTCTTTAGTAATTAATTGATTGGATAATTTTTCACTATATGAAACATGTAGGGGATTAATATTAATATATTGTAGTGCACGTTCTTTTGTAACTCCTTTATCTGTTGTTGGAATCGTTGTTTTTGATGTTAAAAAACCATCTTCAGCGGCTCTATTAATATCACTATCAGTTAATATTTTATTTTTGGTTATCCCTGTCCATGATAATGACATACAATGACTCTATTTTATTTTCTAATTGTTTTATTTTATTTTCCAATTGATGTATTTTGAGAGTATGGACATCGTTATAGTTGACACTCATTGGTAAATCACCAACGACTAAGTCAGAACAAGCTTCTTTAACACTTTGAGCCGAATAACCATATCTTACTTGATTATCACCTTTTAATGTGAATTGTATAACATCTAATGTTGATAAATCCACATTTGGATTAACTGATATAATATCTTTATATCTAATATCTGATACTTCGTAATACGCAGCAGCACTTACACTACCTGTAACAGATAATGATCCTGAAATTATTTGATTTCCTTTAAATGTATTTGAACCAGTTGTTGCAAAATCTCCATAATTTTTTATTTGTATTGAACTAGACACAATACCTGAAGGTATTCCATTCAAACCGCTATATGTAATCTGTGAACTACCTGAAACTAAAGATGGTTTGTCGATAATACCATTGAATGATATTTGACCTGAACCGGACACTACACTTATACCATTAAAAAATGAACCTGAATGTATAGTTGTTCCACCCAATACTTGTGAAGAACCTGATACCAAACCTGGTGGAACATCTGTAATACCGGTGAATGATATTTGTGATGAACCTGATATTACACCATCAGTTAATCTTAATAATTTTGATTCGGACCCCAAAGGACCAGCCATCCAATAATCATTTGTTGTATTCCATAATAACGAACCTGATACTAATGATGCGGTAGTTGCATCCCTAACAACCAAACCCGCATTTGCGGCTCCTGAACCATTTAACGATATAATATTATCACCAATTTCAAGTGTTGTTGAATTGATTGTTGTAGTTGTGCCAGATACAATTAAATTACCACCAATAGTAACTGTTGTACCGTCATCTGTTATTGATGAGTCACCTACAGTTGATGAGGAAGTAAATTTAACTACTTTATTGTTAGTACCTGATGTTGTAATTGAAGTTCCTGAACTTCCGTCTGTTCCATTAGAACCACTAGACCCTGAAGACCCGTCAGTACCATTACTACCTGATGAACCACTAGTACCATCTGTTCCATTAGAACCACTAGTACCAGAACTACCATCAGTACCATTGGAACCTGATGAACCATTAGAACCTGAACTACCGTCTGTTCCGTTAGAACCACTAGTTCCTGAAGTACCATCTGTTCCATTACTTCCACTACTTCCCGAAGACCCGTCAGTTCCATTAGAACCTGAAGAACCAGAAGAACCATCTGTTCCATTAGAACCAGATGAACCTGAAGAACCTGAAGAACCAGAAGAACCATCTGTTCCATTAGAACCAGATGAACCTGAAGAACCTGAAGAACCAGAAGAACCATCTGTTCCATTAGAACCAGATGAACCTGA